ATAACTGAATCGGCCTTAACAAAACTGTCTAGAATAACCTCGGATCCGGAATAATCCTCTCCAAGAATTTGAGCAACAAGATTGCACTGCCTGCCTGCCTGCCTGCCTGCCTGCCTGCCTGCCTGCGACATTATCAGTCTGATGGTTCATAGTGTCAAGCGGTAATTCTATTTGTTCTCCCCACTTAATCTTCATCATCGCTTCCCTCGTACCCACTGCATTCATACTTATGTTCACAGAATTCACAAGAACATTCGTCAGTATACTTTCCAGTTTCCCAACAAAATTCATTTGCTCCCATATAAGTTCTCCTTTAATTTATTACACTATACTTGTTTCATTTTTCGGGCATTTAAACTTCAGTGTGTTTGACCGACATAGCAAACTGTCGAAATATTAAATGCCTTCACTTTGCAAAACAGCAAAATCATATCCGCTTTCAATAAACTTAATTGTCTTTTCATGATTAATAGCATTTCCAAGATGCTGATATATGGTTCTCATTTCATCCTCTGAAAAGCCTGTATCAAGAAAAGCATTAATCCCGTTTAGCATGAACTCGCGGAATTTTCTGTTTCTCCACTCTTGGCTATATGGCTGGCCTTTACTTGCAGGTCTTGATAACCATTCAAGAACTTTGCACTCTATATCCATTGGCGTTATACAGTCATTCAAAAGAAAATATTGATTGCTCCTTTTTTCTGCTATAAACTCATTGTTCTCGTTTATTAAGCTGTTTGGAAATGCGTATAGTAATGCTTGTTTTGCTTCTTTAAAATCTTCCATAACCACTCCTTATCTGTCAAAATGTGTTTGCAAAATTTCGCAAACACACTAAAGCTTAAATATCCCATTTTTCTTTGTGAAAACAACCTTTTAATCTGGTATCGTTTTTAAGGAAATCCCTAAGAGCTTCAGCGTCTTCTTTTTCTATCTCAAACTTAGGATAGATATCCCAGCTCCAGCTGCTTATATTGTTTATTAGTGCCCTGATTCTTTCTTCACTTGTTAGCATTTCTTAATTCCTTTCTTCTCTTTGATATTTCCTCTTTATGCAACTGATAGTGTTCTCTGGCCTTATAACGACGTTCTTCAAGATTGTCATAATAACGCTTTCGATTAGCAGCAAGTATACGTTCTTTATTTTGTTCGTAGTACTCTTTGGATTTTCTGTCGCGTATTGCATCTGCACGCTTTTGTTTTCTAAGTACTTTCTTACGATTCTTTTCGTAATACTTTGCATGCCGGATTCGGTCTCGGATCCGCGCCTCTTCTTTTATGTCTGCTTCTATCTGACGTAGATCATTGGTCCAAACAAATTGTTCCATTAGTGTTTTTCTCGCCCCAGTTTATATAGTTCATCCATAATTAAGTTGTAACTATTATCCCCAATCTTCCGCTGTAATCGTTTGATTGTCTTCTTTACTTCCACCCATTTTAGATATTGAGTCTGAGCATTGTAATTCTGCTTGCGGATATCCTTGTGTTCCTGGTAATACTTCTTTAGATAATCTTTTCGGTCTATCACGCTTCATGATCCTTTCTAATTCATCTAAGAATACCTGAGAAATATGGCAAACATAATCATCTAAGGGATCACCCTTGTATGGTTCTCTTAATTCCTCATAATCCTTTATTATTTCTTCCCACCATTCGTTGCTAAACTTTTGTGGAATACGATCTTTAATAAATAAACGCCATGTATCAACCATTATTTTGTGATAAGGAGCTTTTTCTTTATCAGTCATCGTACTCATCCCCTTCAAGTTCGACATCCTTAAGTCCTAAATGATAAGCTCTAACAATTCTATCTAGTTCTTTTTCTGCTTTATTTCTAGTCTTCCACCCACCAATAAATTCTGGAAGTCCAGGTGTTCCGGTTATTCTAATTGAATATAGTTTTTCACCATCATTGGCCATAAGCTCTTCAACACATAAGTGTCCTAAGAAATCTAGATTAAATACTCCTTCATGTTTTAAAGATGAAATGATAAGCATTGTATCTCCTCCTCTGCCCCCAATTATTGAATTAAATTACATCGTTACTTTTCTCCTGTTGATCATCGTTGTCTTTATTTTTGTTTATATTTCGCATTCGGTCTGCTAAAATCTGTTTCTGTTCTTCAGTAAGAACTATGCTTTTCTTTATGGATCTTAGAGATAACAAACTCTTGTCTGATAATGTGTAATAGTTTCCTGCAAGTTCACCATCCTGTGTTTTTGTCTTCTTAGTTAATTTGTAATAGTTAGGAGATGATTTACAAAGTTTATTTAATTTAGTTATCATGGTAGAATCTGATGTCCAGATTCTGCATTCCTTGCCTTCACGCGCAAACTGAATAACCGTTTCCTGTTCATTTAATGGTACCATTCTTGCGATCCTCCTTAATATAAATCATGGTGTATTATTAAATCTTCCATATCCGGAACTATCATAAGGTTATCGAATTTATCATATATTTCATCCAGAGTATCCTTGTCAAATACCTCACTCAGCTGCTCTGCGAAATCTAAATCACGAGAACACAACCCACTGACTTCGCCACCATCTTCACGTTTCCATGATTTTGAAACAACATGATTGTCTACCTCCAGAGTTTCTTTAAATACTCCATCACTAAACTCAACACTATATTTCATTCTAATTCTCCTTATCTCAGTTCTATCAAATGCAATATATCGCACAAGCAATCCTGAATACGTCTGTGCTTTACATAATCTAAGACACTTGAAATACTATTGATTTCGTCACAGTACTTTTCTACCGCACTGTATAAACCTTTATCTTCAATCAACTTCCGCATATCAGAATCATATTCTTCTGGCGTATATTCTTTTAATGTATGTTCACTGTTAATAGTTTGACCCCTTCACATATTCCTATTCGTTTAATCTCTTATTCCTTCCCATTTATCTAATTCCATTTTGCAAACTCCTTTATTTAATTCTCACTTCTTGTGCTTCACCCTGGTTGATTTCTTCAATCTTGGCCTTTGTGTATTCCACAAGTTCTTGCTGATTATCAGAAAAAATAATTACACTTGAGCAGGCATTTGTTAATCCCCGGTTCTGCGCAACCATATCGGACTGTATTTTTCTATCGTAGTTCAATCTTGTTCTCATATTGAAGTAGTCAGTAAGAATCTCATCTATAATTGGTTTTAGTTGTTCGTTTGTCATGTTCACTCCAATCCGCTTATCATTACAAAATCTTCTATGTCAGCTACCCACATGTTATTGTCAAAGGTGTTGTAAACATTGTCACAATCATCCTCATCTAGTAATTCCGATAGCTGTTCAGAGAAGTCCATATCCTTGCTGCACAATCCGCTGATCGTTCCCTCTTCTCTCTGCCAGGTCTTAGAGACTGTATGACTATCTACCTCTAATGTTTCTATAAATTTTCCGTCTTTGTACTCAACACTGTATTTCATTTTTATCCTCCTTTATGCTGCTGATTTTCTGTTGGATAATATCGTTAATTTCTGAAATACTAATTACACATTCGCCACCATCATACAAAGCCTCGTCATAATCAATAATAGATTTTTCCTCAATCTCCAACTGAATATCAGTAAGCATAGCCACCATATCATTCTTTAATCGGTTTTCGTAGTCAGCTTTTAACATTTGATATTTACGTGAAAAAGTTATCGCATCTTGAATTGAACATCTCATATACTCATGCCATTCTTTAGGCATATAGACAACCAATTCACTTTTTAAGCGATACAACCAATCATACATATCATCAATCGTCATTCCCATCTTTTACCTCTCCTCAATTATCCATCCAATCGCAAATATAAAGTGCGAAATCTTTATTGCTACTGAAAATGTATCTGCCCTTGCATCTTCTTCTAATGTTGGTACTTCTATAAATCCTATTTCAAATCCAATACCATTAAATTCTTCATTAGCGGAATAAGAACCGTATAGGTTGCCAAATCGAAATCCATCACCTGCTATCATGCTTATTCTTCTCCCTCATTTCTTTTACTTTTTCCATCATGTACTCACAAGCAAGGCATTTTGCGTTTATAGGACATTGCTTGCATTTTGGGTCTGTTATATCAATCATTCCTATCTTTTACCTCCTTATCCAAGTAACAAGTTGTCTTATCATCCACCGCTCTAACTTGCATGGTGGAAGTCGCTTTATTATGAAACAGAAAATGTAATCAAGTATTATCATCTTCTGCCTCACTCATATAAATGTATAACTGTAGGAAGTTCGTCATTTTTATATTCATCAGAGATCTCAGCAAAAACTGTTCCTGCATCAATGAACATATCGCAGTTATAAGAACAATTCTTTGCAATCTGTTCACACATCTTAATAGCTTTTATCAGCAGTTCCTTATCATCTTGTGATAATGTTACTGTTACGTCATTATTTACATTCGCCATCTTCTACCTCTCTCAAAATCTGTTTAATCTCACCTATAAGGCAATTATATTCTTGGAGATTATCACGTATTTCATCCAAAGTTAATTGATTGTAAAACATTTGGTCAACTTCTTCTCTATCCTCTGCTTGAAAGACTTGTGTTATATCTTTTAGTTTTAATATAGCCTCATGCTCTGTCATTCCCATCTTCATTCTCCTGTTCCTCTAATGGGTCAAAAGCATCTATTTTATCCTTGTCTGTTTCGATAAACAAAACATCAATCAATTTTGCCCCATCATTATAGACCGCTAACCCATGCCCCATTCTTCTAGCAAAATCTCCTGCAAGTTCAATCTTGTCTGCCTCTACAAGTTTCTGTAATATATCAGCCCTATCCCAATCGCCACCAACTAAGCACATTCCCGTTGAATAAAATGTGTGTATAGTTTCGCCATCTGGTAACAATGCTGTTGCTTCTTCTATAGTCAGAAACTTCTTTCCATCTTTAGTTCTTTCCATCTTCTACCTCACTGCTCCTTACTACAGTATTTATCCAAAACTCTTAAAGAGTATCTAAGACCTGCACACCCTCTTTTTCTTCTTCTAATATCTTGTTTGTCTCAATCACATACTTGTTTATTTCTTCCATAGTAATTGCATCTACTGTTGACTGTTCATACAAGATAGCTACTGAACCACATAGACCATTGATAGTATCGAGATTCTTCAATCGCTTTGCTTTTTCTTCAATTGCTTTTTGGAATACATCTGCATCAATCAACCACATCTTTATTCTCCTTGTTCATATGGTGAATCCCACCAACCATGTCTAAACCTAGTTATTCTATCCAAATCCGTTTCAACTACTCCATCTAATATATTTATTTTCATATTAGGAAATACAGCCTTTAAAACATCGCCATTAGTTATATTGTCTTGAATAACTATTGCATTACTGATCAAACATTTATTTAGAAAATTTCCTACAAATGATCTTTCTGTTTTTAACTGCCTAAGATTACTAACTAAATTATCAAGAGTTATTACTTTCATCGTTTACCCCCTTTTAACAAAGGCCTCACCGACTTTTTCATCCAAAATTTTATCTGGATCCGTTTTATAGAATTCATCGATGCATATCAAATCAGCATGAAGTCCTCTCTGTCCAAGTGAATCTGACCTAAAATACCATACATCACCGTTTTTAAGTGTGACTGACAGTGGATTCCTTTTAGCCTGTGTTATAAGGCCCTCATATCTTTTGCAAAATCTGTTCCAGCTATCTGTTGCCTGATGTAGAGTTGGAAATAAAAATACTTTTTTAGTTTTCATATCGTTCTCCCTTATGTCTAATAGTTCTCGTCTTTCTCCCGGTGTAAGAGCTTCAATAAATTCTAAGTCATATCCCCTATGTAGCAGCTCTGTTACATCACTGACTCCAAGATCATACCCATTCTCAAATCTTGTAGTTGTTAGCGATTCCATTTCACTGAATGTTATCATTTTCCCCATATATACCCTCACAATCTTTAATCAAATGGTATGGAGTCTAGATCGGTAACATCTTCAAACTCTATCTGCTTAATAATTTCAGCGTCTTTTTGTCTTTTTTCATCCGAAGTAGTCCAGCCATAGATTATATTTTCAGACACATCATTCTTTAATCTTTTAGTTTCTTTCTCATAGAACAATGGAAAATACTCTTCCTCTACGGAACCAAATCTAACCTTGGCACAGTTCCATACATTAGTACCACTACCGCTCCATTCTCTACCAAAGTATTGTTTATAAGAACTGGTAAAATTCTGGTTAGCTCGATAAACATAGATGATATTATCAACTGCATTAACTATGTCAGAGGTTCCACTTATGTCATACATACCTAACAAACCTACAGATTTGCGTGGATGACAGACTGTAATGATATGAACATTCTTTTTCTTCGCAAGATCATGAATTCTCCAAGCAAATAAGGACTGTGCATCATACTTCTCTTTACTCAAAGAAGAAATATCCAGGGCCATCAGGTTATCAATGCAGAGCATATCCAACTTGTGAGTATCAATCATAGCTTCAAGCTGCTCAATGATTGCATTGAAATCAAATCCATAATCATTGTTGTATAACCAAAAGTGTCCTTCTAACCAATTGGCAATTCTTTCTTGATACTTAAACGGAACCTCAAAGTAATTTTCATATTGCGTATTTGTTACAAAAGCTTTGCCTGCAGCCTGAAGGTTCATCCATTTCATATAGTCCGCATCATCAAGTTCTCCACTGAATACTGCAACATTATTGCCTGCATTCACTGCATTAAGTACAATCTGCGAAAGCAATGTTGATTTAGATCCACCTGCATATCCGCTTAACGCAGTCACATCCTTCTTTCGAAGCCCCCTGTATCTTTTATCAAACTCAGTAATTCCACTCTTAATAATCTGTTCTAATGGCCTTGGCCTATGGATGATCTCATTAGCGCTATAGAATACTGGCTTTCCATCTTTAGCTTCAATATGTTTAGGTTCAGGTGGATTATCTCTGTTAAAAGATTTATACATCTGACGTTCAATATACTGTTGTTTTTTCTCATAAGCTTCAGGTTCATATTTGATTCTAAGATCCTGCCACTTATATCCACTGCATGAGTTGTGGAAACATGTAAAAGATATTGCCCCATTACGAAATTTTAATATGCATGAATCTGGTGCCTTATGATTAGGGTCAAATGGACATTCATCAAGTACATACTTATCTGCATCAGACCATGATTTTTTTGTATATCTTATGCCATATTTGTCAAGCCACTCATCAAGATCAAAATCTGTAGGTGAGTAATTGTTATACTTCTTTCTATCCGGTTCCTCTGGAATGACCTTACACAGTTTTTCAAGATAGGCTTTGTCATTAGGCTTAATTTCTTGTGCATCACTGACCACATAAGACATTCGATGTGGTCTTGTTTTGTTATTAGCACCTTTTTGAGCAAGGCTGCCATATAATTTACAGATTCTACTTGGATTAAAGTTTTTCTTATCGATCTCTATTGAATCAGTTGAGAAAAGATAATCTAAAGCTTTAAGAGATTTCTCCATGAGAGCTCTGTTTTCTTTTGTATTATCAAGGTTAACTCTGTACAGAAGATGTACACCGTTACCTGAGAAGGCAGTTAATGGATCATTAAATCCTAACTCCTTCATGTACTTATAAATTTTATTACCCAGTGCTTTAGCAGCATTAACTTCTTCATCAGATGATGATGTCTTAGCAGGCCTAGAAGGATCCAGGTCAATCATTAACCAGTCATAAGCATAGATATCATTGTCTCCAGTGGTAGCAATGTTTTTCTTGGATTCCATGAAATGGTTTTCCTGTTCTCTGGCAAAACATGCTTCCTTAGGTTCATTAAGAGATATATAAACATTGGCTCCTTTAAGATTCTGCCTTTTAAACTCATTAAGAAATACATCTACATCATTGAAATAGCCGCTTAATACAACACCATTGCTGTACAAGATTCTTATCTCGAATAGCTCTCCATTGATTTTCATAAGAGCTATAGCCTTACGAATTTCAGCTTCATCATAGTATGTCATTGTAGTTTCCTCTTAACTTGTCTACTATCTACTACAAATGGAGTATCATCGATGATACCCATTGTTTCTTTATAGTTTTGGTCAAGGTAATCTATATACGTCGTATTAAAAAAGGTACTTGCCCTTGGTATATATTTAGGATCAGTATCTCCTTTATGTTCCTTGAGCCTTTCAATACATCTGATAAACTGTTCTTCTCCTACTTCGGTATATATCTTTCTCTTTTTCGCACTGCTAATACTACTTTTCCCAGTCTTCATAAAGGGATATAATTTCCAAAGCCTCAAGAACAATTCTTCAGCTTCGTCCTGAATGCCATTCTTTTTCTCGCTAATATTTATTTGATCTTTTGACTGTTGAGATTCAGGCTTCTTTTGTTTGCATGTCTTTTGATTGTCATCTTGCGTGTCATTTGTTTGATAGTAATCATAGTTAGTTACAGTAATCACGCTATATTTATTGTTCGATTTGATTGTCAGTTCGCCTGTCGTTTTTAAGTGTTCCAATGCGGTTCTTGTAGACCTTGGACTTAATCCACACTCATTAGCCAAAGTAGAAATGGATGTAATAAAAGAACCTCTTTCAACCTTCTTCCCTTGAAACTTTCCTTCTTTCCAATTAGCCTTAAGGAGACAGTGAATAAATACATCCTTTGTATTTTTATCTGAATACCATTCCCATTCGAGTATCTTTCTGTCCAGTCTTATATACCCCATAGAAGTTTTCTCCCCACTCAACTAAAATAATCCCCATCATTAGTTTCCTTGCTTTCAGAAAGGCATCATTTCTGTTGTATATATCTTCTCAACTTTTGCTTCACATCCAGGATTATCCAGAAGGAAGTTGATAATATCATGATCATTTGGAAAACTAAGTGATTCAAAGGAAGCTACAGCCTTCCCAAATTGGAAAAAGGCTGTAACTCTAAACTTTTCTCTTAACATGTAATCCATGATTGCCCCCTGAACAGAGTTATTTGAACGGTAACTCCAAGTCATCTGAAACTGATGAGAAACCATCATTAACATTAAAGCCTGCTGTATTATCTTCAGAAGCTTTTTCAGCAGAAGTGCTCTTACTACCTACAAACTCTGATTCATCAACATAACAGTCAAGAGTGTATACCTTTCCATTCTTCCCCTCGTAGGATCCACTCTGAAGGTGTCCGGTAATTCCAATCATGTCTCCCTTTTTAAAATATTTTTCAATAAACTCCGCACTCTTATCAAAGCAGACACATGGAATAAAATCACTGTCATACTGTCCATTAGCATTCTTGAATTTCCTCTGAACAGCAACAGTAAATCTGGTTACTGTCTTTCCGCTCTGTGAATATTTAGTGTCAGGATCACGTACCAACCTTCCAACAAGACTTAATTTGTTCATTTATAAATTCCCCTTTCATAATTGATTAAGTAAATATTATTTAAAGAACTCTTCAGTAAAATCGACAATGTCAATATCTTTATTTGCTAAGTCCTTACTGCACTTATGAGTGCCATTACAAATAAATTCTCTGCAAATCTGTGGTCTGACTGAATATATAGAACACTTTTCTTTTGGCTTAGTTAAATCAAGAAACGGACATTGCAAATCAAACACTGGTTTTGCAAATGCAAACACTCCATGATCAGCTTTCTGAATGTTGTGCTCCTTGATGTATTGATGAATGGTGTTAATTTCTTTCTGTGTTACTGGGAGAAACCTGGAACAGCAGCCACCACATTGTGAGCATTTACCATTCTTAGTAAAATCGTATAGACCATGTTCCATATCTGCTAACATATCTTCTATAGTTCCAATCATGATTTATCAGTCCTCTAAGAAAGATTTGAATATATCATCAATATCAATCTTGTCTTTACCATGATCTTTTGCGGCATCAGATGAATCCTTCTCTTCGCAATCTTCATCGTTAATAGCTTTGCAAAGTCTATCAAGTAATTCCTTAACATGTTTAATAGATTTCTTTGCTTCTTCTTCAATCTTTTCCTGAGGAAGGTAACTTGTCTCCACTATATTTTGCATCATTTCCTTAGGAATAAACTTCTTTTCATATCCGACGTATCTTATCAGATGTGCTAAATCATGTATTATTTCAAATCTAGTTCCTGAAATCTCAATTTTGTTGTTATCAATCTTAATCATACTTGAATCCCTTCCACTTGTTATAAACAAGATCCTCTTCGTTCCAATCCAGATACTTGCTTTTAAGATATTCACGAGCCTTTTCTTTATATAACTCGCTCATTTTTCCGTCATCGAATTCTCTATGGCATTTTTTGCATACTGTCAGTAGGTTTTTTGGTATTCCGAGCCCTCCTTGGCTTCTTCTTATGAAATGGCTTTCCCCTCTAACCCCTATAGTTGTATGACAGAATATGCATGCAGGGACTCCGTTAATCGAATCCCTTCGTTCAACTTCTTCACGCACCTTGGGTGGTATTGATGTTGCCTTGGTTCTTTCTTTCATACTTCTGCTCCCATAACATAGCCATGTGCGCAATCTCATCAGGTGTCGCAGTCGGAATACCCTGTGCTTCACACTCTGCCATAGTTCCTTTAATCAAGGTATTCATCTCGAAACTGTTATACTCATGACTGCCCCTATACACTCTGTAAAAGAATACGTCTTTGCCATTTTCTTTAGTCACCTTGACGCACTTGGTATGAATACTTTCCAATTCCATCATGTAATCTTCAGGAGCATTGGTCTTATAAATCAAAGGTTCTCCCTCAGATAAATAAAGTATTTGACCGTAGTCTGCTATCAAATGGTTCTTACAACGAGCCATTGAAATCCCAAGCTTTTGACGTAATCTATCACAAAGCGCATGAAAAAAAGCATTGCTGTCTAGGCTCCTTTTCTTTTTATCTTTATGAGCGGATAAGTCCCAAAGGGTATCCTTATCCGCATTCATAAGACATGCGATTATATCAATGGGTTTTCCTGTGATAATCTCCTCGTTCATGATCAGCCTTTCTTATCTGATGTGTGGCTAAACTTCGTCATTAACGCACTGAAAGTAGTCTGCTTAATGTCCTCTAATTTATCAACCTTTGCAATTGACAACACCTGCTTAAGAGAAACTCCGGTTCTGTCAAGCTCAGCCTGTATCTTGGCAAGCTGTTCAGGAGTAATAGTCTTGCCACTCTCAGGGATGAGATCTTTATCTACTGAAGCTTTCATTTCTTCATCCTTCTGAGCATCACTCTTCTCTTCTGGTGGATTCATTCCAGAGAACTCTTCCTTCTTTGATATCTTAGTAATCTTTTTGTCTGTAGCCTTAATCTGCTGTTCCTGATAAGCATCAGTATCTGCATCTTTTGTATCATCGATTAAGAACAGTCCGTTCAAAGCATACTTACGAGCATAGGAAGAAGTTGCTCCAGTAACCTGTGATGAATCCATGCCTTTCTTCACTTCTTCTTCTCTTGCATATGCTGAACTTTCTACACATTCTCCGCTCTCTGTGTCAACGAACCTTGCAACAGCCTTTACATAAAATCTTGAGCCAATCATTTCAAGGTTGTCTGATATAAAAAGTGTTGCTTTATGTTTATCAAGGAGAGGTTTCACTCCCTCCAAGATATCCTCGCATGATCTGTAATTATATTTTCCGAAAGAATTGTACTGACCTTTAGGTGCTTTTAATTCTTTCTGAACACTTAACAACTTACCGTAAACATTTGCTTTTTCTGTTGCCATATTATTTCCCTTTCAATACCTTATTTTTGTCTTTATTCGCCAGCTCAATTTTGAGCGCTCGACTCATCTTTTTTGATTAGTCAGTATTGTATGACGTTATTTTGTTACTTCCCAAGCCAAGAGATTTTTCTTGTAAACGATCATAAAAATCTGGTCATCGTCTTTCTCTCTATGGAGTTTTATAAAATCATCGCAGATTGTCATATCATCTGCATCAATCATCAGATGTTCTCCAGTTGTCATGTAAAAACAATAAGTGTGTTTGTAATTCATTCCATTCCCTTTCCGACTGCTCAATTTTGAGCACTCGACTCATCAGTTTTGAGGAGTCGATTTTCTGCTCCTCAAATTTGAGGAGCAGATTAGTTTTTAATTACCTGGTACTTTATCTCACTAAAATCAAGAGCATTAAGAGCTGCCTGTAAATCATCCTTGGATACGATAATATGAACTGTCTTAACCATTTCTACCAAATCATTCAGTTCTTTAACTGCTTCAGACTGAGGTCTCTCTTCTTCAGCTTTTTTCTCTTCTGTCTTTACTTCCTCATTCCGCGCCTGAACCCTAGCTTTATCCTGCATGTACTGATTATTTCTCTGAATAGCTGAGGCAAGATTATTATCGTTAGCCTTATATACCTTGATTAACTCTTCTTCAATCTCGGAATTAAGGCTCTTAAGAATATCAAGATCTGATATAACCCTTGTCTTGGCTTCGCTTATATCGAACTGAATGTCTTTTTCCTTGGTGCTTACATTCAACCATTTCTCGTTAAATACTTTCTCGAAAGGCAAGTACTCATCTAGATCTCCAATAGCTTCAGCGTAGATTTCTTTTACATGTTCAAGCTTTTCAAGAGCTCTCTGTTCATCAAACATCTTGAGCTGCTGACTAATCAGATTGATTGGTTCATCCACCAATGCAACAACCTTCTTGCACTTCTCTTCAAATTCCTTGTAAGGTTTTTCCCATTCCTTTTTTACTGACTTGCGTGCATCATCAAGAGATTTCTGCAACTTCCTAAGATCAGCCAAAACCTTTTTGTCATCTGTTATTGAGTCCTGTGTAACAACGTACCCCTCATAATCTTTAAGATATTCCTTAAGTCCCCTTTCAATTGTCTCAAGGTTAGTAGTGATGACACCTGACTGTTGTGATACTTTTAGCTCCTCCATCCTGTTAGTCCTTTCGTTTAATTTTTACTTGTAAAATAAATTGCCTTGAACTTCCTTTACGAAAGTTAAGTTCTGTTTATGCCATGATTCAGGAGAATTAGTATTAGATTCCCAATATAGACTACCTTCTGTAGGATCATAGCCAGACTCTAACAATGCTAATGCTAAATGACTTTCAACATTAACATCTGCGTTCTTGTAGCTGCCATTCTCTACTACGGTAAATTGGACTGGATTATCTTCATTAAGAATATCCCAAATTGAATCCCCCCAACCATCAAGATAACGGTTATAAATAGTTCTCATGACCCAAAACTGTCCTTCTTCACTTGGGCCACCCTCACTTCTTCCAACTTGAAGAAGCAAAACTGCATCGTCTATGGAAAGCTCTACAATGTTGTCGCTCACTTTCCTTTCATCCGGACAACATGTATATAACATGGATAATTCATAGTCTGTAAGATACCTTATAGGTTCCGTTTCAACTATTTCAGGTAAGGATTGTGGTTCTTCTGTCTCTTCCTCAATCTCTTCTTCCTGTATTCTAGGTGCACTAATAAAAACTGCTGCAACCAAAGCCAGCAGTAAGATCATTCCAACAGCTTTTTTCATATATCTCCCCTTTAATTTGTAACAGTATTAGAATTGCCCCACAAAGATGGTCACTAATATTGTCACACCATCTTTGTATGAATGCAATTGTTTAATTTAAACAAGTTTAATCCCATTCTATTGACACCTTGGTGCCGTTGTTAAGAATAAACTCGTCATTATCATCAGAATGTTTCTGACTTTTACAATCAGTGTTGTAGATAGCAATGGATATATTATTATCTGCATGCAGGTTAAAGCCATCATTAAATTCCTCTAACAATGCATTATTTAATCCAACCTGCATACAACTATTATCTCCCATTTCTAATGTTAATTCTGCAGTCATTTGTTACTCTCCTCCCTTTTGTTACCATTTATTACAAAATGCTTTGTAGCAAAAGCATATAGTTTTCTGTATCTCCACATCATGAATATAGTGCTACACAGCTTTTTTATTCTTTGTTTAATCAAATTATGAGGCAACCTCGCCCTTAGTTCTGCTTTTATGATCTTGTCTATGTTGACTGTATAATTGTCAAATTCAATCTGTCTATTTGTTTTGAGCAATGAAAACAGCGTAGGAATATTCATGACTCGAAGCATACCTACCTGATGATTAACATGTGCATATATCATGCCAATATCATCAAGCAAGTTAATATAGCTGTTAATCTTTTCATGATCACAATATCCCTCAAGAATATCTTTGCTAGTTACTATCCCTTTGGCTGACAATAAGAGATCTTCCGGGTTGTTTATATTGTAATCAATAGAACACCCATCCACTAATTCCTTATCTATAATTCTTCTGGCACACAACCTGGAATAGGTCTCCATACCATTTGCTTTTAGGATATTATATAAACTCAATGTAGGTTCCTTTAATACTTTTCTGTGCTTAATACAATTAAGTATTAAGGACTGTACGTCGTTTTTTAAATCTATTAGTTCCATTTTTAGCTCCATTGAATATTGGGATTATATATTGAGAAATAGTTTTGAAATTATGATGACATATTAGATTGTCCCCCTCCCTAAACTTTTTTGCCTAAGTACTTGAAAGGGAACACAATATATAGTATTATTCATAAGTGAAGAGACTATATATTGTCTTTCACTTATTATATGGTTCTCTTTCCTTTTGAGAGTTGCTACCCGGCCAAGGATAAATGCATCTCTCTTTTTTTATGTACTTCAACTGTATCACATAAAAATGCGCTCAGCAAGATTTAATTTGTACTTCTGTTCTAATTAAGTGAAACCCTCTATTTATGAGGGATTCACGAAAAATTGTTTGTTTTCTTCCAACCATCTGAAGATTCTTTGCAGTTTTCCATATCTGTACTCGATGTCTTCCTTGTGCTTTTCATAGACTTGTCTGACATCATTATTATTATCCTGCATGATCAATCTGTTGATCATATCTATACGGCCTGAATTTTTAAGTCCAACATACCCATATGCTTTGCCATATTCCTTTTCAAGCCTTTCGATTCTCCTATGCATCTTCTTAATGTTTCTCTCGGGAGTCAGCTCAGAATAGCAATTTGATGAATCCTTTACAACACTGGGATCTGTTTTACTATATCCAACTTTAAGTTTTTTCTCTTTTGAAAACTTGTCATAAGTATCAGCAGACTCTAATGCTTTAGCTATAAGCAGCTTGGATACTATAAGTTCCCTATCGGAAAGAATGACCTTGTCTTTTACAAACTGATTCGGCATGAGATTAAGGAAATCTTTGTAGCCAAGTCCACCAAGTCCTTCAAAGAAAGCCAGACAAAGGAACTGATCCGAAGGATTGGGAATCTCGTCAGACTTCACCATCTTTTCAAGTTCATCCCTGGTGATAACCATCTTTTCCTTTAAACCGAGATTAAGACATTGATATATCTCTTCTTTACCAAGCTCTGCGTAATGATTCTGATTATCCTTTACAAGATTTTCCTTTAAGCACCAGTTTGTATATATCTTTAACTGAGAATTGAAGTTCAGGAGCTGTTCCCATGATCGTGTCAGACATGCTGAATACATATTCAGGATTTCTTTTACCGTAAAATTGCTGCAGTCTTTATTCAACTCTTCTTCAAAAGGTTTTGTGATATTAAAAAAAGTACGACCTATAAGACGTATGCTTTGATATTCATTTTCCCTAGCATCAAAGTATCTTTCTTTCCAATCATGGTTATAGAACTGACCCATGTACTTCGCCTCCTCTCTCGTATATTGTATTTAGCTTGTTAAGCCTTGTTATATCAGATTGAGTAATCATTGAACCGGTATAGATATTGTCTACTTTACTGAGCCTAGAATATTCCTCATCAAAGTTTTCTATTTGTCCATGTTTGGCCAGGTATACATATGCCAATATATGTTTTTTATCCCATATCCGTTCAGCCATATCTGGATGTTGTTCCATAAGAATTTCCATTCCATTTTTAAGCTTGACAGTTGCATCCAATATCACCTTTGTTTCTTCTGATTTTTTTACTCCTTTAAAATATACAGCATCAATGACATTAGATAATTCCGAGGCATTGATCTGTCCATTATTTCTAGATATCTTACCGGAAAGAATGAAAGACGGATCATTATTAAGTCTGCTTACGATTTTGTTTGAAGCCTTAGAAGTATTAAATGCTTCAGACTCAACCTTTTTCATCTTGGTTTTCTGATCTTCCTGCCATATAAACCGTTTAGCTTTATCATCCTGGAACTGTACTATTCTAAGTTCCATTTCATAATCAAAGTCAGGATTCAAAGAAGTAATCTTAGACATGGCAATATATCTATGATATCCATCTAAGATATCCAAGTATTCAGTAGACCTTATTACTAATTCTTTCTTTTTATTATCGTAATAATAATCAGCATCTTCAGGCAGATTGAGCGTAACTACGTTTGGAATGTAAAGGTCATTTTCATAACTATTCATAATAGCTGAAACAGCCTCTTTGTTAAGTGAGATCTGATAATACTCAATATCTCCTCTTACAATATGTGTCATTGTTCTTTGGGCATTCTCATTGTAATTGATTAGCTGCGCATCTTTAAGAAGCATAAGTGTTTTAACTGATATGCTTCCAATGAACTGCTCGTCATTTACTTTTATCATGCTGAATCTAAGCGGAAATTCTATCTTTTCTGTGTGCCATTTAGTCTTACTTAATTCCTTGATTTCTGTTTCCGTAAAGTATTCCCTTAATTCATATTCCGGCAAAACAGCATCAGCAAGAATAAAATAAACGAAAGGCGAAGATCCAAATATGTCTTTTCTTAACGTGAGATAGTCAGTTGATATTTTTTCTGGCATGTCATACTTTTCTTTTGCATATGACACCCAATGAGATAATAGTTTTTTATGAGATAGTCCAAGCTTAAATCTATTATTAAGCTTTTGATACAATAAATTTTCACTCTTTAACATATGTTTCGCGCCCCTTTTCTATGAAAAGAGTAACACATGTTCAAATTATTTACAATAAAAAAAGAGAAAACCATTTCTGATTTTCCCTTTTCAATGCACCTTTTATTCTAAATATCTGTTACCAGTATCCGAATCCCTATTGCGTGCAACCAATAAATATCTTGACACGGTTGCATCTGTACTTATTGGTATCATAGTAACCAGCTATGAGTTTAATAGAGTTTTAAGTGATCACTTTGGTTTTTTCGCGACCACTATGGTTCTTCGAAACCACAAAAAATATGTTATCACACGGATAAATTATTGTCAAGATATCATAGGAGATTAGCCATAATCCTTGATGCTTCTTCCTTTTCATTTCCATCAGTAATAATATATTTCTGTGTAGTGGCTATATTCTTATGACCAATTGCTCGACGCACAAATTCTATATCATGTGTTTCCTCGTATAAAATTGAACAAAGCCCAGATCTGAGTCTATGAGGGCTAATAGATTGGCCTAAAGCTTTTTCAGAACAATAATTAATCATATTAAAGACTGCATTTCCGGTAATTCTTTTTCCCTGATATGTTACAAATAAGGCATCAGATTCTAGATTATTAACATAATTTCGCAACTTAAGCCAATCTTTTATGGCAGTTTCAACAGCATCGTTCATTTTAAAAGTATGCTCAATCTCTCCTTTGTCAATGACTTTAATAGTATGCTTAACAAAATCAACATCAGCAATATCTATTTGGCATAAAGCAGCTCGTCTCATTCCAGTTGTCATAAAAACTAGAAGAATAGCCTTATTTCTTTGTTTAATCACTGAACTCTCTCCTGGAATATTGCATAGCATTCTTTTAAAATCATTAGTTGTAAGTAGTGGTTTCTGTTTACCAACAATATTCATTTTATTCTTTGCAGGTTTAACAATCTGCATGTAATTCTTATCTATTCTCCCTAGTTCATATTGGTATTCAAAGAAATTGTTTAAAGCAAACCACATAGAATTCAAATAAGCACCGGATGTTTTTATTTTATTCCCATTATCATCCTGTTTGTATTGAATCACAGTAAAAAACTTTGTCAAATCATTAGAGGTTATGTCATCTACATCTAAATCAATTAGATCATAGTCCATAACCTCTAAAAAGTATTCCAATTTATTCAAGTATTCTCTACAACTTCTAACAGTGTTGCCTTTTGCCCTTAAAGAATAATACCATTCAGCTACAAATGGTGGATATTTATCTAACTTTTTTTCTATTCCTTGTTCGATTTTATTTTCAACTTCTACCCGGCCTGGCATAATTATTCCTCCTCTAAGATATCCATGTCATAAAACCTTATTATAATGGGATCATCAGTAGTTTTTTTCCAACAGCTACGTCCAACAATATAGCTACCTTTAAACTCAATTCCAAGAGTATTACCTATGATTTCCAAAGTAGCAGCCACACCTTTATCTTCATCTGATACAATCAATTGATTATTAGGATGGTTATGATAAAGCCTAAAAGAAACAGCTCCCGTTAAAGCAAGAAACATTGACATTTCTCTATTATAAACATTGCAACTTTGATAATCTCCAATCGACATACAATAGATGCCTAAAATTGTTCCTAAATCACTATAGGCAACAACAAAATTATGCTCTGCAACACAATGATTCATATTGTATATTTCATTTAACAATATTACCGTATCATATGCATCGTACTGTTCTTTTTCATCTTTTACTATTTCTTTTACAGGATATAAAGATGGTTTTAGTTTTTCATCTCTAATCAAATCATACTGATATATCATAATTCCTCCTATACCGGACAGCATCCGTCATTTTCCATTTGTTTTAATATATCTCTTAAGTAGCGATAATCATTATAAGTTACAATTCTATGATTCATGTAATACTGTTCCCATTCAAACGTATTTTTAGGGATAAAATTGCTTTGTTTTGCATTATATTGTGCTATAATACTATCGCAAACATCGTAGGGAACATCCTTGCATTTTTGTTCATCTGTTATACGTTCAATCAATCCAGTATCAACATCCATATATACATTTATCTTTACTGTCTTCCCATTATTTTTTCCTTCTAGCTCTCTTACACAATAAAGTCTCCCTGTTTTTAAATCTTTCCACCATTGTCCTTTTGCAAACCATCTATTATCCCATTTGTTTTCTTCATATTTTGTTAAACCATTGGGAGTATTATGCAAAATCTTTATATCAGGAAAAACAGAATGTATATTATTTATTTTTTGTGACTCTTGATTAAACTTAGCCTTTCTCCATGAATCAGAAATGTTTTCAATAACATTTCCTTCTGTACGAATGATATCACCAGTGCGATATAAATGGCCAAAGCTTACGTTTTTGTTAGTAGAAAGGTTTCTAATGCTTCCATTCCAATCATAATAAAGATTTCTTGGATTTTTACCTTTATTCTTTTCATTAGTCCACCATTTAATCTGTTCAGCATTAACTATTGCATTTTTAAATTCACTAGCTATAGATGCAATAAACATTGAAAAACAATAAAAGAGTCCAAACATAAATTCACCTCCTTTCAAATACGATTAGATTAAAAATTTAGTTCATTCTCTTTTATCAATCGTTGAACAACTATAGGGTTAAGTTTTCGGATATTAAAACTAATATGATTGTAGCCATCCTTGATCCATATCCGATGATCACCTGACTGTCTATCATATTTATATCCATTTTCTTTAAGGAGTTTTTCAAACTGCCTCTGATTTAATGCTATTCCTGCCATTGTGATTTGCCCCTTTCCGTTATTATAATTTTAAATTGTTAACTGCATATTAACTGTTACTAGTATTTCTCTTAAGCATGGAGTATTCATTCCATTTGTGCTTACGAATTGGCATTGGACTGTGGTTATCAAAGAAAAGAACCAGTGCTGGAGCAATACCATTCCAATTATCAAAATATTCATACCCCACCAAATGTCCTTCCGCTATTAACTGTCTTGCCCTTGCATGATAGTTATAGTACATCTTAAATCACCTCCCCACAGACACGTCATAATCTATCACAATAATCCTTAAGACTTCTTGCTTCGCTACAATCCGGAACTACTGCGAGAAGATAAAACAATTTGTTTTTCAAGGTCTTTTTAATCTCATCTAGTTCATACCGCACTTTCTCTTTTTCTCTGCGTGCTTCAAGTATGGCTTCGTTTCCTTTTGCATATTCTTCTAGTTCGTCAATGTCTTTCTCATGCCGTTCCATTTTGTGAAAGTACCTATCGTAGCCAGTATCCTTGTAACAATTGTCAGCCTCTTTATATTCAGCCTTTGCTTTTTCAATTGCCTTTGCAATTATTGCAGCCTTGTAGTTCTCACATTTTTCGATAGCCTTATGCATTACTAGATCCTCCATTTCATTTGAATACTTTTAATTTATACCTTTTAATAATCTTATTCCCAACGATCTGGTGGTAAAAGTTCCTGTCCCCAAAGGTTATACCATTGACCACATCTAGGACATTGACATGATCCAAGATATTGTTCATACATTTCAAATTTTACTCCACAGTTACATATCCCTATGTTACGATTCTTAATCGTGTACTGTCTCTTCTCCACATAGCCAGGTCTGTAAAACTTTTCAGGATGCTCTCTGCAAAACTTTAAATTCTCAATTCCTTCAGGAGCCAATGCTTCCGTTATGTTTCCTTTTTCATCACAAGGAAAAGAAAAGCCGCCAGTCGGATCCAGATAAAAGTTCAAGCTATATTCTGTGATAGTCTCTCGTTTACCTTCAATAATCTTTATACTCATGTTTCATCTTCCTTTCTAGTTAATTTAGTTCCCTTTAATCCCGAAACTATTATTGTCTGTCTTTTGGGAGCGTCTGTGTTTTTAAACTCTTTTCTCTTTGCAACAGTTGGTGCAATATAAATTACCTTTCCGTTTTTATATCTTCTCATATGTCCCCTGACATTCCAAGACGCTACCTTGTAATGTCTGATGATCTCAATCGTTGGTGCTTTAGGAACCTTTACTGACTTGATAGTTATTCCGGATGAAAGAGTTCTTATGATCTGCGGTCTCGGATTCTTTTCTGGAACTTTATCAACAACAGTCTTTACGTTTGATTTGCTGTTATTCCTTATAGCTTTTGGCTTAGGGCCATGCATCAATTCTGAATTCACTTTAGTAATAACACAAAAGAAATGACTTAGTATGCTCTGTCCCATGCTGTTACCCTTTTCCTCATCTTCTTTTTTACACTTGGCAACAAATGGAAGTACAAAATCATTTAGTTTATTGTACATTTCGTTGCTTAATGTCAGATGTGGTTCAAGTGTATAATCAACAAAGGTTCCCTTTAATAAGTCATACAAACTAAAGTCTGAGTAATAGAATCTTACATCATTATTCTCATATGCTATTGTAGCCTGAACAAAACCATTAAACATCCAGACTCCTTTATCACATGCATAATCAGCGATTTCTATGTCATATTTCTTTTCATCAATGTTAATATCTTTCACCTCGAATGAAAGGTAACGATCTCTGTTAATCTTAATAACGCCATCAAGAATAGGTGGGATTCCCAGATACCAGTAATCAGCTAATACCTTTTTGAAGTCTTCTATGATTACCATCTGAGGCATTGATGAAGTATCATCACCCAAGTTTTCCTTTGCCCAGCTAGAAACATCAATAGTATCTTGCTTCTTTATTTCTGAACGTCGTTGTATGACTCCGTTATCCATCAAGACAAACATACACTGTTTCATTGTCTCGCCTATAATATTGTTGTTGTAATCAAAGTTAATATCAAAGGGCCACACTGTGTTTTATCTCCTTACTCACTGATTTCTTTTTCAGAAAGAACATCCCACATCAACTTTCTAAACTCTTCGACCTGCTTTTGGTGTTCAGGCATGTCGCTGGTCAAAAATTTATCCCTAACCTTACGCATGATTTCCAGCGCATCGTTCATAGTATTTCGTTCATTCTCATCCAGTGTAAACTGAACTGTTCTGTAAGTTTTAGCCTGCATAATCTTACCTCCTTATCCATGCAATGCTTCCATGTTTATTCTGTGCATCTCATCAGCTATTTTTCTCATTTCATCGTTACCAATCATGATATTGATTGTGTTCTCATAAACTTCCGGGATCTCAAGTTCGATTATCTTTGAATCTAAAATAATATCTGGGATTTCCCATTCCTTTCCGCCAAAAACACTCGCAGGATTTCCTAGTGTTCCACCCCACTGAAGACCACACCCACCATCAATTGGGAATAGAACAACTCTAAACTTATTGATGATACCTGAATCTCTTATCTCTCTTATTGTCATGGTTCATTCTCCTTTCAGGGATAAACAAATCCTTCTTTGCTATATTCATATGGACAATGGAATTCCTTTAAGACATTCCATGCAAATGTTTTGTTTGCAAACTCACTTTTTTCATCATTCTCCCATTCAACAACAAGTGGTATATCCCAGCGTTTTGTAACTTCATTCCAATACTTTTCTCCCTGATAGATATCGACTACCAGCTTCTTGAATTCCTTTGGAATAAAACGCATCAGTGCTTTATCCATATCACACCTCCTTTATCTTTGTGACTACAACTTCGTAATCATCAGGATTTTTTTCAAAATCAATCTTTTCTGAAGGATTCTCTGCATAACTCTGTGCTAATCCCATGACATCAAAGATATCTACACCTTCAATCTCGATTGTCTTTTTTGTCACTTCTGTGAATGTTACGTTGCATTTCATGTTATTTTCCTCCTGTGTATTGTCATGGCCTCACTTCTACCATTTTGATAACAAAAAACTCAATCTTACTTTCATCTGTTTCAATAACTGCATAGTTTTTTGTGTCTTTCATAAAGGCATACCTAATATAATCTCCCAGGATTACTTTTTCTTTCTCAAATAATTCCTCCAAGTATTCTTCTGCCTTTATCTTTCTTGGAACAAATACATTAGGCATATCTCCGTTCCATTTCTTCACCACACATTTCATATCTCTCCTCCTTTATGTTTCACCAAAGAAAACCTGCACCATATCTGAAAACGTTTCAAAGTACAGTATTACTCCACCAAATACACAGCTGAGGATTGTATCATCCAAACTTGGTAGATCACATTCTCCATTAAACTCTTCATGCATTTCACTCGGAGTCATACACCATTCCCTTTGCTCTCCATCAACATTTATGCTCATAAAATGAATCTTGCTTTCCATAAAATATTCTCCTTTCTCAAGGCCCACATTAGTGAGCCTTAAATATTACATGTTCTCCACGTTTTAATGTCCAGCAGCCCTCTCCCTTGAAAGCGCACTCTGTGCAGTTTCCACCGCAGTAGTATGCTCCATACTCAGGAGCTGTTGTCCGTCCATCTTCATAAAGAACATGACTCTGCGGAAGTTTGTGCGGATTATCCATTTCCAATCCCTGCCATGCGCTCATGATTGGACGAACATTCTTTGGAAATCTATGATGCTCAAGGAAAGCATTGATTCCCTTATAGTTCTTTGTGAAGAACAAAATCATCGTGTTCTTATTTGCTCTTCCAAGTTGTGCTACATACAGGAAGTCATCATCACTTAGGTCACCACCTACGTTAATTCTTAACTGTGTAACATAGTTTGCCTTTATCTGAGTATCAATCTCAGACCAATATCTCCGTGGATCCATCTTGTGAATTGCTGAGTTCTTTGCTCTGTCTTCTACAACCTTGGGGAATCTTAAGTCTGCCTTAAGGTCATAACAATTCTGTTTGCAACGAGCACAGTTTGCGCAATCAATTACTGGCATAAGAGATACTGTCCAGCATGCATCACCGGTCTTTTTATTACCTCTCTGCAGTTTTACATGTATGCTACTTGCTGTTTTCTTTGCATCTTTTGCTGCCTGCTTACAAGTCCCAAGTCGTTTTTTGTATCCTTCATTCGTTAAATTCGCTAACATTGTCTTCTCCTTTTTGGTATACAAAAAGGGAAGTCCATGCTAAAATAAGCATGCACTTTCCTTTCTATGGTGGATTGGTTTGTGTTTCTTGGCTAAGGTATTCGCTGTACCTTAGCCATTTATTTTGCGAATATCTCCCTGAATCTTAGCCATTGCTTTCAGGTTCTCCGCTGACTCTTTTTCAACGAATGCATCAATGATGTTTCCGTTGTAGTCGGCCCAGAAGATTTCATCTGTGTCATTATTAAAGATTGCATTGCAGACAACTCCGTTACGTTCACCTCCTTCGCACATCCATCCCTTGTCTGCAAATGGTTCGAACTGTTTGTTAAGTGCTTTGATCTTTTTGCATTCTTCTTCCGTAACAATTTTTCCCATATCAACCCTCTCTTTCTCTTTTTACAGTCGCTGTAAATTCCCAACCAGCATTAAGACAGTAATTTATCTCAGCCAGGAATGCATCTTTTCCATCTTTGTCTCCTGAATATGCACCGAATGAACCATCATTCCTTGTGTACCTAACCTCATACTCCATATCATTCCTCCCTATCCCAAAATTCATGGTATGCTTCTATCATTGCTTCAATCAGTTTCTCTTTCCAGTTGTCCACTCCAAAGTCAATCTCATAATGTGTATATGTATTTTCATCAGTATCAATGCCATCCATTTTATAGATTGCACTTTGTTCATTTCCGTTGAGATAACAGTAGTTGTATTCACAACCTCTTTTGTTTCCATCCATCACTATTGCAGCACCCCATTCATCAATACTGTCCTGCTCATAGTAGCTTTCATCCATATTCACTTCATAAAACAAGCCATTCATCTTAGGCAAAGTTATTATTGACATATTGTCCTCCTAGATTTCATTTCCGAATGAATCCCATCCTTCTCTTGTTTGTCTTGCATACATCTCAAGTTTTGTAAGATTCGGATATAATCTTTCAACTATCTGATAAGCTATTTCAGGTTTCTTACTATGCCGCGTAGGTTGTTCATGGAATACATCATGTATCTTTCCACGTTCTTCCTTTGCTACAGGAATAAGTTTGCCTTTATACATGTATAACAAGTATTCATGTCCAAATCTGACTGTGAATGCTGCTGGAATTCCAATAATCTTATCCCATACCATTCTTGCATGTAATTTATAGCCAAGCTCTTCTGCTATCTGCTGCGCTTCAAACAGATACTTATCAATTGTCCAAAGAAACAATACTGAATTCTCCGTTGTATGTTCTGTAGCCACTTTCATGTACTGTTTAATTTCGTCAAGTGATAGGGTCGGATAATCCAGTTTCTTTCCGCTACTGTTTGGCCTTACAGACTTTTTACCTCCCCTGCTTTGCTTCCATGGTGGATCACACATAATAAGTTCATATGTCTTATCCAAATCATTTATGTTTCGGTACTCCACGTCAGATTCCTTTCTCAGCAATGCTGAACTTTCTGTACTGGATTGTCTTGTTGAATATGTTAAAGAGATCCGGATGCTGTTCCTTAAATGCCTTTGTGTTAATGATGTCTCTGTTAATGAATGGCAGCTTAAATGTATATTTGTTGGTTTCAAACAAAACATTATCTCCCATCTCTTTCTGCATCTCGCTCTTTAATTTATCCAACTGTTCACCCAGAGCATCATACTCTGCTTTAAGCTCAAGATACTTTTTCGCTTTCATATTCATTGATCGTTCTGTCATATTAGTTCTCCTTTCAAAACATTGCATGTTTAATTTCTTCTTCTTTTAAATCTAATCCATCAAGTAATCGTGTCAGCATATCATGAACTTCATCAATATTGTTTGACTCATGCTCAACAAAATCCAGGATATTAAGAACGAGATTTCTTGATGTGCCATCCAAGGTAAAATTCTCTGTAATGTAGTTGTAGAATTCTTTCTTGTCCATAGCATCTAAGGATGGAGATACTTTGTAGGTGCCCATGCCATCAATTATCTTTCCGTCTTTACAGATGCAATCATTTCTGCCATAATTCAAGACTCCAAGTCCACCGTTAGGAATATCCATCTTACCTTCCCTCGTTGTGATGGTAAGCTTTCTTCCAGAATTGTTATAGATGTAAGAATAATCAGAGAGGTTAGGTGTCCCCCAGAAGTCCCAAGTATTTACATCCTTGAATGTTGGTTTCTTATCCCACTCACGAGGATCCATAGTCTTATTACCTATTAAATCTTTTCGTTCTGTCTCAATCCACTTAATTGTATTCTTTATATCCTCATCAATTGCATCTTTAGCAACAGACCAGCAATCATTTCCCTCTTTATAGTCATAATCCTTATTGATTTCTTTCAGCACTGTCTTGAAATCGTCAAGGCTATTAAGATTAGTCATAAGTTTAATAACCTTATCCCCCTCTCCTTCTGGCTTTTCGGGAGTACCATGATACATGTCTCCGTTAAACTCTGTTGATGACCATACCTTTGATGCTGATTCGTAATAAAAAAGTGTTCCTCTTGTCATATTTTTTCTCCTTTCAAATCTCTGACATCCATTCTTTAATTTCTTTCGGTAATCTTTCCATAATCTTCTGTACATTTTCTTTTCTTGGGAAACCACCAGTAAAGTCATGCATATACATTTCCGTTAATAAATGCTGAATACCAACATAGCATTGATACTCAGTCTCAGTTATTTCACGAGACATATAATTATCCATCTCACATGCTGAAAGTGTTGGATAGTGTTTCAATCCTGTTTGTTCTAATGCTGATGCCTCTACAACATATGCTTCAAACCAGCTAGTTACTGGCTCATCAAAAACTTTGAAAATCATGCGCTTTCCATTTTTCTTTGATGAACCTTTAAAGTATCTTACATTACTCATTTTTATTCTCCCTATTAAGAACATTTCTTAGCATAAATATAGCTTCAATATTTGGAAACAAAGCCTTTATCACATCACCATTGGTAGCATTATCTGGAATCTTAATTACTGCCATCTTCCTAACCTCTCTTTGTTATAATCAGAACTTTGACATTCATACTTATAAGAACACTTTTTGCAATTTCCCTCACACTCTTCTGCAAAAAAGTCTTGGTCAGCTAAATACCCACCTACATCTTCTTCATCCCATCCGTAGCCCATCTTATTACAATTTCTCCTTTTCAACTTCAACAATTTCCTTGTTGGTTATGCCAAGATAATCTCTACAAATCTTTCTTGCTTGATTCTTATCTTTGGCACTGCATCTAAATCTGTAATGTATTCCTCCAGGTGATAAATAAACTACACAATATAGATTCATAATCTCAGCTCCTTACTTCATTCCAAAAACAATCCTGATGTTCAGGATCATTTTCCCTTAACCACTTCTTTATCTGTGGTGGGCATAATCCAACACCTTCATATACTGCAACTGATTTCGACCATACTACTGTAATATAGCCATCATAAGTTGACCTGATTACCTTCTTAAATTTTGCCATGTTATTCCTCCGTTACCCTAATATCAAAATCCTCAACGGTTTCTCCGCTCCAGGCATTATCAAGTTTCCATAAGTCAATCTTTCCTCTTGCTGTTTCAATACCATCTTCCATTGCTTCCTGATCTGTTTCGTAATCATAATCACTTTCTGTCAGACACTGTCCGTCCATCCATACCTCATACTTAAACATTTTTGTAACCTCCTTTTATAAGTTCTTGAATTTCTACCATTAGTATCTTTGATAACTTAACAGCCTTGTTTGTTGGAATATCTAATGCCCCATTTTCTATCCTGCTTATCTGCGTCTTGCTTTCATACCCCATTGCGTCAGCTAAATCTTGTTGTGACATTCCCATTTCAAGGCGTTTCTTTTTGATAAGCCTTCTATCTAGCATTACTCCTCCTCAAACTCATCATACGTACTCAGAGTTTTGTCATAACCTTCCTGCGCATATCTCTGAATTAAAGAAAACTTGTTTTCCACAATAGGAAGATCATTATCTGTTTCAACATCGTTAATGTCTTCTAACAAATAGTTAGCTTCAGCCTTGATACAAGTTGCCAGTTCTTTTAATTCATTTAGTTTTCTCTTTACTACATCATTCATTTTCCATTACCTCCTGACATAATCTCTGTCCCATCTTCATGTAGGTTGATGATAGTTCAAATCCTTGCTCTGTATAGGCCAGATCATCAGCAGTCTCAACATTATCAATGCACTTAAGCATTGCTGTAATCCTTCGCTGCTCTGTTTCAAGTATCGCTTTGATTCTACATAAGTTTTTTTCAAATACCATTTTATTTAAGTTATTTGAAAGTATTGCCTTTATAACATCACCATTAGTAGAATTGGCTGGTATGTCAACTATCGGCTTCATTGTTTGCCTCCTACGATAAATTAGTTAGTATTCCCATAAATTATTTTCTTTTATCAATCGCCTGCAAATCATCTTGTTTAATTTCTTTCCCTGATTAGGAACGGAAATAACGTTCTTTCCGTTGCTAAATATACAATGGTCTCCGCTATAACGTTGTAGTTCATATCCATTTTTTTCATCAATAGCTGGAATTCTCTGTACGTATACTCCTTAGCCCGTGCCATTTATCCTCCTTTCTTCTTGACATTCAATAATACTAACTGCATCTCTCCAAGGAATCTCCCTCACTATTTTCATCTTATTTGTAGCACAAGCAGTTCCGTTCTCACTTATCTCCCCGTAAGCGTCTATCAATGCGATTCGGTTGTGTACTTCAATTCCGTAGTATCCAAAGCAATCTATAAGATTTTTACAGAAGTGAAATCCATTGTGTCTTGCTTGTGGCTTTTCTAATTCCTCATAACACTTCCCAACTTCATATTGATAGACACCATTACCTTTAACAGCAGTCCATTCTGGAGTGAATAGTTTGTATCCAACCATTATGCAACTCTCCTTAACTCGTTCATGATGTTCAGCTGATTTAACTTCGCAGCTAAAGCATCCGCAAACGAAATAATCTTCTTATCAGTAACAGGTTCATTCTTGTCAAGCCTAAGCTGTCTTACCTCTCCATGCTTGTACTCCATAGCAACAAATGCGTTTGTAGGATCGTTTATCTTGCGGATAAAGAATATAAGGCTCTGCTTGTCGGCTATCTCTTTTGCATAGTTCTTAAGGCAGTTATGTAGCTTAATTCCCTCATCTGTAAGTTCTCCTACTGACTCCGGAACAATTACCTTTAGTCCATCTGAGCCTTTCATCCAACGCTTGAGTTCTTCATTCTCTCTAAGTGCCTTTGATATATTGTTGACAACACTATCAATGCGGGCCTCTTCCTGAATAATCTCAAGCTTCGTCATGTTTCTTCTGCGTTCTTCCCTCTTGCGAAGTTCCTTGTGTACCCTCTCATCTTCCTTACGGAAATCAATAGGATAACAGTACTGACTATCAAGCGGATAACCGAGGTTGTCTAAAGTGCTGAGATAGTCCTTGTAATCTATTATGAAATCCGGAACATTCTTTCCTTTCGTGGTCTTGCGGATATACTTGAATGTCTTTCCAAAGTGAAGATTATATTTTGTGGTTAGAACATTGAGTTCATTAGAAAAACCAAGCATCCTAGCATTCTCAAAATCCCTATCACTTACACTTGGATGTGCTTTCAAGAAGTTGAGCGCTTTCATTGTCTGTTCCTGCTTTAAAAGTCTGAATGTGTTTCTGTTAAGTCCAAGTGCTTTTACAAGTTCTGTCTTGGTGTTATCGTAAGGAACGTCATTATAGTGTGAGTAAGAAGCAAGATCCGCATTGATAAGTCCGTAAAGACCAGCCTTGGATAACTGTTCATACATGACAGGCTTTCTGTTCGCAGTTGCCAGAACAGAATTTACATACCATCTTGAGAACATTCTCTTATCAAACTTGATGTACTTAAGGTTGTCTATTTTGTTAAACCTATTGATTGTATGCGGATACAGTTCACCTTGTAGACAACAGAAACGTCTGTATGTGTAACCCATTCCAGTTTCCCTAAAATATAGCGAGTCTGAATAAATCCACTGTTTATGCTGTAATGAGTACTCAAGCGTATATGTTTTCTCGTTCTTGAAGTCAAGAATATATCTTGCTCTTTCTCCATATTCCGGCTCTGTGTCTGCTTTATAGACAAGGACATATCTAAGCATGACAGTATTAACATCAAGAATCTCAGGAAATACATACCAATCAACCGTATCCTCAATACCTGAATACTTGTTTGAGTTTCTTCTCCAAACGTGCAATGCTTTCATTTTTACATTACACTTGGGGCACCGAATATCCTGCAGATGCTTTGTCTTTGGTAGCATTACCTTTGATTCGCAGCTTGTACACCAGCCATTTCCTTTGTGGTCTACGTATATATGCCTTGCTGATGCCTTTAAAGCCCAATCAAGATACTTCTGTTCAATTGGCTTGTAAGCATCTCCATACTCGGCAAGCATAGCTTTCATGGTTTTATTTACATACATAACTTCTCCTTTCTCAGAACTCAAACTTAAGCTGCCCGGGAATCTGACTGTCTTTCTTTGATTTAATTTCAACTTCTTTCTGTTGTATTTCAGCTGTCTTTTGTTTTACCTCTTCAGCGACCTTGTTGACTTCCTTTGTAAGTTTCTTGGCAACTTCTTTCTTCTCTCCATCATTGATAATCTCAAGCATATTAAAGTAGTCGAATGCAAGGTCAAGTGCCTTTTCTTTTGATAACATTCCCCCATTGTTACCGACCTTAACACAATACCCTGCCATAGCTGCCTTAAACATGTATTCATAAAATCCGTCATATGTCTTTTCAGGTAGCATAAAGTTATTTCGAAAGTCTTGATCCGCCTCACACTTCCTTAAGAGTCCATCAATAACGAACTTGTTATCTTCGTCCTTATACTTTAGCCTTACAGGAACCATCTTCTTGATGCATTCCTCATAGGTATGCTTTTCCGTAATTGACTTAGCAAGCTCTTTTATCTTTGGCTTTTCTGCCGGGAACTCAACAATTTTCAATGGCTCTTTGTGAGGTGCATGTTTCCGCTCAGCTTTTGTTATCTCTTTCTTTGTATTCTCACTAACCACCTTAGATTCATTATTCTTTTTAGACTCATCAAATGTCTTCAACTTCCGCTCACAAACTTCAATTCTTGTTTTATTCTGCCCATCAGTATTCATCTTCATAATATTGATTGCAAGCTGAATCTCAGCTTTTGTAGCATGATTTAAAGCAGATGTAAAATTACAATCTGATGCAGGTAGTTTGCATAAGTTATCAACTAAACCCATATTATTACTCCTTTCATTATAGGGCTACGGACTTCTCCGCAGCCCTTATGCCTTAGACTTCGATCAATCCTACTTCTTCAATGTCGTTTGACATAGGCTGAATGATTGATGTTCCTTTGTCACTTATAACTGATGTAAGTCCCCTTTCATCATACTTTATCTTTCCCCCAAGTACATCAAGTGACCTTCCAAGATATCTTGCATTTACTGCAGGTTTTCCTTTGCCGAATGAGTAGAAGAATTCCCCTTTCTTGTCTTCTATCGTTCTGTATGCAGCCTTAAACTTGTTAATTTCCCCAATATTAAGACCTTTCATTTGAGCCTTTTCAACAATGCTTACAATGTTCCTGAGCTTAGGATTGTCATCAACCTGCTCAATGTTTGATACAGGTACATTAAGCTTTAAGATGATTTCCTTATTGCTGGCATAAGACATTCCACCTACGTCTATAACACCATGCAATCCTTCGTTTTCCGGCTCTTTTTCTTTTGCCGACTGCACCACAAATTGCATAAACTGGACTGCCTTGTTGTCCTCTTCGCTCTCTTCCTCGTTCTCTTCCTCGCTTTCCGTGTCATCCTCCTTTTCTTCATTGGATGTTTCATCCCCCATGATCTTCTTGGCTACGTTCGGAAGTTCTTTTGCCAACCACATCAGCTCTTCAAGAGTAAGGGTAACACCTTTCCCCATTGTCTCTTCTCCGTCCTTTGTGGCCCAATGTCGGATGTCAAATTTAGGCTCTCTGCCGTTGTATGACACTGCTCTTACCTTAAGTCCCTCGTTCTCTGCATAGTTCTCAACTACTTCATAAGTGAAATTTCCCATATGTTTTCTCCTTTTAATCCTTTACACTACTGCAACTCGTTTTTTGTTATTTGATATGCCCAACAAATAATCTGCAGAGAATCCATATCTACTGCAGAATCTTGCTACATATAAGCTTGACATGGCACGTCCATCATTAGTGTTATATAAGGTCTTTCGCCCACAACCAATCTGCTTTGCAAGCTGAACCTTATTGATACCTACTTCAGAAACGCACTCATCAAACCGCTCCCAGAATCCTTCAATCATTGTCCTACTCTTCATTAAATCACCTCCTCAAGAACCTTCTTGTATTTCTTAGGACACTCATCGTACTTCCGAATGGTGTGACCACTACTCCACTCATTCAGATATACTTCCTTTACCACAGTTGTCTTTAATCCCTTGCCATGAAGTATTAAAAATCCATACCCAAGACTCCCCTCCTCTATTTCTGTTACCTCACCACCTTTCTCTACATAAGCGTTTATAAGTTTTTCTACTGCTGAACAACTATATAATTGGGGTAATTTTTTCATTTCAACTTCTCCTCTATATCATACAAATTAGCCATTGCTGATTCGTATAATGCAACTCTCACAAGGATGATAAATAAATCATTTGCATCATATTGTGGATATTTCTCAAAAAAAATCTTTGCATATCCTTGTCGCTTCATCATGGATATTTTCCTCGTCACAAAACTGATGGTACTCATTCCGTGGAATCAATTCTCTTGCCATTATTTCTTAGCTCCTTTCTCAATCTCTCAGATATGTCCATGTATTTACCTTACTAAGTCCGTATCTCTTGAGATATGTGTTAAGCCTTTTTGTAAACATTCCCTTTACAACTCCATAACCATCAATTAACGCTTTAATTTCATCTTCTGTAAGTCTTTCAATATCAATGAGTCTGTTCCAACGTGAGGGATTATATTCAGGGCCATCACATAAATGGCACATTGTATATGTCTTCAATTTGCTACCATGTTCCTGTCCGGTATATGCACAATATTTATATCCTACATACCTAGAATCCATAAGAAGATCAAGTTTTCTATTAAATTCCTCAAGATTCTTTTTGATAAAGTATTCCTCATTTGTTGCTGCATGATGTGCCATATTTCCAGCTCTGTCCATGTCTTCGTCATCACAAATTCCATTCATTCCATATCCAAAACAAAAGTCCTTATGGATACGTGGTCTGTCGATAACAAAGATATCATCGTTTGCAAGTTCAACTCCGTAGTAGAATTCCTTTTCTGCATAGGCTTGCATATTGGAACTATTAGGCCATACTTCAGCCCGAATAATATCCATGTACTTTTCTTTAATTTCCTTTTGTGTCATAATCATCCTCCTTTACACCGCAAAGCTGTAAATGTTTTTCTGGGTATTTAAACTTTTTTGTGTTTGCACTTGTCAAAATGTTAAATACCCAATCAAATTAGGTTTTATTAGGCTTTTTCGTAGAGGTAATCTCCGTCTTCGTTTTCAACAGAAACTATCTCTCCATCAATATCCTCAGAAACTCCAAAGTCTGCACCAGAGAATTCATATTCTCCTTTCTCTTTAGCTTCATCAAGAGACTTGGCTTTAACTGCGACAACATATCTTGATTCTACTTTGAAGTGAACGTAGTATGTATTAAATTCCTCGCCCAAGATAGCATTTTTAAGATTCTCGGCAATCTCCATCAATGTGTCTTTAGCTCCCTGACAATCATCTGTGAGATCACGAATTGAATCAGGAACTCCATTTTTGCCTCTCATATTGACATAGCACTCAACTTCATCATCTACGTCATAGTTTTCAGCATACTCAGTGAACTTCTTTACAAAGTCTTCAGGAGTTCCATCGTAATCAATATCAACAGGAATGTCCTGTCCTGCTTTGTCTGTCCAAAATTCTATAAAAGCATGGTTATCTTCAATTTCGTGGTTAATACCCATATTCTCAAAAACTTCTTCTATTCTTTTCATAATTGTTTTCCTTTCTTTTACCCAATAAAAACTTGATTTTATCTGTCATTTTGTTATGTAAACTTTAGACAAACACACAAAAGTTTACATACCCGTTTTTCTTTGCATTAGCCCTTGCATTTGATTCATTGATGAGACATGACTTTATATGTTCCCAATTCTCGATTATTGGATATAACTCATATGGATTACCAACAACTTGAATTGCATGGCTTATACCACCATACTTTTCTCCAATACCTACATATCCCCTTGTCCTTTCTCCACCGCTAGATGAGAAGGAACGTTCTTCTCCATACACCGCAAAGTGATACATTGTAGTTCCCTCTCCGAAATCTCCCCTTGCTCTATAATATCCACCGTAATCAACTTGTATGCTCTCGTTAATAGCAAGCTTTGGAACAATGTTCTCCATTATCCATTCATTTATTTTGTTCCGATTTTCTTTAAGCTGTTCTTTGTCATCTTTTGAAAAAACCATATTATCAATGTCCATCTCTAATCTCCTTATCTATCAAGTACATATCTGTTTCTGAAATCCCAACAGTTTAATCCCATCTTCTCTTTTAGCAAACAATAAAGTATTGCATATGCTACTCCTGAATCAAATATCTCTGCCCCTTTGTTGTGCCATCTGTTTGCCATGAGAACTGTTTGAATACTATTGTCTATCAGTCTAAGGTTTTCGATATTAGTATCATTTATATCTCCTGTAACTGACATCGTCCTAAATCCTTTTGGAATCTTACCTTGTTCTGTTTCCCATGCTATAGTTTGGACTGATTTCCATCCTTTTTCCGTTTTAATGACACGTCTTCCAGTTCTGCTATCTATTCTTTCTGCCCCAATTATCTTTGCATTATGTGGAATATGTCCCTTCTTAAATCCAGTATGTTCAACAGCACGATATTTCTCATACCATTCTTCTTTTCCACCAGTACATTTTCCCCAAGGAACACTTCCCTTTTTGTATCTGCCATCGTTAGAAGCTGACCACCCTTTTAGACAACATCTCACATTTATAGTGCTCTGCTTGATATTAGTTCCAAAATGCTTATTGAACTCCATTGTCAGTTGTTCTCTTGAAAGAAGAGGAGAGTTATTTCTTAGAAACTCATCTTCTTCAAGTGTATATTGATGTTCCGTGTGTTTCTTCAACCCCATCCGATTGGTGTGATAGTGAAACGCTGTTGTCTTATATTCAGTTCCATATTTTTCATTAAACAGTTTTCTCAACGCCTCTACCGACATGCTCATCCAGTTATCTTTTATAAACTGTTCTTGCTCTTTATCCATCTGCCTCTCCTATAATCAACTTCATTGTCACAGAACTGTGAAGAGATTTTGTTTGTGCTGCAAGTTTTTCTGTTCTCAAAATCAAATCACCATTATTGATCATCTGTTTAGCTAAGTTTGTAATAATCACAGACTGTTCATTTTCTGTCTGTCGTTCTTCAGGTGACAAATCATTTCTTAATGTCACTTTAATTCTGTCACCTAAAACACTCTGCAAATCTAACAATGTCATTCCTTTTTCCATTATCATTTCCTTTCTTAATCCAAGTCATCACCTAAACACTTGTCTTCAAGTGCGTCTAACTCATCACAACTTACTTTATTTTTTATAGGCGTAGGCTTGCACCTATATTCAGGTCTGTAACATTCAAAGCAAGTATCAAACATTTGAGCTCCGTTCATGCCATATATAATAGGTCTGCCACAAATTCTGCATCTCTTTTCGTTTATCTTCTGTCCATACATGGTTGCTGACATTCTTTTACTCACGCGCTTACCTCCTCGTACCACCAGCTTTCTTTGAATCCATCCCAATAAGGAACATAATCTCCACCAAACATTACATCTGCAACCCATTGTCCACTTTCCTCCTGATATATATCCCCATCCAACAAATAAGTACCAATCTCTTCAAAGAGTATTTCATTAACTCTTTTTGCTGTTTCTTCATCTGGAATATTGATGATTGCACTTCCAGACAAACTATCTTCTGTTTCATATAAAAGGATCTCAAGTATGATGTCCTTTGCCTTATCATCCCCAACAGTCTTCGCGTATTCATTAACCACGCTTCTCATATACTTCTGTTGAAATGCACCTATCTCATTAAATCGCTCTTCTGAAAAACCTTCTTTCTTTAATAGTCCGGTAAGTACACTCATCCCTGCTTCATATTCTTTTTCAGTCATATCAAAATCTCCTCTTAAGTTCTTTCATGACATCACACACAGCTCCCCAGGGTGAATCCCCATTTACGTTGATGTCGTAGTATCCATCATCTCTATCAGGATCATCACTCCATATTGGTCTGACATACTCACCATTTAAAAGAGCCTGTCCAAGAAAGTTCCTACATCCCTTTCGATCAATCAATTTAAGACCAATAATATGATTATGTGGTTCTTTTCCACTTGCCCCTGTCACATCAATTAACTCTGTCAATAAATCTAAAGCCCTCTGTGCAATTACCTTTTCATTAGCATCCATAACGTACCGTCCTTTCACTTTCATCAACCTTTTCAAGGATAATTGGTTCTTCATTAGTTTTCCGCAGATTTCTATATATCTGCATCATTTCCTTCCAGTCAGTAGCAGCAACTATTACATTTCCATTCAACTCCTTAATCTCATAATGCATTTCTATCCCCCATAAAACTTACATAACTCTCTTCCAGAGCGGGTTATGTAAGTTTCTCATCCTTCAGACAAACTCTGATTACATTCGCAATTTCGATTTTTTTATCATTGAAATAAGCATACCCCTCAAAAAACTCAACAGTTTCTGTGTCAATATCTTCAATAACACATCCAAGTTCATCTCTGTATGCAATAACCAGCATGCTTACCTCCTTATCTTGACAACATCTCGTACTGTTCCCATGTTTCATCTCTATCATGAAAATGTAATGGATAATCAATACCAGTAAGTCTGTTAAAACGTGAATCACTGGTATCTATAATTGTTCCCCCATACATCCACCCAGCTCCTTTTGCCTCAGCGTATGGTTCTACACATACATACTCTGTAAATCCAAGATCTCTTTTTACTACCTTGCATAAGTTATCAGGCAGGTTGCTTTCATCTATCTCAATGGGGCCATCAGGACAAACAACAAGAACTTCTTTGTGTCGTTCGCTTATGCCATGATTACTGCAATCTCCTAAACTCCATCTGAAAATCTCACAACTTAATGCTCTCATAATAAATCCTCCAAATTCTTTTTATGTTTCTATGACATTGCTATGAATGCTTATTTTATATCTCTCCATCAAGTACAGACTTTGAAGACTAAATTAAAATGTCACGGACGATAAAATATATATCCGTAAACATATATGGTTTACTTTTCAGACTCCATCTTTACGTACTCGGAAAATTTAATGTCAATTTTATGTAAACCACATCTATTTAATTTATCCCTATGTAACACTTACCATTAGCTTCAACAAACTCTGCATACAATGAGTCAATGTCTTTTCTCATGATGTTATAGGTTTCCTTTGCTATGGTCTTCCAATCCTTATCACATGTCTCAAATGTTATTCGTTCAGGATTGCCCCATACAGAAACAAACTCTTCTGCACTTGTAGGTCTTCCACCAAAGAAAGCTCTGCCATCCTTGATTTTCTTTCCGCTTGGCCATCTTGTACCATAGTAGTTATCACTGTTCACAGTTGGCTCAACATATTCCTTTGCCCATCCAGTCTCTACTTCATGCCTGGAAAAATCTCTCATCAGCTGAAGCTGTTCCTCAACATATTCCTTGGATCTTGTCTTAAGCGTTTCCTTTGTGTAGAACAGAGAACCTTCAGGATGAAACAATACCCAGTCCCATACTCTCCTACCTTTCCAATCACGTACATTGTTACATGACACCTCTGCAATCAGCATCAGCTTTCCATCATCGAACTGCAGTAGATGCTTATTCCGGTACGAATCATAGCTCATAATTTAACCTCCTTTTCACTTTAGCACGTTAAGTTACTAAACAAATAAAATAACACTTGTTTTTTCGACACGCAAAACGACACGCAAAACGACACGCTGAATAATAGATATTTACTACGTTTTCTCTTAATCACTGACAAACAAGATGTCATGCCAGCTGACAGTCGACCGACAAGCAACCGACAACAATAGAAAAAGAATAATAATATAAAAAAATAAAACAATATAATATGTGCATTTTATCCTTTTGCTTTTTGCCTTAGCATTTCATTTTCTTCCATCAGATCATAAAGCTTTACCTTGAGTCTGGAAATCTCTCTTAGGTTTGTATCAATAACTCCTTTGTGTGCTTCCAACTCATTTACTGTTCCGTCCATGTCTCGTTTGCATTCCTTAAGCTGACCTTCCAATTCAAGAATGCTTTCTCTTGCTGTCTTAAGTTCAACAGTTTTCAGTTCAGCAAGTTCCTTGTACTTCTCAATCTCATACTTCATATCTGCCATGAACTGCGAATATTTACAGTAATGTCTGATTGCCTCAATGGTTCCGTATGCTACGCCATATACCCTGTAATATGTCTCCCTCAGTTCTGGTGTGTTGGATAGTTCAATGTTCTCTTCCACCGAAGCGTGACCAAAGAGATCTTGATATTGTGTGATAGATTCAATATCAACATCCATACAGCCATTGTGAGCAGCAATTCTGTTCAATAATTCTCTTAATGTCTTCTCCATGCTCTTTTCCTCCAGTTCTTTCTTCTGTGTTCTGTCAACATGCCATGCAGCTTCCACATCATGTTGCCTGTCTTGGTTCCATTGAATCCCCAGGCCAACCATTCGACAAAACTAATCATGTCAAGTCATCTCCTTTCTTTTAAGTTTGAATCAGAAAGCAGGCTGTGACACCTGCCTTCCGTTAATTCATACGTGTTATACAAATGAGTATGCCTTATGTCCGAGTATCTCCTGCTCATCAACAGTTGTTGCATTGACTTCTCTTACCATTCTGCCAAGAGCCTCATTGTCCATCTTTCCATCGTTAGGAACAACTATAACTTCATGGATTGAACTTGGAAGGACATAGAATCCGTTCTTAAATCTCTTTTTAAGCAGTGGAAGCTCTCCAAGGATTGCTGATGCTCCACATATATTGCTTCCGTTGGATACAACTATATGCTCCATATCTGCAGGAACTTCTCCAAGAATTTCCTTAAGTTCATCAATTCCAATCCCCTGCATCTCTGCCAATGTCTCAAACATTGATTTTGCTTTGACATCTTTCTTGGTGTTTGCTATAGCATCTCTGAATACCTGATCCTTAGTAACATCCCACATACTAATCATGTCTTCCTTGACCTTGATGCTTCCGCTTCCATTCTTATCAATCGAAAGATTGACAACCGGAACCATGATAAGGTCATCAAAACCATATCGTTTTGCGCTTCTCTTGACCTCTGCAACAGTCTTTTCGTTATAGAGTCTTACAGTGAGCTTATCTTTTACGTTCTCATAATTCTTCAAAAGCTCTACGACATCACCATATTCCTTGCCTGCCTCAATGCTGTTCTCAAATAATTCCTTTGCTTTTTCAGCTGCTTCTTCAACACTGAATCCCTTATCAAACATATCCTTGACATAAACAGTGACACCAACTATGTCTCCTGGCTTCTTAACTACCACGCCAGTCAGGACAATTCCATTTGCTTTATCAATGTCCTTGACCTCTGTCTCATAACCCATTGCCTCAAGTTCCTTTGCGATTGCATTAGCGTAATTTCTCATAGTTTTGTTCTCCTTTTTGTGTATAAAAAACTAGGCTGTACATAGCACAGCCATATTATTACCATATTCAGTTTTCTTTTTTGGATTTTGCCCCGCTCATTTAATTTATCACAGTGTTGCGTATAATGCAACTTATTTATCTATAACCTTGTATTCAAGCGGTTTATAGAATTCGCTTATAGTATATCCGCTCCATATGACATCTACTATCTCATCGTCAAGTATAGTCTTGGTTCCGTTGTCGTACATGGTACAGATTACAATATCCCCTTCTTCCAGATCTTCAGGCTCATAGAACTCCCACTCATTTCCGGTAGCGTCTACGCAAATTGCCTTATCTCCCATCAGGTCAATCCTTACGATTTCCATTGCCCTTGGATATGTATTCTGTAACGTCAGCGCTATTAATAATCCTGATAACATTGAATTTCCCTTTCTTTTATGTCTGTATTATTTTCCGTTGATGTCCATATAATGTCTTCATCTCCCTTACAATCTGTTGGGAAGAACTTTTCCGTTAGGTCTTCGCCATAATATCCCTCGGAAAATCGTTCAGCTATATCAGGTATACATATACTCATATCCCATCTCCTTTCCCTTAATAAAAAAACACCGCTACAAATACGTCAGCGATGATTTTAAATAACTTAATTATCATAATAATCTTTGATTGCTTCAAGTATATCTTCAATTCTTACATCAATCATAATACTTATCTCCTTTCTATTTGGTTTAATCTAGTCTGCAACCGGAGATATACTCATCAGCTACAGGCCGTTATAGTTCCATTTAGTAACAGTATCCATTTGTCTTGCATTTTCGTTTGTGTTATATCTGTTTTCACTTTAATGGCTTGTTTCAACCATAACACTATGCTGCGGAGTCGAACCGCAAGATCTAAGGACTTTCACCCACCCTTAGATACGTCCGTGTCATAGTGTATATTTTTAGGATTTACTGTCGGGCTTTGTACCGCTCATACCTCGTACCGTTCACTAGAACTTACAGTGTTCTCATCGCCGAGAACTCATACACAGATGGCGTTACTCATCTAGTACTACTCGACTGTCCACCTCACTCCAGGACTTATTGTTACTACTCTACAGCTATATGCTACTCTTACCCAAGACTTATTCCTTCAACTACTGATTAAATCAATAGTGGCTTAGGTCATTATAACATACAGCCCAGCATTAAGATGTTACCATCAAGGTGATTTACTCATTAGGTTATCTGAACCCTTGCCGACCTTTGTTACCCTCGTATCATCAGTATCCTAGTACCTACTATGAACAGTTTGACGGTAGCTTGTGTCAATCAGCTACAACCTTATGCTACTAAATTATCTGCATAAGTATCAGAGGTTCGACTTCAACCTCTCGTATTTGTACCAAGAAAGAATTTTTATTATTCGTACTTCATTCGTACTCCTTCATGTCCTATCTTGAGGCAACCACTTTCTTCTCCTCTATCATCAGACGGATTACTTACTCTCTACGCAATCCTTGAGACCTCTACTCTTGGTTGGGCGGCGACCCACTTGTCAACTTCTAAGTACCCCTCTCCTATCATAGGGACAACTTTTCGTAGTCTCTCCTACTTATGGCTGTCGCTATGTAGAAGGTGCTTCGTGCAACGCTATCTATTATCGCTACTTACTCTACGTCTATGCTCACTCTCCTTCCTCGCTTTCTATTGACCCTATACAGGAACTTTTAACAAGTCGGTGTATCTTGCCCCACCTATATGGATCGTTGCTTTTTCGTCACATCTCTTGACGCATCTTTCACGCTTTATCCTCAGCTTTACACTGATACTCTTTAGCTTATCATGCCTTTATTTATTCTCTGGGATTCGATGAATCACAACGTTTCATCACGTCTTTCGGCTTAGACGTAACCTGATGTACGGTTTTCCCGATTACCGTAAACGCAAGGTCTATTGGGGTCTCGAACCCCACCGTGACTTCACTTTCTTTCGTGATATCACGTAGCCTTATCTTATAGACTCACTTTTTTTAAAAAAAGTAGAGAGCTTTACGCTCTCCACTCCTTCCAGATCTGCTCCCTCTCTGTAGCTGTTACTGTCTTGTTCGCTATGAACTCTTTCGCAACTTTGTCACTCTTGAATGTGATTGTCTTATTCTCTTTGCTATATACCCCGCCTTTTGCCTCAAATCGTCTCTTCAATACCTCCCATACGTCCTTGCCTACATAGCTGTCCAACTTTACTTCTTTCTTTGTGGCTGTCATCTCTACTACCACATCTTTTGCTTTTCCACTGAAACTCTTACTCTTCTTACCACTACTTACCGCTACAGTCTTACTCTGCTTGCCGTTACGGCTTGATATTAACCCTTTGATGACGTCGTTTATTTTGATTACTTCGTCATCGGTCAGCCGGTACTCAAGACCACCTAAAGAAACGATATTGTCTGCTACAAGTTTGTTGTTCTCTGTTAAGTTAATCATATTTACTCCTTTGACAGTTTATGCTTACTGACAACACAAGAAATTTTTTAGTTCGCTCCGTCGAGCTTGACCCCAATATGAGACCTCAATCCGAAGTTGTCAAAACGGCCCAAAAATAGCCCTTTGTACCACCCTGGTGGAGAGGTCTCGTTAGCAAAAAGGGGTTGTTTTTGGCGCAACCATGCGGATCTCGGAACGCGAGGGCTACAGCTATTCTTCCCATACACTCACAAAACCGCGAAAACAGAGTAATTCGCAAAAAGAGTCGAAAGGATAAAGACTAAAGATAAAAATTTAGTATAAAAAATAACGATTAATAAAAGATAAAAAAAAGAAGATAAAGAAATAAGACAGTATAGGAGAGCCAGAAAGAAGCGAATCAGAAGGAAGGAAAAAGAAGGGAAAAGAAGGGAAAAGAAAAGAGAAAGATGTAAAGAAAATAAAGCCTAAGAAAAAAAGTTGTCACCAAAAAATATACATATAGTATTTATAGTAAGAGTTTGGTGACAACTTTTTGATATATAAATTAATTTATACATGTTATAATGAATGTACTTGCTTAGGAGAGAATGAGGAAGTAGATGAAAGCTGGGGATGAGTTCAAGAATTATAAAGAGCTGTGTAAAGAATTAAAAGAAGAGACAAGGAGTGGTCGTAGTAAAGAGTTGCAGCTAAAGAGGTGGCAGCTTTCATTTAAGTTTCATAAAGAGGGGAATAAGATAATAATTGATGAAGTAAATGATAAAGAGATAAGAGCGCCTGCTGGGGGGAATAGGAAGCATGTAAATATTTTTTTGCCATATGTAATATGTTGCCTATATAGATCAGGGATAACTGATGAGTATATTGGAACGCAGAGACTGTTTAGGAGTGAGCTTCAACTGATACCATCAGAGATGTATGGAGTATTTAATAAACGAAGTAGGGATCATACAGATTATCTTAGAAAAAACAGTATATCACTGTATGAAAGCCTTACGATGTTTGTGCATTACTTTGAAGTCTATGCGAAAGAAACTGTTGAAGGCTGCTTTAATGTACTTGCAAAAGACGGGGGTATAAAGTGGAGTCCGGGGCAGATATTCATTGTAGGTATATCACATAAGAAAAAGGTATGCATTACCGGATATGCTGAAGTACTTGATAAGGTAGAAGAGGCTGTCTGTAAAGAGATGAATAAAGACAGGACGGATTTAAAAGGCCGACAATATCTTCATGTGGTAAAGAGGGATAAAAAGCTGTCAAAGTTTTTCTATGCAGAGTGTATAAAGAGGCTTACTGCAGATAAAGAGCTGATGAAAGCGGTTAAGGCTGAGTATGAGAGACAATATGATATGGAGTTCATTCCTGATATGCTTGTTAATTATTTCAGGGTATATCACATTGAAAGCATAGACAGGAAAAAGCTTCGTAAATGGAAAGTAGCTCCGAGAGACAGCCTAAGAATGAAAAAAGCGTTTGTCAATTCTGTTGGGCCAGAGATGCAAACGCTCAAGGAAAATGTTTATAGAGACATATTCCGAAGGATGAGTAAAAAAAATAAATTTGGAATTCCGGACGGTGATTTTGAAAGTTTAAAATATTTAATTTCAAAAAACCGTAAGAAATTAACTAATATGAATTATAGCCCAAAAGAATATGAATCGCAAGGAGATGACAGTGTTTCGGACATACCTGCAGAGAATTAGATATGCTGAAACCAATATGGAAGACTGGATCGGGTCAAAGATGGATATGCGGTATGTCAGTAGAAAGACACTGCTTGCAAAGACAAGAAAACACATTTCCTCTTCTACCCTGCCGCAGGCATGCATTACAACGGATGTTGTTCATCCTTGGGGAGTACCTGGCTTTGTACTTGAGCTTGAGAATGACGTGTATGAAGAAGGCTATACGGAGATAATGAGATGAATAATAAAAGGAAAGTTATTACTGTCATAAATTAACCATATATGGTATAATTACTACATTACATCTGGGGCAATAATACAATATCTAGTTGAATAAAAAAGTTTTCTTGGGGGAAACTGAATGTCTAAGCATGGCTTAAAGATAAATAATTACGAGGCAGCCAGCCTTTATGAGTATGAGCATGGTTTAAGGAGCCGACCTGATACCACCAAGGCAATGCTTGTTAATAGTCTTTTCTTAGATTATCTAATGGATAATGGTCTTATCCAGATATCAAAAAATGATTTTACAAGAGATATTATATGCCTTCAGTTTACTTATGGTACCAAGGATTATGAGACTACTATGAGTAAACTGTCTGGCATGGATAATGTCACAGAGCTAAAGCAGAACATTGAGGCTAATAAGGAATACTGCGTAAAGATGTCTCGTGATGAACTCAGGGAGAAAGTTTATACCGAGGGAATCAGTATCACGTATAAGACATATAATAAACAACATGCTGAGATAAAGGATCTTGAGACAACCATCAGGTATAAGATGCTGTACCGCACTCCAGGCAAGGCCAAGAAAGGTACGTGTATGTTTGTCAATGAGCGTATCTATGACCAAGTGCATAACTTTCTGTATATGGGTATTGAGCTGCCAAAGGAGCATGCACCTATCGTAGAGATGGGAGCTTACTCTTCTCTCATCACCAGCTCAGTTGTTGACAGGATAAAGATTCTTCCTGAACAGATCTTGATTTTAAAAGATGTGGATTCATTTTTTAAAACAAAAGTTTTGTCTGTAGAAACAGATGAAAAAAAACATTGCCAGATTGTTGAAAAAGAAAATTATGAAGTAGTTAATACACTGTTTGATGGTCAGGCGCTGATAGACTCTTCCATCTTCCCGGAGTGGGCAGATGGATATATACTGCTTCGTCATCATATGACTAAGGTTGCTGCATTTCATACAGACATTGAGTTGTTCATGAGAGAACACTATGGTGATCAGTATGACAGCGCATATATCACTGACATGTTTGGGCGTAGCATAAAGGTAAGTGAAATCAAACTAATCACTACTGATAATGCCATCAAGTGGAAGAAGTTTGGAGTGACGTTTGATTACTGGGCTTCATGGGTAAGAAAGAATGGATGTATGTTTGGGATTGTAAAGACATCTCATGAATCCAAGCTTGGTAATGTTCAGCGCATGAGTTATCAGATGATGAACTCCCTTGATATTGATTCAATGGAATCTGTCTGCCAGAAGTCCGTAGAATATGTTAATGCTTTAAAAAATGATAACGAAGAATTTTTAAAATATTTGGAAAAAAATCAGACTTTTTCAAATGATTTTGAGGTTTTACTGGCTTTAATTAAACATAATAAAAATTTTGTGAATAGTGAGTACTTCAGGGAAAGAAAACAGAATATTATCAACGCATATATCCTTAACTTGAAGAATGGCCATAGTATACAAGATGCGGATAACCTGACGATAGTTGGCTCACCATATGCTATGCTGCTCTACTCTGTTGGAGAAGATCCTTTCAGTGATCCAACGCTTAGGCCGGAGGAAAGAACTATCCAGTGCTACTCTGAGAGATTTGATGATGGTGAGTACATGGCTGCATTCAGATCACCTCATAACGCGAGGAATAATATTGTGTACCTACATAACTGCAGATATGAACTGATGAAGAAATTCTTTCATCTTGGTAACTACTGTATTGCTATCAATATGATACAGACAGACTTCCAGTGTAGAGCCAATGGAGCTGATATGGACTCTGATTCAGTATATACCACTAATCAGAAGGATATAGTGGAGCATGCACGGTATTGTTATGAGCATTACCCTACTATTGTCAATAATATTCCGAAGGACTCAAATGTTTATAACTATGACATGAAGGACTTTGCCAAAGTTGATAATGGCTTGGCAGCATCTCAGCTGGCTATTGGTGAATCATCTAACCTTGCACAGATATGTCTGACATATACATATAACTTCCCAGATAAGAAGTATCAGGACTATGTATGTATACTCAGTGTTCTGGCTCAGGTAGCTGTAGATTCTGCAAAGAGAGCCTTTGATATAAATCTTACAGATGAGATCCGCAGGATAAAGAAGGACATGGACGTTGAGGAAAATGGTCTTCCTGATTTTTGGCTGTTGACCAAACGTGATAAGAGAAAGGTTCGCAATGAAAAGGAAAGACGTGAGCGCGATCTGAAAAATAAAAAGCGTATCAGAAAGAATGTTAACAGCACTCTTCTGTGCCCTATGAATTATCTATATAACCTTGAGTTTGAAAGAGTTAAGTATGACACAGAAGCATTGCCTATGGAAGAATTCTGGATAGACCATAAGCACAATGTAGACCGTAGAAAATCAAAAGAGATTGAGAACCTTATAGAGAAATACTCACTTGATCTGTATAACTATAATGTCTCACATGGAAAAGAACCTAATGATTATCTTCTGCTTATTGATCAGTTTGACGAACTGATTGCAGATATACGAAAGGTTTATATCTCTAAGAACTATCTGGGTATGATGTCATGGCTTATCAACAGGGCATTTGAGATTGGTGCTGGAGTACGACGTAATAAAAAGGGAATGAATTCTTCCCTGAGTAAAAATAGAGCTTTGCTGCTTAAAGTACTATATGTTGTGTCTCCCGAAATCTTCCTGCAATGTTTTGTACAGTTAATTTAAAACAGTTTACATAAGCCGCATGAATAGTGCTTTATAGAAGTCGGTAAAAAAATACTAATGAGGATGGCATTTTTAGTCCCAGGACAAAAAGGAGAAATATGATGAAGAAGATTAAGAAGGAAACCAGTAGCAGTCTGACTTATACGCCTTTTGAAAATTTGGATAAGCTTATAAAAGAGGCAAAGGCCAAACAGAAAAAGGAGGAAAAAAAGCATGGCTGAATTTATTGGTATTGCAATTCCAGAAGAATTACAGAAGCTTGCTCTCCCATCACCTGAAGAGCTGAACTATTGGACTCTGAGACAGCAGAGAACTTTCTTTATTGATTTTGAAATTGACAATAGCTATGCGCTTATGGAGACAGCTAAAGAGATTATAAGAATCAATAACGAAGAAAAAGATATTGAAGCTCCTGATCCAATAAAGATATTTATTCATTCATATGGTGGAGATATCAGTCAGGCATTGTTCTTCTGTGATCTTATTGAATCATCTCACGTTCCAGTAATCACTGTAGCCACTGGAGCTGCTATGAGTGCAGGTCTCTTAATCTTTTTAGCAGGAAAAACCAGATATGCATTTAAGCATTCAAAGGTGCTTATTCATAAAGGATCCGGAGATTTAGCAGGAAGCTTTGATGAAATCGATGCTGCTCATAAAGCATATAAGAATGAAATTACCAGTATAAGGGATTATATATTAAGCCATACCAAGATATTCGAAGCTACATTTGAGAAGAATAAATCCAAGGACTGGTATATCAGCGGAGAGAAACTTATTAAGTTTGGTATTGCAGATAAGATAGTCAATAGTATTACAGAAATAAATTGAGGGTAATCCATTTGTCTTCTGCGAGTTCTATACGGACGCAGCTGGCATTTTGGTTCCTCCTATAGATGGCCGCCTTTTGCCAGGGCGGCCTTTTAGTATCAACTGTTTGTTAAAGGGCACAGGCATAAATGCCCTGTTTAAGGAGGGTATTTATGGATTGGAGCGAAGTTGTTAAAGTACTAGGCACAATAGTTGTAGCTGCTGTTACTGCGTTGGGTAGCGGATATTTCGGCTATAAACAGTTTGTGTTGAAGCGTCAGGATGAGCGCGAGGAAAAGAATACTCAGAGTTTGATTGATGCATCGTTAGCAAAGGTGAAAGAAGAAATGCGCAAAGAGATAAATGATGCAGTTCAGCAAGGCATTGTTGACTGTGGTGAGATTGGTGACAGAGCAATCCTTCGTGTTCGTGATGAGTTTATGAAGAGTCTTGAAGAAGGACTTGAAGCTCGCGGTAAAGAAGGCAAGGAAAGATTTGAACTTAACTCTCACCAAATTGAAGCTAATAGCAAGCAGCTTGCTGAGAACAGTAAACAGATTGAGGAGATACTTGGAATTGTAAAGAGTCAGGCAGTTAAGTATGATGCAATGGCTGACTCTCTCACTGCTCTCAATAAAGTTGTCGCATCAAGTGCAGAAGCTCAGTGTAACTCAAACTATGACCGTCTCTTGATTGTCACGAATAAAGTATTAAAGAGTGGCAAGATGACAATATCTGATAAGACAAATATTAAACAGCTTTATTCTTCATGGAAGGAGCTTGGAGGAAAAGATCCAACTGGTAAGATGGATACCATGTATGAGGAATGCATGGGAATGGAACTTACCCTTGATGAAGGAATTTAATAGAGAGGTCCTGCTTTAGTGGACGATTTATAACTCTGGGGTTATGGCTGTCAAAGGTCATAGCCCTGTTTCGTTAGTGCCTAAACAGGCAAGGGATTAAAAGGAGAAGTATATGCAAAAAGGAGTTAAATCCACGCAGCCTGCTAAAGCCAAGATAATGAAAGAGAATGCAGAAATGAAAGCTCTTTTGGAGAATGGCTGCAGATGTGCGATGTGTGGAAAGGTAAAAGACAAGGATACCAAGTTTTATCTAGATACTGATCCTAAACTTGGTGGACACAGCTTTGCTCGTATATGCAGAGAATGTGCAAGAGCAATTGCTCATAGACGTGATGAAGATGGTGTGGACCATGAACCAACAAGAGAGTCTGTTATTGAAACTCTTGAATATCTTAATAAACCATTTATAGAGTCTTTATGGAATGCTTCGATTCAGGAATCTGAGAACATGGTAACAGGAAAGAATCGTTGGACTCCATGGAATGCATATATTAAGAATATTCAGATGGTTCAGTATGTAGGGCTTACATATAAAGACTCTGACCATATTAAAAATGCACGTCCTACAAGAGTAGAAAAATCTTCTCGAACTACTTCGAAAAGCAAAATGCTTCGAGACCATGAGGGAATGGATACTTATGATTCCTTCGAGAAAAATAAGGAAGATGTAATCAGGCTGTTAGACTATGATCCCTTTGAAAAGGAACTCATAGCAGACCAGCCTTTTTTATATGCCCAGCTCCTTATGCTGATGGATTCAAATCAGGATCAGGAGATGGATATGATACGTACCTCTTCTGCTATTTCAATTGCTCGTGGATTCCTTCAGGCTTCAAAGCTTGATGACTCCATTGCAAAACTGATGGCAGATGTTACTGGTCTTGAGAAAAATGCTGCAACGATCAAATCGCTTCAGGATTCTAAACAGAAAGTTATGAGCATGATTACATCTCTTGCTGCAGAGAGCTGTTTGTCACTTAAGAACAGTAAGACTGCAACTAAGGGAGATAATACTTGGACTGGAAGAATAAAGAAACTTAAAAACCTTAATCTCTATGAGACTAATGGTTTTGATATTGCTACATGCAAAGGTATGCAGCAAGTTCAAGAGATATCTGATGCATCAATTATGAAGCAGCTTGCTTTGGATGACTCTGATTGGTCGGACATGGTAGCTGAAATGCGTCAGACAATCACCGATTTAAGAAGAGAACGCGATCAGTATAAAGAACTCAATCGCATCATATTGAAAGAGAATTTGGCATTAAGGGATACTTTGGAGGAAAAAGGTGTTGATGTAAAGGGTGAAACACATAGTCTGAAAGAACTTTATTCTGTATTTGCAGGAAATAATGAAGAGGCAACTGATGAATCAGAATCTGATGATGCCGATTGATATGGAACTTCCATATGACAAAGATTTTTATAAAGACTATGGTATTTATGTCAAACCTGTCAACTATCCTTTATCCCAAAGAAAAATAGAATCTTTGTTAGAGATAGCAAAGATGCAAAAGTATTTTCAATGTAATCCGGTTCAATGGATTGATACCATGTACAACATTGAACTAATTGATTCTCAGGCTTTGATGGTAGAAAGATCATGGATATGCCCACACTTTCTTGCTGTATGTACAAGAGGATTGGGAAAGACTACAATCATAGACCTTGAGTTGATGGCGAAAGATTCTCTGTTCTGTAATTACTGGGCCTATATAGCTTCAGGAACTGGCTCACAAGCAGAAAATACTTTTGTTGTATTAGAAAAACTTGCTAATGATAATATAGATACTTTTGAAGGTTCTACAGGAAAACTTTTTAAAGACGAAGTTATTGTAAAGGCTGCGTCAGGTGATGGATTCTCTCATAATCCTGGTGGATTTAATTATGAATTGTATAATGGTTCTCAGACTACAACATTAAATTCTAATGTAGATAGTCGAAGGGGATATAGAGGCTCTGTAATATTTGATGAGTCTGGCTTTTTATCAGATGAGATGATGAAGGTATATGGTGCATTTGCTATTGTAGAAAAAGGCTTTAAGACTGGTAAGGTCGATGGAAAGTCTATTGACCCTATAAGACAAAGAACGTTTGCAACTAATATTCCTAACCAACTTTTCTATATTTCATCGGCTTCAGATGTTGATACTCCGTTCTATGCATTATACAAAGAGTATTCAAAAAGAATGATTATGGGAGACCCTGACTATTATGTTATTCATCTTGATTGTGAGCAGGCCTTTAAACCTACTCTTAGAGGTGAACTGATTGCTCCTCTTCTCTCTCGTTCTACTGTAAAGTCTGAAATGAGAACCAACCCTGAAAAAGCACGAAGGGAATACTATTGCATTTTTACCAGTGGTGCTGGTAGCGATGCAATCGTCAAACGTGCTGCTATTATCCGAAATGAAGAAGTTCGAGTTCCTATACTTAGTGGGGATGGTAAAAAGAAATATGGTATCTATTATGATCCTGCTCGTCAGAAGGATAACTCATTTATTCTTGTTGGTGAGTTTTATGAGGAAAAGAATCCTGACGGAACACCTGACCTTAAGTGCAGAATTGTGAATGGTATCAACTTACTTGATGTTGGTAAAAAAATCAAGAGTCCCATGCAGACGCCTGATCAGATTAAATACTTGAAGAAAGTTATTCTTGATTATAATGCAGGTGCTGACGCTTACGGAAACATAGTAGGTGTTTGGATTGATGCTGGATCTGGTGGTGGTGGTGTCAATATAGCAGATTTCTTGATGTCAGATTGGGAGGATGAAAAAGGAAATATGCAGCGAGGTCTTATAGATAAAGAATACTCTGCTGAATATGTAAACAGATTTCCCAATGCAGTAAACAAACTTCATTTAATGAGTCCGTCAAAGTATAAGTCAATGATGTTTGAGTCGCTGATAGAAATGATCGGCCAGGATAAGGTTAAGTTTCCATCATCTTATGACAATAAAGGTTATCTTGTTACTTTTGATGTTGATCCTGAACTTCTCAACAAAGAAAAGAAACGTATCACCGAACAGATAAAGAAAGAACATAAACTTGAGAGTGCGGAGTTAGATAAGGCTGTGAAGGATGAACTGGCCAAAGCTAACACGATTAAAACAAAGATGATCAAACTTAGTTGGTACGAGGAACTTGCACTGACTAATATTGATGCATTAAAGGAAGAATTGGTTAATATTGCCCGGAAGAAACGTGATAATGGGCATGATTCATTTGACCTTATTCCTGAAAAAGCGCATATCTTAAATGATGATCGTGCTTATACGTGCGCAATGCTCGGTTATAGTTTATCAGAAGAACGTAGAAAACTTATCTTGGATGTTAAGCCTGATAACACTGACCTATTAGCATTACTAAGATCACAGATACATCCAGCAAAACATAAAACTTAAAAAGAAAGGAGTGCTGTTTTATGGAGCAAAAAGAAACGAGTACGAACAGTACTCCTTCTGTTCAGGAATACAGAGAAAGATATGCTCTTGAACAGGAACGCTTTCAGGAAGTATTTAAACAGACTACTGATGCTTTAAGACAATTAAAAGATCCTAATAACAGTTGTAATAAGAAAAGTGTAAGTAAATATACGCGAGAAGCAATACGCCAATATCTGCAGACTCCCGCTAATAACTCTATAAACATGCGGAGAGCGTCAAGGTACTATTACTACGCATCTCAAGTATATAGACGGCTGATCGATTTTTACACTGGAATGTGGCAGCTTCAATGTAGACAAGTCATTCCACCATATTCATTGGTAAAAGAAATGAATCCGGAAGAAACAAAGAAAATATATGAAAACACAATAAATCAGTTAGAGTTATATGATGTTCAGAATAACTTTTATGAGGTAGCTCAGAAAGCTTATCTTGAAGATGTTGTGTTTACAGTTTTTGTACGAGATAAGACTGGTTCATTCTTTTATATTTTGGATCCTGATGACTGTGTTATTGATTCTCAATACATGGAAGGCGGCTATGGTTTCTCTATAAAAGCTGTTAACTATACTAAAGGTGCGAAAGGTAGATTAGCTGAATGGTTTGGTGAACCTTTCACCAGTATCATAGCTGAGTATAACGAAACAAAAGAAGCATACATCCATGTGGATGATCATTATGCTGCAGCATTTAAATTTGATACATCTGATCTTTTAACTCCAGTTGTACCGTTTTCAGGTATTTTGCAGGAACTTGCAACACTTGGAGATATTGAAGATAATCAGGCGCTATTAGATTCCGATGCTGTTTATAAATTGCTTGCAGTACCACTTGAAACCTTGACTAGTGCTACAGGAAGTGATCAGTTCAAAGTATCTCCTGCCATAATGGTTGAGTATCTGAACGTATTAAATCAACTGTTGCCAGTGTATACAGCCAGCGCACTGATTCCTGGAGGATTAACCAATGATAACGTGATTGACTTCTCTTCCACTTCGGCTGATCAAGACGTTGACCGTATTGAGAATAACCAAAAGAATCTTCTTAATACATCTGGTGGTGGCGTGTTGTTAGGAAGTAATAATGTCAAGTTGTCAGCTGAATTTTTAGCATGGTTAAAAATGGAATCGCAGTTTGCTATTGGAAGTCTTATGCCGCAGATAGAGGGCCATATCAATAGGTTCCTAAGCTATGATGTTAAAGGAGAAAGGTGTAAGGTACGTTTCTTCGGTGTAACCATTTATACAAAAGATGAACTTGCCGCTTCTCTTCTAACAAGTTGCCAGTATTCGTTCAGCAACAGATTGGCATACAATACATTCCTTGGTATCTCAGAGAAGTCTACACTTGCAATGGAATATTTGGAGAATAATGTTCTTGGACTTCCTAATATGATGACTCATCCGCTACAGTCAAGTTATACAACTGCTGGTAATAACAATACTGGTGGAAGACCTGAAACACCAGACGAGGAACTTTCTCCATCAGGAGAACGTTCCAGAAATCTATATGGGTAACTTTAAATGAGAGTATAAGCTCTCTTTTTTTAATTTCAAGAAGGGAGGACTATATCCATGAGCTACTGGATAAATCATAACCTTAGCTATCTCCCAGCAAAGCAGATTGCGTTTGAGTGTGATGATGAATCAGATATATCTACATTACCTACAGAAACGACACCTGGCGTTCAACAGGGAGATGATACCACATCATGTCAGCCAGTTAAAAGAGGCAGTTCATGTTTGTGTATAGGAACAAGTGATTATTACAAGCTAAATTCTTTGAATCAATGGAAACCGATTTAATCCCAGAGGAAAGGAGACAATCTTATGTTAGCTGAAGAAGCTTATGCCCTTTCCAAAAATTTTACCAAAAAAACAGTCATTGGTCTTGGTGCCATAAAAGGTGCTAACTGTACCATAAAGTCTACTGAGCATGTTGATGGCCAGACAATTGTAATATTTGAATGGACATCTACAGATGGTTCAGAGACTAAGCAAACTACTGAAATCCGTGTTAATGATGGAACCCCCATTTATGTGTATGAACCAGGGCATCATTACTTGTACGGAGATCTTGTAATCTATGAGGCTCAGTGGTTTAGATGTACAACAGAGCATACTGCTGGTGAAGCACTTGATCCAACGAAGTTTGAAGAAATAGGTTCACCGGATGGTAACTTTGATATTGTAGCTTCTTCAGAGGATCTTCCACCACGTTTCACTTCGGCTGATCGTAAAATGTACTACAGTATAGCAGATACTGCTTTTTGGTTATGGAATGGGACTGAATGGGAATTGCAAGAAAGGTCTATTACTAACGATGAAATAGATGCTTTATTTGCATAGGATAAAAAGGGGTACATAAACAGATTAAAAAAGAAAGGAAAATAAAATCATGGCAACAAAGAAATATCTTGATTATGAAGGTTTGCAGCGAGTAGTTGAAAATATTGACAGAAAATATGCTCCTATTGCCGCTCTGCTTTTTAAAGGTTCAGTTGAAGATGTAACTCATCTCCCTGCAGTTTCAGGACAGAAAGCTGGTTGGATGTATAACGTTCAGCTTGGCGGAGAGACAACAGTAGACTTCGTTGAGGGTGCTGGCCATCTTGTTTCTGATGGTGAGAATGTTGCAGCTGTAGAGATTCTTACAGGTATATATACAGCAGTTCCTACTGTTACTGTTAATGATGATCCTAAAGCTCATGGTTGGTATGAAGTTGATGGAACTCCATCTGCTGTTACTCCATCTGGTGATGAGAATCCTTCAGAGGAATTGTGGTATGAGAAGAACGGTAACATCTATGTTATCACATCTGATACTACTGTAGAAGGCTCAAAGACATATTATGAAGTTGTATTCAATATTTCTCAGGACAGAATTGCTGACGTAGCAAAGGGCTACTACACAGCTGATACAGTAATGAAGTGGGATCTTCTTGGTGGAGTATTCGATCTTGAGGATAGATACCTTGAGTTTGGTGCCGAGTTCCCATTGGTAGTAAGAGAAGGCAGAACATTCCTTTACATGGGTAATGATACTAAGGTTTATACATTAGTAGCTACTCCTGAAGGAAGACCAAGTGAGAATGGATACTTTGAGGGTGTATTCGATGAAGTAGATGATCCTACACTCATCATCAATCCTAAGCAGGAAGACCTCTATGAAGAGCTTGCAACAGCTAAGTACGTTGAGGTAACTCCTGTAGCTAACCCTAAAGAAGAGGGCCTTTATGAGGAAGATTCTTTAGCGCCCGGAACTTATGTCCCAACTGAGGATGAAACTATTGAAGCTGGTAAGACATATTACGAGAAGGTATCTGCTTACGTATTGAGTTCAGATGTTGAGTATGATGACTCAAAGACATACTACGAGGGTGTGTTCACTGCTTCTGAAGATTCAACTGTAGATGCTGATAAGTTCTATTACACAGAAGCTGACCAGTATAAGAAGGCTGTAATTTATAAGTATAGTGAGGCTGAAGAAGACTGGGTAGCTCAGTCAAGCAGCGGCTCTGGTGATATGGTTCCTATCACAAACTCAGAGATTGATGATCTCTTTATTTAATTTATATAAGCGTTTTCTGTGGGAATACTCAGTCCTTAACGGACAGTATATGTGACTTCTTTTGGCGAGGTAGGTGTCACAGCTTACCTCGCTATTTCTATGCCCAAAGAAGGGCTAATTATTTTTTTAAGAAGGGAGAAAAAACGATGGCAGTGAAGAAATACTTAGATAAAACTGGCGTTGAACACATTGCCGATTACGTCAATAGGAAGCTTACGGTAGTTTCTTCTATGCCGTCCTCTCCTGTAGACGGACAGACCGTTCTATATATTGGAGAAACTACTGAAACCTTTATCCAAGGTGGAATTTATTCGTATGATGATACAAGTAGTAAATGGGTTTTAATATCATCGGTTGATGTAGACCTTACAAATTACGAAACATCATGGACAGGAACTGGTGATGAGTGGAATGCACTCTCCGCTGAAGAACAAGCTAAATACGAAATTGTAAACATCACTGATGACTTTGTTGAAAGTAGTGAAGTTGATGGAGTTGTTGCTGGTTATTACTATGATGGAAAATTCTATGAAGATCAGAGCCATACAACAGAAATGGCCGGACTCATAGGATATATCTATATAGACCTTACAGAGGATAAACTCTATCTGTATGACGGAACAAACTTCGTACTTAACTCAGCTGATGTTGATTTGGAAGACTACGAAACATCATGGACAGGTACGCAGGCTGAGTGGACCGCACTCTCTCCTACTGAACAGGCTAAATACGAAATAGTAAATTTCACAGATGATTATGAAGAAACAGGATTTATTATTCGTGGATATTACTATGATGGTAAGTTTTATGAAGAATCAACTCATACTACGGAAATAACTCCTGATACAGAAGCATTATATGTCTCCATAGACACATGGAACATATACTTATATGACGTTGTATCGTCTGATTATGTTGTCGTTGGTGGTGGAAATGAAAATCCTGAATTCACAGGAACGCAGGCTGAATGGGATGCACTTACTACAGAACAGAAAGCAGTCTTTGATTTCATAAACATTACTGATGACGTAAGCCCTGTGTCTTATAAGCCAGGCCATAGTATTTCCGATGGAACCGCAGAAAAGACACAGCGTGATGTGCTTGTTTTTGAAGGTTTTACTGTAACTGATGACTCTACAAATGAAGTTACAAAAGTTGCTGAGGTTCCGTATACAGCTGGTGATGGTGTTGACATTACTGACAAGGAAATATCTTTAACAGATGAAATCAGTCGTACATGGACAGGAACAAAGGCTGAATGGAATGCCATTGTTGATAAGTCGGTCTATGATGGTTGGATTGTAAATATCACTGATGATACAGCAGTTGGTTCTGGCCCTGTAGTAGATGTTGTTGAAGATGGTAATTTAAACGCTGTTACATCGAATGCTGTTTATGACATAACTAACAATCCATACCCAAGAGGATATGTTGAAGTTGTGGCAAATAACGAGACCTATAGTAGTTTGTTAGGAAGGCTGTATGCGCTTGTTGATAAAACTAAAGTTTCATGCCAAAGCAAACTTATTCATATGTATACCACTGGATCTATTGAAACTATGACTTTAAGAGACATCAATGCTACTTATCTAAGATTTTATTCGGTAGCTCCAGTAAGCGGTAATAGTGGTATGACATTGTATATAGCAGTTCCAGCATCATCAAATTCAAATGGTTACCATTTAATGATAAATGCTTCGGGTGCAGCTGTTACTGATGACTCAAGTGTAATCATTAACGATGGACGTACATTGAGATTAGTTTACTAATAAAGGAGGATAAAACATGTCAATTAAATACTATGACAAGTCAGGTGTTACGCCTCAAGAGATCCTCCTTGCGGGGAACTCAAATACAGACTTAATTTTAAATGCAACAAGTAAGAATGCAATAGCTAACAAGACAGTTTATGCAGCACTTCAGGATAAAGTAGAAAAGGCAGTTAATGACCTTGTTTACTACTACACCAAGAGTGATGTATATAACAAGGCCGAAACACGAGCACTGCTCTCTACTATTTCTACAATGGATATCAGAGTAGTCAACTCTCTTCCGGTTTCTGATATCAGTACTACTACTATCTACTTTCTTAAGCCAACTGGAAGTCAGAATTATGATGAGTATGTGTATGTTGATAATGCTTGGGTAAAAATTGGTGATACAGGAATTGACCTTAGTCAATATCTTGAGATTGCTGATTTTGAGACTGCCATTGCTGATTACTATGATAAAGATGAAATTGATGCAATGATAGCAAGCTACTACACTAAGACTCAGGTTGATAATCTTATTGGGCCTATTGAAGAAGTTATTCCTAGCGGAGCAAGTTCAAGTAATAAACTTGCTACTGCTAGTGATGTGGCTGCTAAGCAGGATGCATTAACTTTTGATAATGTGCCTACAGAGAATAGCAATAACCCTGTTAAATCAGGTGGTGTGTATAGTGCTTTGCACAATATCAATGTAGAAGCTACTAATGAGAATTTACTTGATAATGCATGGTTTACCGTAAATCAGCGTGATTTTAATGACACCTCAGGTGGTGGTACTGATTCTTATCGTTTTGACAGATGGCATGGAACATATAGTTATGATGCTACTAATAAACTCCCTGCTTTTACTGGAGTTCAATACGCCATTCAGCACTTGAATCCTGAGTTGAAAGATTTCCTAGACGATAAGGTTCTTACAGTATCAATATTGTATAGTGATGATACGCTCGAGACTGGTTCTATTACTTATAAAAAACAGCCAAGTAATTGGATTACGGTAAGTACAATCAGTAAAGTTTATGCTCAGATTGGATATAATGCTACTGCTTCCAATCCTTTAAATGGTGCTTTTTGTATTACGGATAGAAACAATGAACTTTCAATTAAAGCTGTGAAACTTGAAGTGGGAGCAGTATCTACATTACTAAGTGAAATTCCTCCTGAATATGAATCAGAGCTCGCTAAATGTAAAACAAGCATTGCTGATATTGCTAATGATAAATATACTAATCAAGGCGGATATTTCTTAACAAAGGATAATTCTATTCTTGGAGCAAGAAATCTTTTGCCTAACAGTAAAATTACTACTACAGTTGGTGGAGTTACTTACACTGCGCAACCTGATGGAAGCTATATAGTAACAGGAGCAACTTCTTCTGATTCACCTAGCTACAGTGATGTTATTTCAAGCTTTATTTTAGCTGCGGGAACATATATTTTATCTTCTCCAAATACAGAAATTACTAGCGATATTGAATTTGTACTTGACAATATCACCTCAGGAACTGCGGTACGTGTAGCAACATTGTATAATTCAACTGCTGTTACATTCACTCTTGCTTCTGATGCAATATTACATTGCTATATGTGGATAAATAAGAGTATCACATTGCCTGTTGGCGGAGTACATTTTTATCCTATGATAAAATTAGCCACTGATATGGATGATACTTATTCTCCTTATACTATGACCAATAGGGAGCTAACAGATCTAGTCACGTATCAAGATGTAACTCTTACAACCAATTCTTCGGGACGTGCAGAATTAACAGCTGATTACTATAAGAGAAACATTATAAGCGCTGTGTGTTTAGCGCCCGATTATTGTGCAATGTCTATAGCTAACTTTAATGGTTATGGCAACAGGCTGTTCTATTGTCGAAATATGGCTACGGATACCATTTTAGCTAATACTCAAATAACTGTTAGATTATACTATCTTAATAAGTAATTTCATTATTTTAAACAAGAGGGAAAGGTTAATAGCCTTCCCCTCTTTCTTTATTTGGATAAATCTCTTTATCTCCTATACGTGGAGTGGGATAAACATAAGATTTATCCCCTACAAAACTAAACGTGGAAACACGTTAGAAAGGAGATTTATGTCGGTCAATAAATATACAACACAAGGTGGTCTGCAGACTTTAGCTAATGGCTCTCGTTGTTGGATTGGAACAAAAGCTGCATATGAAGCTGCTGTTCAAGCAGGCACAATGGAAAATGATATCCTCGTTGCAATTACAGATGATGACGATGAGTATAAGACAAGTACAATAGCACAAAATGATAATAGAGTTATCACTAGTGGTGGAGTTTATGATGCTTTGACTATAAGTTCGCTACTTTATACTAATGTAAAATGGGTGTACATGGGTAGTAACACTAATATTGAGTTGCCGAGTGGAACATATCTCATACTTGCAGTAAAGCCTCAATGGAAGAAACAAGCTATTTTTAGTGTCGATAAGGTTAATGGTATTGCTGAGATAATCAATGTAAATAACTTATCAATAACTAAAACAGATACTACAAGTGGTTTCAAGATAACTTTCGGAGATACTTACATGCAGCCAATCATCATGTGTAGAAACAATTTTACATACACATTATCATAAAGAAAGGAGACCTAGACTATGAGCTTGAAATACCGAGACCATAATGGGGTCTCCAGAATTATAAGTGGGATTACCCCTGGAGGGGACCTTGAATATGGCGCTGTGGCTACTAGAAGCGGTACTATTAGCGTTCCTGCTCTTGCAGCAGAAGCAGAGTCTTCTGTAATAGTAGTAACTTTTTCTGATCCAATGCCCGATGCAAATTATCTAATTGATTTTAGAAATAGTTCCACCAAAACTAATATTGGTGTTAACTCTAAAACAAAAGATGGTTTTAGGGTGTATGTCAAGAATGTAGCTGCGTCATCAGAATATGCTTATTCCATAGACTATACGGCATTTAAAATATACGATGTTGCAGATGCCGAAACACTCTACTCTACTGTTCAAGACATCGAAGCAATGATTCCTGCTAGTGCATCAAGCACAAATAAGTTTAGTACAGCTTCTGATCTTCGTACAGAGACAAGAGCCTTAGACAGAAGACTTGATGACGTAGAAGATGTAGTTCCTGACTCAGCTTCTATCAGTAACAAATTAGTCACACAAGATGATTTAGATAATGCAACTATTGAAGAACTTGGTGATATTGAAGATGTAGACGTTTCTACTGTTACCGATGGCCAGACAATCATTTGGGATGCTACTAATTCTAAATGGGTAAACGGTCAGGGTGGAAAAACTTATACCGCAGGAGATGGAATCAACATAAGTAACACAGATGAAATCTCAGCCAAGGTTGACGACACAAGTATCACAACAGATACTAATGATGCGCTTAAGGTAGCTGACACATATAAGACAACTTTTGTTGGCACTCAAGCACAGTGGGATGCGCTTAGTACTTCGGACAAAAAGAAATATCAGATTGCTAATATAACAGATGATGTTATTGGTGGTGAAGTTGCAGATGCTATTACTGATGGTGATGGCAGACCGGTAACAAGTAATGCTGTATATGACTATCCTATTGATAGTATTACAGATGGTCAGCATAGACCACCTACAAGTAATGCGGTATTTGATGCACTTGCTCCGCTTAGACAGAATACTAATGGATATTTTGTACTACCTAATGGATTGAAAATTTGTTGGGGTGGAGTTGGTGGTTATGCTAGTGGCACGACTTCAGGGCCTCGTATAACTAATTACCCAATTACATTTACTGAAAAACCTAGAGTATTCTTCAGTACAAAACAAGGCCAAAATTCAAGCGAAGTATATGTTTATGATTCAATATATGATTATGCCAATAGCACAACTTCACAGTTAAAGAGTTATCATCATTGGACTGTTCGTGGAGATACTAGTTCAAGAGGTTGGTCTCAGGATGACTATTCATATATTGCAATAGGATATTAAGAAAGGAGCGAGATATGTCAGTAAATAAAGTAAGTCAAACAGATGGTTCACTCGCTCCAATCGCGGGTGCTACATGCTATGCCGATAATCCTATCGGTTCTATTTTGCCTTTTGGTGGTGCTACAGCTCCTCGTGGATGGTTCCTCTGCCAAGGACAGTCACTTCTTAGAACTGAATATGCAGAACTCTTCGCAGTGATTGGTACGAGTTTCGGCTCAGCTGATTCAACACATTTTAATATTCCTGACCTTCGAGGAGAATTCCTTAGAGGTGCAGGAACTAACAGCCACAGTGGACAAGGCAATGGTGGCACAGTTGGTCAGCATCAAGATGGTACAGAACATACACATGCTTATGCATATTCGGATAACTCTTTTGGTGTATTTGCATCTAAGAAAGGCTCTGGATTTAATGCAACAGTTGACAAAGTAGATTCGGTTGTTGCGCAGGAAGTCGAGTATATCAATACTAGCAGTATTAACAAAGGTGATCAATCTGATTATATTGCTTTGTATACTTCTCGTCCTACCAATACTTCAGTTAACTATATCATCAAGGCCAAGAGCGTTGCTCTTCCAACAGATTTTGAGGTTGCGATTGATGGTATTCAAGATAATATCAATAAAAATGGTAGTAAGAATATATTACCATTTGAGTTGAATGACTTAAAAATACTCAATACTGCTGGCACATGGGAAGCAAATAGCTATACTTATGGTGGTGTTACTTTTGTTGTTAATTCAGATAATACTATTTCAACAAGTGGAACCTCAAATGCAAGGTTTGGATTTACTATATGCCTAAATTATGATGCTAGAAATATGATTTTATCTGGATGCCCTCAAGGCGGAGCACGAGCAACATATTCATTGCAATACTCAAACTATAACGATCAGTCATTTGCAGATACTGGTAAAGGGTATACTATCCCTGGCACAGTTAATGCAGGAACATGGCGAGTTGTTATTTGGATCGAATCAGGTGCTGTTCTTAATGGCCTTGTATTCAAACCTATGGTTCGTCTTCCATCTGACAAAGATAGTACTTATGCTCCTTATGCAGAAACAAACCGAGAATTAACAGAGGATACAACTGGACTCGTATACAGTGAAAGCAAAATGGGTGCTGTAAACTATTTGCGTTATAACCTCAATCAGTTAAAAGCTTTAAATACCACCGGAACATGGTCTAACAATGTTTATACTGAGAGTGATGTTAGCTTTACTGTTAATTCTGACAAATCAGTTACGGTTACCGGACAAGCCTCAGCAACTGTTAATTTTAAATTGACACCAGCAACTAATGGTTCTAGTTGTCTTCATGATACTGGGTGGTTCCGGTTCTTAATGTCAAACAAAGTAGGTTCAAATTCTACATTCTTAATGATAATCTATTCATTTGATGCAAATAACACCAAGATATTCGACACTATATTTGCAGATCCAAGAGGGGAAGATATCAATATAAATCTTGTCCCCGATAGATTGTATTTTGGAATTAGAATCTATCAAGGCTATAATGCAAACGGTTATACATTTAAGCCTATGATAACCGCTGCAGGGGATCCTAATGGTAACTATGAAAATTATGTGCCCTATAGGATAAACAACAAAGAGTTGACAGAGAGTTTCTATGATAATCCATGGCAGTTTGCAGGAAGTGGTCTGACTTGGGCCACTGGATTTACCTACAACGCTGGTGGTTATCAGAAAATAGGTAATATGGTTTTCTTTGCATTAAGAGCAACTGTATCTTCAACTGCTAGTACTGGAGATATACAAGTAGTGTCAGGTTTGCCTAAACCATTTACTACCAATAACATATTCACTTTTGCTTGTCATGACAGTTCTGGTTCTGGCCATGTATGTTTTATGCAAGGAAGTACAGGAGCTATAAATATCAGAAATAAGCCTAATGGTGGTTCAGTCGCTATGACAGGATTTTACTTTAGTGCATATTGATGGTAATAGCTACTCTCCTATTATATAAGGAGTATAAAGTTAAGGAGCTTAACAGCTCTTATTTTTTTGCACAAAAAAAGAAAGGAGCACCTGATATGTCGGTAAATAAGCGAATGCCCAATGGCGTTCTAAAAAAGATTGCTGGGTTGGGGACATATGTAATCGACTCAGTGCTCGACAAAAATTCAACTAATGCTGTCCAGAATAAAGCTATTGCCAATGCAATGGATACAAAGCAGAGTAAGATTTTTAAGGGTACAACTGCTGAGTGGACAGCTCTAAGTACAACAGAAAAAAGTAAGTATGAGTTTGTTGTGCTTACAGATGACTAAGAGGTAATGTATGAATTTCATAAAAACAAATGACGAAGAACTTGCCAAGAATCTCAGGTTATCAGGTTATAAGGAACTTAAGAAACAAGGCAAGTTCTTTGTATTTCTGAACAATGGTAAATTAAAATTTACCGAAGAACAGGAACAGAAAATGATACGCACAAACAAGATGGAGGTCTAAACGTGAAAAAGAAACTATTAACGCTAGAAGACCTTGTCAAGTTTTGTAAAGCCCAGAAGATGTATAACTTCAGTGCTAATGATGAAGATGGCCCTATATATGTTCAGGTGCCAGCAGCTTTCAAGAAAAAGGAAGTAGAAGATCCTGCTTATCTATATGTAGACCTTAAGGCTTTTCATACTGGAAGAAATAGAAACACCAGCTCTGTAACTTATGATGCAGCAAAAAAATCCTTGGATACTTTTTCATACAAGCCTATCCTTGCAGCTTTTATGACTAAAGAGGACGGTGAAGAAGATTTCACTACTCATGAAATGGAACTGGATGAAGATGGAAATGTTGTTTACATTGAGCATCCAGTAGGTTGCTTTACTACAGATAAGCCAAGGATGGAAAAGGATTCTGAACATGAGGATAGATATTATATCTATGCCACTGGCGTGATATATCGCGAATATAGCCATGCTGCAGATATCATCGAGCGTAAAGATGGTACCAAGGTATCAGTAGAACTCATGGTTAATGAATTCCAATATGACGAAGAAGAAGATCTTTTACTTTTGACAGACATTGAAGTATCTGGAATTACACTTCTTGGAACCAACCCGGAAACCGGGGATCCGGTTGAAGAAGGTATGGAAGGTGCAAGACTTGACATTAAAGATTTCAGCAGAGACAACAACAGTGTTTTTGCAAAAGAAGAAATCAAACAGTTTATCCAGGATTCCATAAGGGAGGCCTTAGATAATATCAATTCTCAGAGGAAGGAGGAAAACAATCAAATGAACCATTTCGAAGAATTACTCGAAAAGTATGGGAAGACCGTCGAAGAAATCACATTCGCATACGAAGGTTTGTCAGATGAAGAGCTTGACGCTGCTTTCGCAGAGGCATTTGAAACAGCTCCTGAGCCTGAGAATCCAGAGCCTCAGGGAGAAAGTGTTGAGTTCTCAGTAACCTACAAAGGTGAGACGAAGACATTCGCAAAGTCACTTAATGACCAGATTAAAGAAATCACAGAGCTTGTCAACGCTACATATGGCGGAGAAGACAATGATTATTATGACTGTGAAGTATTTGATGATAAGACAGTTCTTTTCCATGGTTGGTATCAGGGAAGACACTTCAAACAGAGATACGGAAACAAGGAAGGCAATCTTGTTCTAAAGGGTGAGAGAACTGAAGTATTTGTTCGCTACCTTACAGAAGAAGAACTGGCCGCTCTTGAAGAACTTAAGTCAAAGTTTGAAGCTATCTCAAAAGATTTTGAGGCAGTAAGTGTTGAACTCGGCCACTATAAAGACGAGCCTAAAAAGATGGAAGCTCTTGAGGCTGAAGATTATAGCGCTCTTTCAGAGAACGCAGAATTTGCAGCCCTCAAGACAATGGACGTTCATTTTGAAATGTCCATCGAAGATGTAAAAGCAAAAGCAGATGCGATACTTCTTGCAGCAGCTAAAGCTGGGAAAGTTGATTTTTCTAAGAAGGAAGAATCACATAAAAAGCCTATTCTGAACATTGCAAAAGTATCAGGAACATACGGCAACCTGATTAAGGATGCTAAGGGATTACACTAATTAGAAAGGAGAACATCTATCATGATGACAGCCGATTTTACTATTGGAAGCCACGCTATTGGATATCCTGCAAATGTGGCATCACAGCGTTATGGCAATCATATGCCAAGCGTAAAACTCTCAACAGATACTGACAACGGTAATCTTATCGCAGTTGGTGCATGGAAGGCATGGGATTATTTTGAGGAGGCAGCTGTAACTACATTTACAGGAAAGATCATTGCTCAGAATCCTGATGGCACTTTCCTTGTTCTTGTAACAGATCCTGGCGATGCTGTATTCGTATACACAAAGCCTCTTACACCTTATGAATCTCCAGCTGCTCTTAAGCAGGAGAAGGCATTCTTCAATAAAGCTGGTGATATTGCACGTACATATGTGCTTACAAAGTTTGACCGTATCGCTATAAGTGCTGAAGGTTTCGACGGTACTCCTGTTGTTGGTAAGAACATTACTGGAGTTTCTGCTAAGAAGCTTACAGTTGGCGCATAAATCTAGGAAAGGAGGAAAAATTAACTATGATGAATTTTAGCACAGACAATCTCCGCACAGTATTTGCTGATGATAATAAGTTTGATAAATTTGAAAAGCTCTGCTTTGATCTCGTTCAGGGTAACCCTATGTACGATGTAGATGACAACGGAAATCAGGTTGTTGTATCAAAGAGAGATGCTAATAAGGCTATCCAGAAAGTATTCATGGATATCTGCGGTCTTTCAGAGGAAGATCTCAAGTCAAAGAAAAAGAGAAAAAGAGCTGAGCAGGCTCATGCTGTTGAGGTATTTGAAGTTATCGAGAACGTCATTGACTTCAAGATCGAGGCAGGATGGAAAGAGTCTGAGTTCTTCAATAACTTCGTTGAGGTTCACAACGTTGCTCTTGGCGATGCTGAAGAGTTCAGAACAGAGATGCCTACTCTTTTCGTAGTAAGCGATTACTCTGGTGATAATCATGATCTTACAATGCAGCAGTATCCTGAGGGAAAGGTTATCCCTGTAAAGGCAACTCCTAAGTATATTAAGACTGGTAAGGACATTGACCTTATTATTCTTGGAAGAGTTGATTTTGATAAGTGGGTATCAAGAATTGCTGAATCTTATGTTCAGTACACACAGAAGCTTGCTTATGATGCTCTTCTTTCAGTTCAGAATACTCTTCCATCAGCTTATAAGGGAAGCGGTGCGCTTTCAGCTTCAACTAAGGATAACTTTGATGCTCTTATTGAACAGGTTGAGGCTATCAACGGAGCTACAGCAGTTATCATGGGAACTAAGGTAGCTCTTAAGAAGATTACTGCTATTGCAAATGTTCAGTGGGCGTCTGAAGATCAGAAGAAGTCTATCGCTGATACTGGTAGACTTGGTAACTATGAAGGCACAATTCTTATCGAGATTGAGCAGAGACTGTCACTTGCTGACGGTGTAACAAGAATGATTGATAATGACCTTCTGTGGATCTTCCCAACTGTTGAAGACAAGTTCATCAAGATGGTTGATGGTGGTGAAACAACTCTTGAGATTGATGAGAAGGGTAGACTTCAGGATGACTTTGAGACTATCGAAGTTGCAAGAGACCTTGGAGTTGGTGTTGCCCTTGGCCAGTACATGGGTGTTTGGGATCTCAACCCTTAATTATTGAGAAGGATTAAAAGGAGAATAAATTAAATGCCAAGAACTAAAATGGATAATCTCGTAAAAGAACTTAATGCCGAAGATGGATTTAATCAGGAAGAGGCTGCTGTTGAGCAGCCTCTTAAGAAAAGAATTTACAAGAATGGCGATATGGTAAAGGTGTCATCAGTTGTTGCCGGAGTGCTTGTCTATTCAGATGAAGTAACTGGTAACAAATATACATGGCCATCTTTTGGAGATGTTGAGGAAGTAGAATACTCAGACCTTCTTCGCATGATTAAGAAGAGGCAGGTTCTGTTTAAGCCAAGTGCTATTGTTCTGGATAAAGATTTAATTGAACAGAACAAGACTTTGAGCGAGCTTTATGCTTCTCTCTATACTCCACAGGAGATTCGTGAAATCTTATCTCTTGATCCAGCATCTCTTAAAGCTAAGATTGAATCCCTTCCAGGAAATGTAAAGGAAAATGTTAAGGACGTAGCGATCATGATGATTGATCAGGGCGAGCTTGATAGCGTAGCTAAGATTAAAGTCCTTGACGAGCTTTTCGGTACAAAGCTTCTTATGAAGATGGCACAGTAAGCAAGGAGGTTTCAAATGGCCTCTATTAATTATGAATCTATATTCAGACTGTTCTTAGGCAGTATTACAGATTATAATCTTGCTTCCTTAGAGGAGAATGACGCTAACGACTTAATGAAGGAGTATCTTCACAAGGCACTTGGTGCATCTTATTTGCGTAAGGTCTTCTCCTCTATTGTTTTAGATGATGAGTCAAATACTATATCTTATGTTATGGCACAACCGACAGATGATGAATCCGATTCCGAGTTTGTCACTAATGCCGTGGCTAAATGGATGATATATGAGTGGGTTGCCAATCAGGTAAATAATACTACTCTAACTCATCAGATAATCTTTTCAAGTAAAGAGAAATCTTTTTATTCTCAGCAGGCTCAACTTGCGACGAATATGAGCTTGAAAGATCGTCTGTATAATGAAGCAAGAAATTATGTAATGGACAGAGGGTTTATTCACAACTCCTATTTAGGAGGGTGAAGCCATGGGTAATGTAATTAAATATACGTATGGTGATTTTGCAGGTCTTCAGATAAAACAGATCAAAGCGAAAATGCGTAGACAGATATTCTTTCTGTTATGCATAGTAGACCCTAAGACTGCTAAGGATTATGATGTTGACCCAAGTGCTGCAATAGAAAATGTACTAAGGACATATGGTAGCCTTAATGATTTATTAGGATATCCAGAAGAATTAGTCGAGGTTATGGTTATGCTTAATGCTGCCTATCAGGAATATCAGAAGGGAACTGAAGATATGAACTGGAAGGTATACCGTAAACTCATTCTAGATGCAAGCAGTGCGGTAAGCAGAATTAAGGAGGTGTGATTATGCCTTCTTTTGATGTGTACAAAAAGATGCTTGGCAATAATAACATTGGGCAGGCCATTAAGGCTCAGTCTGATATGATAATGGAAGCTACATGGGATAGCGATTTAGATGCTAAGACAGCATACTTCTATTCTCAAAAGTATGACGATGAGTTTGAGAAATCGGATGATCTTCATCCGGAACTGTCAAAGACAAAGATTCCAGTAAAAGTTAAACTTTTCGAAATGGAATACAACTCTCTCTCCAAGGATGAAGTTGCATGGCATCTTATTTTTCAGCCAAGTTTTGATTACCATCAGGTTATTCCATATTACGATGAAGACTTTGCAAAGGTTACGAAAAGTATGTTTCCTATTGGACTTTATCTGGATTATCCAGACTCTAAGGGAATATATCATCGTTGGCTAGTTGTTGGTCAGTATCGTTATTATGGTAATCAGTTCCCATCTTACCAAGTATTGCCAGCAGATTATAAACTGCAGTGGATATTTGAAAGAAAGAAGTATGAATGTTGGGGAGTTCTTCGAAGTCAGAATTCGTATAATTCTGGCGTGTGGACTGACTATAAAACTACTGAACCTGAGAATCAAAAGATTATCTGGATGCCATATAATGATAAGACTGTTAATATCTTCTATGATCAGCGAGTTGCTATTTCTGAACCAAGGAAAGAACCTGTTGTTTGGAAATGCACTAAAGTTGAAGATATGAATGTCCGTGGTATTATACGAATCACATGGGCTCAGGATCAGTGGAATGAACACACTGATTACGTCGAAAAAACTGATGACGGTCTTGTGCGTGGTATTTGGTGTGATTATTTCACAACAGATGGCATTGCTCCAACAGATACAACTCCGAAAGAAAATATCCATTCAGTCATCTCCTATGTTGGTAAATCAACGATAAAGGTAGGTGGCAGTTATAAAAAGTTCACTGTTGATTTCTTCGATGGTGAAAAGCCGATTGACTTTATGTTAGGTCAATGGAAATTTGAGATTGATGGTAATGATGTAAGTAGCCTTCTAAAGACAAGTACAGATGATATCGAAAAGAATCAGATTAAAGTCCAGTTTATTGGAAGTGATAAATATATGGGTAAGACTTTAGTCGTATCCTATATTACTACTACAGGCATTACATCAAGTGTGGACATTGCAGTGACAGGAGTATAAGCCTATGAGTATAACAGAGAAAGAACTGGAAGAACTTCGTAGGCTTAGAACGCAGCCTGATGAAGTGGATGTCCGGTACAAACAAATAGTAATACCCAAATTATTAGCGAATAACAAGATCCTTTATCTGATCCATAACGAGGAACTGGAGAAAGCTGGTGCTGAGCCAGATGAGTATCTAGATATCAATATTCTAAAGCATTATCTGATACATCCCACTCAGACAAATGTAAAAAACTTTATCTGCATAGAGACATCTTTTGATGAAGTATCTCGTAGAAATTCAGTAATGAAGATCCAGCAGATTATATTTTATATTCTATGTCATCATTCAGATATTACTGTGGCTGAATTAAGCAGTGACCGACATGACCTTATTGCAGCTGAGTTGATCAATATGTTTCAGGGATGTAATGATTTTGGAACACAGTTAAAACTCATGTCTAATAAACCTAGTGTAGTAGATAACGACTATGCTTCTCGCACGCTTATTTTTGAGCAGCAGACTACAAACTCAATAACTAATGACAAAAGGACTATGAACCTTAGGAATGGCTATTGATAAAGTTGTCGTGTTGAGTGGCGATCCAGTTGCAATTTGTGATGGGATTACGGTGTATCAACCTACACTTAGGGAAATTAAAGACTACGGTGAATCTAAGTTTTTCAGTACATTCTGGACATTTTGTTCTTCTCCTTGGGATATGCCATCCATGCTTGATGACATGGGCGTAAATTTTATGGAGATAACTGAATGGGAACTATTTAGAAGTATTGCTATAGGTTTATCTCAAGAGGTTACTAAACCAATATTTGGTGATCTTGATTTTTCAAAGTTTGTACAAATGACAAGAAAGATGCCGGATGGTGAGACGGATGTTGTCCTCTATAACAAGGAAACTCAACAGATAATTGATGAAGAGATGTACAAAGCATTTATACCTTTTGTAAGAGAGGCTATTGGTTTTGAACACTCAGGTAAAAAGGCTGGTAACGAATATACTCGTAAGGCCTTGATCATTGATGACAGAAAGACTCGCAAAAGGAATGCAAGAAAACCTTATGAGTCAGCTCTGTTTAATGGGATTATTTCGCTAGTAAATACAGAGGAATGTAAATATGACTATAACACAATATTTAATATAACTCTGTATCAATTTACAAAATCTATCACTCAAATTCAAGGAAAGAAATCAGCATGTGCACTGTTGCAGGGTAGCATATCGGGATTCTGCGATACGTCAAAGATCCCTAAGATAGACTTTCAGTGGATGTACAGTGACAAGAAATACAATTCACCTCGCGGACATAAGCTGTTCACTGGTGAGAAACAAGCAATTCAGCAAGCAGGAGCGGTCAAATGATCGCTCTTATTTTATTTGAAAGGAGAATAAATCATGATTAATTTTGATCAGCTCGTAATTGATCGAGTTCTCGATGGTTGGTTTGAGGACAAAGATCTTAGAGTTCTTGCTGTTCTTGATCAGATTCAGAACTTCCAGGTATCTGTTTCTTCAACAACAAAGGATAAGACTGATGCTCAGGGAACTCTTATCAAGAGATTCTATACAGCTAAGCAGGCAGAGGTAACTGGTGAGAATGCAATCTTCTCTCTTGACCTCTCTGCAATTCAGGCTGGAACATCCAAGCTTACAGGATCAGACGTTACTCTTCCAAGAATCATTCAGGTTGCTAAGTCTGCTAATGCTCTTAAGCTCCCTGACACACCTATCGATGGTACTCTTATTGTTTATGGTACTCTTGACAATGGTGTTGTTGATACATCAAAACAGTATACTGCAGGTGCAGCAGCTGGTGAGAACACATATGCTGTTTCTACAGTAGAAGGTGTTACTACTATTGCTCTTCCTACAAATGCAACAGACTACGTACAGATTAAGTATGAGTACAAGGTTGCTGAAGGAAAGTCTGCAGCAAGAGTTAACCACGACGGAACACACTTCCCTAAGGAAGTTAAGGCTACATTCAGAGTTCTTTGCTCAGATGTTTGTGATTCTGAGACAGTAAGAGCATTCTACATTGTATTCCCTAAGTTCCAGATCTCTCCTGACTTTGATATGACTTTCGATACAGAGTCAACACAGGGCTTCTCCGCAACAGCATTCAAGGATTACTGCGCTAAGGAGCAGATCCTGTTCTACATTGCTATTGCAGAGGATTCTGATAAGTATGATGCAGTTCAGCCAGCAGAGCTTGAAGAGGCTGAGCCAGCTATTGCAGGCGCAAAGACAGAGGCTGAGGATGGATCAGTTGTAATGTTTGGTACACCAGTATCTGACATGCAGGAAGATGTAGTAGTTGCTGATGGCGCTATTACTGGTACTCTTAAGTATCTTGACACTGGTGCTCTTGCTGAGCATTGGGGCGCAGGTAACTTCCTTGCTCTTAAGTTCTCTGATATCCCAGCAACAGCAACATCTGTACTCGTTGGTCTTGATCCTTCAGAGAGCAGCGGCCTTGTTGAGATCATCAATGATCCTGACAAAAATGGTGCATTCAAGATTACAAACAAGAATACTCAGGTATTCAAGGTTGTTACATCTGATGGCACAAGCACAAATACTCAGACATTCTCACTTTCCGGTCTTACAACACTGGATTCTTAATGTCATTAACAGGCTAGGGGGAAATCCCCTAGCCTATTTTAAAGGAGTTAGTGTATGTCAAATATAAGAAATTGTATATGCTGTGGTAAAGAATATGAGTACTGTCCTAACTGCAACAAGGACAATAAGCCCATGTGGATGATGTCATTTGACAGAGCTGAATGCAAGGAACTCTTTAACCTGGTTTCAGCATATAACATGGGTCGAATTGGAATTGATAAGGTAAGAGCATATGCGAAAAATCATGGACTAAAACCTGAGGCATATATCGAATCGATTAGAAAAGTAATTGAAGTACCAAAGGATGCAGAGGTAAAAGCTTCTGTAGCACCTGCAACTTCTGATGTACGAAATAGAAATGACATGCCATTTAGGAGAAAAAAGAAAAGAAAAACTGGATATAGATTTAATACTGCAAGGGATATCCAGTGAATAATTGGGTATCCCTTTTTTTACCCTGAAAGGATTAAAAGGATGGAACCAAAAGTAAAACCAGCGTTTCAGACGCAGGAATATTATCCACACGAAGTTATAAGATGTAAAGATCGAAGACAACAGTATATCTGGTTAAGAGAACAAGTATATCCATTAGATGTTTATGAATCTAATGGCGATGTAATTATGATATTCCCTCGTAATGAAAAGACAAAAGAATTGTATAGAAGGTGGCGTAATAGAGAGTTATGAAGAAAACTACTCTCTTCTTCCCATTCGAGCCTGTTCCTAAGGGAAGACCAAGGTTTACAAGAATGGGTTGTACTTATACGCCAAAAGCGACTAAAGATTATGAAACAAAGATATCTGATTATTACAGGGAAAACTCCAAAGATTTTTATGAGATAGCCATTAGAATACAACTTACTTTCTATATGCCTATACCAAAGTCGGCATCAAAAAAGAATCGTACCTTAATGGAATCCGGATCTATTAAACATACCAAAAAGCCAGATACAGATAATTTATGTAAAGCATTTACAGACGCACTTAATGGCATAGCTTATAAAGATGATTCATTGATTACAACTCTGCATGTCTGCAAAAAATACGCATCTGATAATAATGTGGGGATAGAGATGAATATCTTGGAGGATGTAGAGTGATGGAAAAAGGAACATTGTTAGAACTAGCTTTGCGCTCTTCTACTAACAGAGAACTTCGTGAACAACAGCTACTCAATATTTTTGAAGTTAATTCCGTGGACGATATCCCAACGGACAAATTATTAGAGTACTGTAACAAACATTATTGTACGAAAGGAGTTTAATGATGGCTGCTAAATACGATATTGACACATATGTATATATTAAAGCTAAGGTTATATCTTCTACAACCGATGAAACTGGAACAGTATATCAGGTAAAGTATAGTTCTCAGGATAAATCTACTACACAGTTTTTCGAAGAGGACGAACTGACAGAGATTACTGAACCATAATCAGAGAGGATTAAAAGGGTATGAAATACGATAATAATGAAAAGATTACTGTGGAAAATCTACTTAAGGCCATGGCTAAAGTATCAGAAGCCAAACGTTCGTATGATTTCAGTAAACATATTACGCGACAGTATATGCCTTATACTGAAAAATGCGCTTTGGTCAAAAACATAATAGATAAAACCTCTTATGTTGAATCTGATGGGGTTAGAGTTTATCGCAGAAATACAAATAGTATGTTTTTTATTTTTTCTATAAAGATTATTGAGTATTATACAAACATAAAAATTGATGTTTCTCAGATAGCAAAGGAATATGATGCTCTCGTAGAATCTGGTGCCATGAATAACCTTATGGAACAGATACCTCAGAAAGAAGTATCTATTTTACAGGGAATGCTCGATATGGAAAGAGATGACTTAGAAGCTAATACACGTTCTCTAGTAGCTTACTTAGATGATAAATATGAGGCTATTAGGCTATCTTTTGACAGTTTCAATAAGGCTTTAGAAAATCTTAATGTTCAATCAAAAATCGAAGAGATTATACAGTGATTTAGACGTTCATAAGTATCACAGCTTATGAACGTATTTTTCAGAAAGGAGGTATAGTCATGGCGTATACATGGGATGATGTAGAGAACGATTTGAAACATTATGTCAACAAAATGTTATCAAGTACGGCTGGTAAGATAAGGGACGATTTAACTGAAGAAACTGCGCAAGCTATAGCTGACTTTTATGCCGACTATACTCCTGAATATTACCACAGACACGTTGATGCTAAAGGGCGACACTACAACTTTGGAAAGAATAGTTTTGAAAAATACTATTCTAATCCGCATGGAACTATTTTTAGTGGTGGTGTAATACTCACTCCTAGCAGAATGGATGATATATATCAAGATTCAGTACAAGAAGTTTTTGATACGGTTTATCATGGCTTTCACGGTGTATCAAGCATGTTCGTAAATCCATATACTTTTTCAGTGACTCCGGTCATGAGTCCGTCTCCTATTGAACGTATTTATGCAAAGCGTGATTACATCAGAAAACATATAGATAAATATATTGAATACGGAAAAAAGAAAGCGAATGCTGAATCGTATATTACTTTAGGAAAGGAGTGAGCATATGGCCACAAATGATGTTGCAATCAAAATTCCGATAACCTTAGATAAACCTATTGACGAATTTATTGGTAATATAAGGAAATCCCTTGGCAATGTTAAAAATATGGGCCTTAATGTAGATACATCTAACATTGAAGAGGCTCTTGATTCCTACTTAGATGCTTATAAAAAGATTTCAAGTACCAAAGTTAATACAGGTACATTCAATAAAGCTCAGCAAGAGTTGTCTAAAGAGATTGATAATCTCAAAGAACGTACAGAGACTCTTGAAAAAGGGTTAGTCAGTCTTGTAGATGTTATGTCAAAGACTGATGGTGGTAGATTTGCAAATGATTTAAAAGAGCTGAAACAAGATATGCAAGGACTCGCCAATGCTACCGGGGAGGCAGTTGCTGCTATTCAGCATATGACAGATATTCGCGAAGACAGTACTTCATTGCGCGAGACTCTTACCATTTTAAAAGAGATACAAAACATGAAAACTTCCGGGAAAGAGTCCGGAGCTTTTGGAAGCTTTAAAGAAGCTAGGAAAGAGTTAATTGCGCTTTATAAAGATATTACTGCAAAGAAAAATGAACTGGCTAATCTCGAGATTATAACTGATGATGATAAACTTAGAGCGGCTCAATTGCAAAAAGAAATCACTTCTATGTCTTTGGCATGGAAAGAGATGTATACTGCAAATTCAAATGCTTTTGGAGATGATTTTGCCAATATAGAAAAAAATTCTGTAAAGATGGCAAGTGGTACTAAAAAGACACTTGAAAACTTATTTGATGCAGTTGATGAAATTTTAGGAAACATTCGTGAAAATGTTGATCAGAATGCAAGATACATCAGGGAATCTCTAGGTCTTTTAGATAGTATTAACTCTGTCGAATCCGATAAGAATACTCTAAGTGTACATGCTAAATTAGGTACTACTGTAAAAGGATTGACAACGCAGTTCTCAAATCTCTTGGATAGTGTGCAGTCATATCTTGATAGCAATCCACTAGAGGTAGGGGTAACTATAGCTACTGATTGGAGCACAAGAAGAAATAAGGAACTTCTCAAGCAGTTTCAGGAAAAAATAAACAACTTATCAGATGGTACAGAGGTTTCTGAACTTCGCAACCTATATAATGATATACAAAAGACATTTGGAAATGAAATCAATTTAAAATTTAAGAGTAACTTTGATGAAGAACAAAAAGCAATCAGGGCTGGTGTTACATCGTTAAAAGCTGAAATTGGAAAAAAGTTCGAGTTAAATCCAAAGTTTGGAAAAGATACTGTAACCAAGTTGCAGGCCCAGTTAGATAAGATATCCCAAAAGATGGTGCTTACAATAGACCAGGTAAAATTATCTGATGGTGCTATACAAGCAGCCGCTACAATGGAAGAAGAGAGCCAAGAAAAAGTTGCTATTGAGTCTGGTGCTATTTCTTCAGTCATTGATGCAATGGTTGAAAAATCAGAACTTTTAAATAAACAACTTGCTCCAATATGGCAGCTTCTTGTTGAAATCAAAGATGTTCTTAATCAGTATCCTGTTGATTCTATAGTTGACTCAACAAGGGAGTTGGTAAGAGTAATCCAACAGGTCTTTGGTGTTTTGTCTCAAGAAGATCTTGATAATATGTTTTCCGGATTACAGAAAAGGGCTAATGCTATTTCTGGTTCTTTAAAACTCGGTGTAAATCAAAGAGAACTACGATCTATACTTGAAAGCTTTAGAGAATATCAAGAACTTGGTGGTAAAAATACATTTGCTGATTTAGGTGGAAACGAATATGTTCAGCGTTGGTTTAAGAATAATAAAGATTTGATTCTTGACACCAAAGACGCAGTTGAAGAACTTGGTAAGGCTGAAGAGAAAGTTATAGCTGATGCAAGTGAAACAGCTTCTCTTGAAAATCTCAGTGCAAAACTTGATGATGTTATAAAAAAAATTCAAGAAAAAACAGATGAGTTCCGTAATGAGGAAACCATTGTCTCTCAAGTAACAGCAAGCGAGGTACTGGCACTAGATAATGTATTAAACAAATTGACAGAGATAAAGGGTAACCTCAGCAAATTGTTCAATACGAAGCAGATAAATAATATATCTTCTACTCTTCTATCTACATTAGATAAAGTAACAGACAAGACTAAACCAGTTTCAGAGTATCTGACGGATCTTGAAAAAATAAGTACAGCTTTAAAGGATATCACTGGATATTCTGATAGCGTAAAGATTATTTCTGAAACTTCTGTTGCTACAGAAGATATAGTAAAAATCACTAATGCAATCAGTGAATTAAAATCTGACATACAAAGTATTCGTACTGCATTAGCTGACGGTACTATTTTCCGTGGAATATCAGAATTGGCCCCGGAAGATGCTGCTAATATTCAGTCAATAGTTGAATCCCTGTCCGAACTCGATAAGGTTTTACCATCAAATAATTTTGGAAAGAATCTTGATAAAGTTCGAAAGTTTGTTAATAGCTTCAGTAATAATAAAGGTGCTGAAAGAATCAGTAAAGCAGCTGAAAACATAAAGAAACTTAGGGAAGCATTAGACGGAGAAGTTAGTTCTAATAGCCTCCTTTTAATTTTTCAGAAATTGTCTGAATCTACTGATATTTCAGGTCTTGTTAAAGAAATCAAGAATCTTTTAAAGGTGGAAGCTGCAGCGAATCAGGCTGCTGTTGCCAAAAAAGAATTCTCTGAAGCAAATAAAAAGATGAAAGAGTCTGCTGATGAGTCCAGTATTTCTATTGAAAAAGAAAAAGCAGCTCTTGAAAAAGTATGGAATAAGCTTAACGATCTGAACCAGGCCAAGTATATGCCTGGTTATGTTGAACAGATTGCTGAAATTAAATTGGCAATGGATGGTATAGATGATACCGCTTCTGAAGCTGCTGAAGCTTATAAATCTCTTAGAGAACAAGCTGAACGTCTTTGGAAGGAAAAAGGGTTCCCTGAATGGAAGAAAGCTGCTGAAACATCAATTGCAAGCCTTCAAGTTAAAATTGAAAAGTTTGGTGCTAATAACACTGCCATTAGCAGAAAATTTAGAGACGAGTTAAATAAAATCAGACAAGCTCTTCACGACGGGATGTCTATAGAAGAAGTTCAGAAATTAGGTGCAGAGTTTAAAAAACTTGAAGCAAAGGTAAATGCTGCAGGTCAAGGTGGACTTGGTTTCTTTGATACACTTCGGAAAAGAATCGTTGGAGTTAACGCACAACTTATTGCTCAGTACTTATCATGGCAAGATATTATCAGATATGTACGTCAAGCTGTAACTACAATACGTGAATTGGATGATGCCTTGGTAGATTTGAAAAAGACAACAACCATGTCTAATTCGGATCTTGAAAAATTCTATTTCAATGCAAATAGTATTGCCAAGGAAATGGGCGTAACTACCGAAGAGATTATTAACCAAGCAAGTTCATGGTCAAGACTTGGATACTCTACAAAAGAAGCATCTGAACAGATGGCTCAGTTGAGTTCACAGTTTGCTAGTATATCTCCGGGTATGGGAGTTGAGGAAGCTCAGACTGGATTAGTTTCTATCATGAAGGCTTGGAACGTTGATGTTGATCGTGTTGAACGTGATATCATGGATAACATCAATACTCTCGGCAATAAGTTTGCAGAAACAAACTCTGATATCATCAGTGGTATGGAAAGAGCTGGTGCTACATTAAGTGCCATCGGTATGGATATCGACGATTCTTTTGCTCTGTTCACAGGAGCGCAGGAAGTTATTCAAAATGCCGAGACTGTAGGTACTGCTCTTAAGACTCTTTCGTTAAGGATTAGAGGTTATGATGAAGATACAGAGGAATTATCTGATGATGTAGTGGCTGCTACTGGTAAAGTCGCAGATTTAACCAAAGTTGCATCTAATGGTTTTGCTGGTATTTCTTTATGGGCAGATGCAGAACAGACTCAATATAGGTCTCTTGTAGATTACCTTGGTGATATTTCGAAAATATGGGATGAAATTGATGCTAAGTCGCAGACTCAATTGTTGGAAAACTTATTTGGAAAAAGGGGTGCTTCTGTAGGCTCTGCTATCCTTAAGAATTTTAACCAAGTTGAAAAAGCATTAAAAGAAATGGAAGATGCTGCCGGATCAGCTGATCGAGAGATGGAAATTATTAGAGAATCCATCTCTTTTAAACTGAATAACCTTCAGCAGACTTGGGTTGGTATTATTCAAGGTTTAATAGATCGTGGCGATTTAGGAAAGCTAATAGATTTATTAACGCAGATTTCGGAAATACTTGGAAAAATCATTGAGGTTGGTGGAATTCCTGGAACAATACTTGGCACTATAGGAATAACTACAATTCTTCCTAACCTTGATAATTTGGATAATATCAAAGAGAAGTTTTCAGACATATTTAATTTCTTTAAGGAAGCACCAGCAGATATTGATGACACCAAGGATGCTTTAGACGATGTAGGTAAAGCTGCAAAACGTAGTTCTTTATCAGTAGGTACTTTGAAAACAAGTCTTCTTGCTATTGCGCAAAATCCTATAACATGGATTGTAGTAGGACTAGTTGCTGCTAAATTAGCATTCGATAAAGTAAATGTAACAGTTGAAGAAACTCAGGAAAAGATAGATGATATCAATTCAACAATTGAACAGATTACTTCTGAGGTAGAACAACTTAATGCCATTGAGAATCGTACTGATGGACAAGAAAAACGTTTACAATACCTTCAGGACGAATTGGAGATTCAAAAGGATCTTCTTGAAATTGCGGAAAGACGTAATCTTTTAGAAAAATCAGGTAGTAAATTTACTGATTACTTCGATAAAGATAACTGGAATACGAAGATAACAGGTTTTGAGAATCGTAATCCTCATCAGATGAAGTCTTCCGAAGCTTTCAGAAAGTATCAGTTTGAAGATGTTGCAGAAGAATACTCTAAATTGCAGGATGATATAGCGCAACTGAGAGCTAATCTTGAAAATCCAAGGCGAAGTGTTAATGAACATAATAAAGATTTAGCCGATGCTGAAAAAGCAAAAGCTAGGCTCGAAGAACTTGAGAGACAGACTTATGATAACTATTATGAGTCTATGGAAGACTACTATGATTTAAGAAAAACTGCTGAATCAATAGCAACTGCTTTGTCGGAAATAACTGAGGATAATCCTTTATACGATGTTTTGACAGACCTTTCTAATAGATATGATACACAGATAAAAGAGCTTGAGACTTATATTATACAAGTCGATAACTTGCTAGGTAGAGAATCTTCTGTAACTACTAATTCACGTTTCAATGAGTACAACGAAAAGTTTGAAAACACACTAGGATACGACGAATTAGCCAAGGCAACAAGTGAATTTACTCAAGAACAAAAGCTGCTATGGATGACTGTTACTGCTGGAGCTCGTAATGGTAAAGAAGCTATCGATCTTTGGAATAAGTCTCTTGCAGAGATTGATAAAGCTTCAACTGCATTAAGAAGAGTTGCAAAAGAACTTTCATTTACACAATCAATTTCTGATTTAAATGACTTAGAAAGTGCAATAAACAATGTTGGTAACGCTATAGCAAATATAGACGAGAATGGTAAGTTTCAGTTAGGAGATCTTGATAGCATTGCTGATTACTTCTTAGCATTAGAAACTGCCGAAAATAAGGTTGAATATGAAACAGAAGCTGTATCTAATGCATTGAAGCTTTTGGGCGAAGGCTCCGGAAGTGTTGAAGAACAAGCTAATGCTATCAATATTCTTGCAGATAATTATCTTCGAACATCCGGGATACTTGATGGACTAACCGAGAAGAACAAACAACTCTATATCACTCGGCTCCAAGATATGGGTATTATAAATGCTGAAACAATTGTTGAAGAACAATTAGCGCAGGCTGTGGCACAAGAAGCAGATATGAAGCTTATAAATGCCGAAATAACAGAACAGTTAGCTATCTTGGAAGATGCATTACAGGCAGAGGATTCTGAAACAGTTACTCAGACAATGAATGTCATTGAAGAACTCCTTAATGAGGCTGAAGCAAATGATACAACTCGTAGAGCTGTTGAGTATTTGATTAAGACACAGGAAATCTTTAGTAATCAGGATTTGTCGGTTAATGAAAAAATAAGCCAACTTGAACAATTGGCAACTTCTTACATGGGTACCGCAGAAGCTGCTGCTCTTGCTTCAAAGATTGAAGCACTTGAATCACAAAAAGGATTGATTAAGGGTGCTGGAGTTACAGCGGAAATAAAGGCTCAGCAAGTAAAAGCTATTGATGCACAGATACAAAGTCTGATAAACAAAAGTGCTAGTAATGTTACAAGTAATTCAAGGGTCAACTTTACCCGTGCTCAGTATAACGGTGGATCTAATGTTAGAGATCGATTAGGTTATACTCCGGATAGTACTATAGGTGCTTTGACTGGAGCTACTGCGAAAGCGCTTGAAGATTCTTCAAAGGCTGCTTCGGAATCCGCGAAGGAAGAATTTAAAGAAGCCTATGATTACTTCGAGCGATATATAAAGCTTTTGGACAAACAGGTAAGTTTGCTTGAAGCTCATCTAGAAGATGTTGTGGGTTCATATGCTAAGAACACTCTTCTATCTGCCGAAGAAGATACTATCAAGAAGAAGATGACAGGCTACGCTTCTGCTATTGATATGTATTCGGCAAAAGCAAGAGAGGCTTTGTCAAAAATACCAAGTGATGTTGCTCAGAAGTTATTGAATGGTGCAGTTGAAATTGAAGAATTTGTCGGCGAAGGTAACGAAGAAGTTTACAATGCTATTCAGGAATATGAACAATGGGCAGACAAGGTTGATGAGTGTAAACAACAGCTAGTTGAACTAAAAGAAGCTTTACGACAACTTGAACTTCAGAAGTTCAACAACCTTGTTCAGGACTTTGATGAATTATTTGATGTCCGTCAGACACAGATAGATCTTATTAGTAAGGCTATCTCACTGTTTGATACAGCAAGGGATAGAATCGTAGGCCGTGGTTTCTATGATGTATCAATTAAGCAGACAGAAAAGCAGTTAAGTAAGCTCCTTGAGGAACGTACTGCTTTAACTAACCAGATGACTTCTGCGTTGGCAAATGGAATAGATGTTGCGTCTGAAGAATGGTTTGAAATGGTAAAGGCCATTGAAGAAGTCAATGGAAAAATCCTAGATGCTCAACAGGCTGTTGAAGAATACAAGAATGCAATCATTCAGCTTTATGTAGATGCATTTGACCGTGAATCAAATAGGTATTCAAAACAGATTGAGCTTAGACAAAAGGCTATCTCAGCTCTTGAGAAACAGATTTCTGTAATCACATCTTCCGGTAATCTTGCCGGAGAATCCCTTATATCTGAACAAATTGAACAGACAAAGAAACAATTAGACATGCTTAAGAGTGAACGCTCTGAGCTTGTTAAGCGTATGAGTACTGCAACCGAGAATGGAGTCAAGGTTGCTTCTGACGAATGGTATTCCATGGTAGATGCGCTTAATGCAGTTGATTCAGCTATTCAAGACTGTGAGGAATCTATCAACAGTCTTGATGATGCAATCCTTGCATTGCATACGGAGACATTTGAAAGAATCCAGAATAGGTTTGCTTCTTTATCCAATGAGCTGTCCAATATGGCAGAGATGTTCACGGATAAGGACGTTGCTACATCTAATAATGTCTGGACAAAAGAGGGATTGGCGCAGCTTGGTCTTGTAGCTCAGCAGTATGAGTTAGCAAAGAAACAAGTAACCCAGTACACAACAGAAATCAGTGAGTTGAATGCCCAGTATGCTCGTGGTAAATATTCAACAACAGAGTATATTGAAAAGCTTGCGGAGCTTAAAGAGGCTCAGTGGTCAGCAGTTAAGGCTGCGGAATCTGCAAAGGAGTCAATTGTAGATATTAATAAGCAGCGTGTTGAAATAGTTGTTGATGCAATCAACAAAGAAATTGAAGCATTTAAGAAACTCACTGAAGCACAGAAAGAAAACCTTCAGGCAGAGAAAGACTTGCATGATTATCAGAAGCAGATAGCTGACTCATCTAAGAATATTGTTGATCTTGAACGTCAGCTTGCAGCTATGGCTGATGATAATTCGGCTGCAACCATAGCTAAGCGCAAGAAGCTTGAAGAACAGTTGGCTGAAGCACGCCAGGAACTTGCAGAAGAAGAATATCAGCATTCTATCTCAGCACAGCAGGAAGCTCTTGACCAGCAGGCTGAGGATTATTCTGAAGCACGCAATATAGATATTGAAACTCTTCAGGAAACTCTTGAAAATGAAGAGCTGATTATTACTGAGTCATTTGAAAAAATAAAGGAAAACACAGCCTTGATTGGTAGTGAAATTCTTACGATGGCTCAGCTCCTCGGAGTATCTATGTCTGAGGAATTGACAGCTCCTTGGCAGAGTGGAGAAAATGCTATAGCTTCTTATGGTGAGCTACTAACTGTACAGTCTTCTGCTTTCATACAACAGCTTAGTGATGTTGAAAATAGTGAATGGAGACTTCAGGAACAGGCTAACTTAAGTAGTCAGGCCATATCTGATATGTTTGGCAATAGAGCCGATGAGCTTGTTCAGCAGACGGATATAGCTAATGAAGCTACACGTAGAGAAGAAGCAGCTGCATGGGATGCATCAAGGGCAATAGCTGATGCATTTGGCAATAGAGCTGATGGTCTTGTTCAGACAATTGAGAATGCAAGAGGAAGTACAGAGAATCTTACCAGAATGTCTGATGCACTCTCTGGATCCTTGAAGAATTCTATTGATGGACAATATTCAGGTGCGTCTGCACAATCAGCACTGAATGGTATTGCTGAAGCTGCTAATGGTGTGGCAGAGGCTGCTAATAATGCGGCAAATGCTCTCTCTCGCATGGCTAGTGCTCAGCCAGTAAGTGTTCCGACTTATACTGGAAAAATCTATCAGCAAGGGTCTGATGGTGATTATTATTACGCAGGAACTGGTACAGTCTCTGGTAATAACATCTATGAGAAGAATGGAAAGATATATGTTGATAATGGTTATGCGTCTGGTGCAAGGACTATAACTCAGAATCAATTAGCATGGACACAGGAAGATGGTCCTGAAATGATTGTGTCTCCATCAACAGGAGCAATACTGACACCTTTGCGTAATGGAGATTCCGTAATACCTACATCACAGACTTCAAACATCTGGGAGTGGTCAAGGTTTGATCCTACTGAATTTGCTAATAAGCTTATACAGAGTATGCCTGAGGGTGTTGGTAAGGTACAGAATAACACGATGCAGGTTGGTAGTCTGGTAACCGTTAATGGTAATGTTAATGACTCGTTAGAGATGACAAAGATAGCTGCGCAGACTGCTAGTGTTAAGATCAAGGAATCCTTTACAGAACTGAGTAATGGATTAAACAAATGATTTAGAGGCGGATGAGTCTAATAGGCTTATCCGCCTATTCTAATGGAAAGGAGGGAATATGGTAATCACTTGCGATGATTTGATTTTCAATGAATTTCAGATGTCCAATTATCCGTTAGTCTCAGGAAATGGTTCTGATGGTGTTATAGATACAACTGATGATATGTCTCTAGCTCCCACTGCTACTACTGTATTTGTAGGAGACAAGATGTCTAGTCAGTATGTTAGCCATAAGTATGAGGCAGCAAATGAATTTACTGTAAGATTTGCAAAGGCTAACTGCCAGATCAATGATACAGATACATTTACTGAAAACGAGTTAAGAACCTACAACAGATTGCTCACAGGCAAGAAAGGATATTCATGGTTGAAAATAGTCAATAAGTCAGCTATGGAGACAGATTACTATTACAGAGCAATTGTTTCAAAGATTGAATATGAACGCCTTGGATATGACATAGTTGGATATGATGTAACATTCTTATGCGATGGTGGAATGGCATATTCAGAGGAGCAGACTATAACTGTTGCTGCAAAGGCTGATATCCCATTTTATATCTTCTCAAACTCAGATGACCTTTATGGATATATGCTTCCTACTGTCAAGATAAAAACAAGTACAGCCGGAACCCTCACGTTAACAAATAGTACAGACTCTTGGAGCTCTACTATAGATAACATGAACGCAAACGAGACTGTAACTTTTGATTGCAAGAATGAGTTATTAACATCATCTCGTACACGTACATATATCTTAAATGACTTTAATCTTCATTGGCCAAGAATACTTCCGGGTAAAAATGAGTATGTATGTAACATGAATGCTACCATTACGTTCACCTTTAGGGCGAACAGAAAGGTAGGATTTGTTACATGATCATAAACAGAAATACCTTGGGCCATATGGAAGACCGTCAGTTTATTTTATGTAAAGCGTCAGAAGAAAGGGTCGGTGTCCTTCAGTGTACCAATAAGAAATGGAGTCATAAATACAATGACTTGGATACCCTGTCATTTGATATCTCTTATATCACTGATGGAACACGTACACCTTTTTATGAGGATATTGATATCTTTAAATATATCCTTGTTCCTTCTGTAGGATTATTCGTTATAAAGGATATTACGACGAATAACGAGGCTACTGATAACGAATATAAATCAGTTGAATGTCAGGACTATTCTTCGCAGATTAGTCAGCGATATCTTGAAGACTTCGTGATAAATATGGGAACTACTGAATCTATTGATTCTGTAAGTTTCTATAATCCTGGCAATCAGCCATATAGCTTGATGCATCTGGTTTTAGAGAAATTGCCTGAATGGAGTGTTGGACATTGTGATGCGGCGCTTTGGACTAAGCGAAGGAGCTTTGAAGTAACTCGTCAGGATATCTATAGCTTTCTGATGAAAGATGTTGCTGAAGCTTTTGAATGTGTCTTTGTCTTTAACACCATCTCTAAGCAGATAAATATTTACGAAGTTGAGAATGTTGGAATAGATACCAATATCCACCTTTCATATAACAATCTGCTTGAAAGAGCTGAGCTGTCTCTGTCATTGGACGAGATTAAAACATGCGTGACTATAAAGGGTGATGATGATCTGACTGTCAGAGAAGTCAATATGGGTTATGATACCCTGTACAATATTGACTACTTTGCGGATCTTGACCATATGTCCGCTTCTCTTTTGGATGCATATACTACATGGAAAAACTTAGTTAATACTACGGTAGACCTTGATCTTTTTACATATAAGACTGGTGTTATCACAAGAGCTGAACTTAGTGGAAAGTCATATAAAGATGCATATACATTGCTGCTTGCAAAGTACCAGAATTACTATACTCAGATAAGTAAGTGGAACTCAACACTTATACCTTATGGGGTTAATACACGTAAGCCTGGTTATGGAACTATCTCCTATACCGAAGATGGTTCTGACGCTGTAACTTTTAGCAGACAGACAAGTACAGTCCTTGTTACTTCTCTCCCATCTTCGGGTGATAGCAATACTCTTTATCTGATTAAGGATACAAATAACATGTATCGTTGGAATGGATCCTGGGTGGATGTTAATAAGTGGTACAATTGCTGTCTTGCTACATTGAAAGAAAAGCTTGCATCCTTTGAAAATACTCAGGCAGTTGCAATGAAAGCAGGATATGGTGATTCTGAAAATACAGATACCACGATCCATGCAAGGTATATTGATACTTATCTTCCATCGCTTTATTCAGTTAACGCAATAACGAAACAGATTGATACAGTAAAGAATACTATCTCTGGTCTCGAATCTGATCAGGCCATAATCCAGACGGATAAAACGGTAATTGTTAATAAGACAGCTATGAAGAATAACTTCACTGCTGCACAATTGAAAGAGTTGTCCACATTTATTCGCGAGGAGGAACTGTCTACGGACAACTATGTTGTAACAGACGTGATGACAGAAGATGAAAGATTTGAGATGCTTTATGCGCTTTTGGAATATGGCCAAAAAGAACTTGCAAAAGTATCAACACCGCAACTTCAGTTTAGTGTGGATATGGTCAATCTTTTTGCTATTTCAGAGTTTGATATTTATTCTGGTGATTTTGATCTTGGGAATTATGTTTGGGTTACTATCCGGGATGATTACTCTATAAAAGCTAAGATATTGGAGATATCAATAGACTTTACTGATCCGACTCAGTTCAGTGTGACTTTTGGTAATGTAGCTCGGAAAGCTCGTAATATATTTACAGATGTGACAGATGCATTAAATGCTGCTACTTCTGCTGCTACCTCTGTATCATTCGGTGCTTCTAATTGGAGTGCTGCTGCACAGGAGACTGATTCAATCGGAAAAGCATTAGCTGATGGATTACTCAGTCAGTCCTATTATCTGGCAAATGCTGAAGATAATGAGACCCTCATTGATGAGAACGGTGTGTGGATAACGACAACCACTGGTGATCATGGCAGAGAACAGACAGATGATTACGATGCTATTTACCTAGGTGGTGGAAGGATTCTGTTTACGGATGATGGATGGCGCTCAGTATCGATGAGTGTTGGACGTGCAGAAGTACAGATGCCCTCTATAAATTCCAGTGGTGAGCTAATCTTCACAAAAGAATCTCTTTTCGGAACCTTCGCAGATTTCGTTATAGCAGGATATGTAGCAGGCTCCACTATTGTTGGTGGAGATATCTACTCTTCTAACTATAAGACATCATCGAATAAGAACAGTGGTAACCGTGGTACTCATATGAACCTGAACGACGGTACATTTGAGTTTAACAACAATGGTAAGAAAAGACTTACTCTCAACTCTTCAGGAGTCCTTGAAGTCAATGGTGTTATTCAGGCTTCATCAGGCCATATCGGTTCAGATGACAATGGTGATGGTGGATTTGTTATAGAAAATAAAAAGCTCTATAATGGCAAATCATCTTTCAATGGTACTACTAATGGTATCTATCTGAATTCAGACGAGGGAATATCTCTTGGTGCTTACAATTCATCTACCGGAAAGAATCCATTCAGCGTAAATAATAGTGGTTATCTTGTGTCAGCATCCGGAAGTATCGGTGGCTGGAGTATATCTAATAGTACTCTCTCATCAGGCAATATAACCATTGATGCCGGGAATAACAAGTTAAACTTTAACAATAAGTTTATTGTTTATAACGATGGTTCATTCCAGGCCGCTAACAATAAGTTCAGTGTAAATACCGCTGGTGAGATTACGTCTACAGGCGGAACGATTGGTGGGTGGACAATTGGTGCATCATCACTGAGTGCCAATAATATAACCATCAATAGTTCTGGATCCATTACTCAAGAGACTGGGGGCACCAGTAATTGGAGTATTACAAGTACTGGCTATGCTTACTTTAAAAATGTGTTTATCACTGGGGTTAACAGTGGTTCTACATTTGGAAATATGGGTTATAGCGGTGATACTTATAACTGGGGAACCTTTGGTGGTGGATCATTGTATGGAAGTACTACTTCCAACCCATTCAGTGGACAGTGTGTAACACATATCCAAACTCTTGCTGTTGGAGAGATTACCGCTGAAAGAGTTAGTGCCAGGGCGATAGAGGCAGGATTTATCAAAGCAGATACTATTGCAGCCACATATGCAACGCTTAATGAATTGCATGCAGATTATATTACTGCTAATTCTATTTCAGCTACATATGCAACAATTACATCTTTAGAGGTTGTAGATGCCAAATTCCAAAATATAAATGCTGATAATATTACTGCTGGAACGGTAAGTACAAGTAGATTAAATATCGATGGAATTGTGCAAGGAATGCAGGGAAAAGATATTGATATAAATGGTCTTGAAGTACATGGATATCTAACAGTTGGTAACTATTTGGCTACATGGCATGTAATTACAATTGATGGATTTGATATTAAATATCTAGGAAGGGATTAAAAGGAGATCAAATGAATTTAACAAATCAGGAAATGGATATCTATGTACGTGCTCTTGAAAAGATATCCGGTAAAGTCAAAGGTAAACTGGCTTATGCGGTAGCTAGAAACATACGAAAGCTATCTACAGAATTAGTAGAGTTTCAAAACATGAGCAATGAAGCAATTACTAAGTTTGGGTACCCTAACGAAAATGGAACTTACACTATTAGAATCGATTCTGATGAATATAAGAAATATCTCGCAGAAATGCAGGGAGTTCAAAATATTGAGAATGAAGTGGATCTTATGAAAGTTTCTCAAGATGTTCTTGAAGAATCAGATCTTAATGCTCAGGAAATGCTTTCAATTGATTTTATGATTACGGAGGAATAAGTATGGATAAATTATACGTAATTGGTAGTTGTTACTCAGATAATACCGATAATGCAAAAGAACTTTTTAAAGTATTAGAGGATGCAGGATACATCTTAGGGTACAACATGAGTAACAAGAATTCATGTACCATCATGAAAGAAATGGAAGAACCAGTTGAAGAATAAGGGTGATATCTAATCACTCTTTTTTGTTGCAAATTTTTAGGGGAAAGGAGGAACGATATGAACGATATCACTCAACATTATATTATTGACCTTTCGTCTAATAATAACTTTGTTCAGATCCCTGCTGTTCAGGGAGATGGAAACGAAACTCGGTATGTTGAGATTGAACTCATCGAAAATGGTGTTCAATACATTATTGATGAGGAACATGTAACTGTAACTATTGCAGGAACAAAGCCGGATACAAAAGAGATTTGGAATGTATGTGGCATTACCGAAGAAGGATATATCTTGGTTGAGATTACTTATCAGATGACTGCAGTAGCTGGTAGGGGCGATTATCAGATCATGTTATTTGAAAATGGTACGAACAATCAGCTTAAGTCATTTCCATTTTTCATATTAGTTACAGCTGCCGCATTTGATCCTGCATATATTATTTCAACAAATGAGTTCGAAGCTTTGGCAACTTATACTACTGCAGCGCAGGCTGCTGCTGAAGCTGCTAAAAAATCTGCCGAAGATGCTGCGCTTGCAGGAGCAGTAGGTATCTTTACTCTCAACCGTCTTGACGGACATGTATATTTCGAAAAGGTTGATTCCTGGAGAGGAAACTTTGAAATCAGGGACAACACTAATCTCTATGTTACTTGGGAGTAATTTATACAACATATTTGTCAAAAAGGAGCGTATATCCATCGCTCTTTTTTTATTGCAAATCTTTAGGGAAAGGAGGACAACATGGCAACAACTCAGGATTTAGGTCTTGTGACATCGTATGGTTATGCCAGAGCGGGTGGCTACAGAGGAACTGTAGATGAATATGAAGCCTATCTCGCTAATCTTCCATCATATGCATCACAGGCAGCCGCTTCAGCTACTGCTGCTGCAGAGTCTGCCACAACAGCTACTGAGTCCGCAACAAACGCACAGACCGCTTATAACAATACAGTAATTGAAGCAGCAAAGGCAGCAACTTCTGAAGATCATGCTGCTGAGTATGCAACTAACGCAGCGACTTCAATGTCTCAGGCTTCGCAGTATGCATCCAATGCATCAGCAAGTGCTATTGCTGCTGCATCAGATGCTGATGATGCGCATGACGATGCAGAGATTGCCAAGCAGGCAAAAGAAGCTGCCATTACTGCAAAGAATAACGCACAGCAATCTGAACAGAATGCAGCATCAAGTGAGGCAAAAGCGAAATCATGGGCAGTTGGACCAAGTGCAGCTGAAACAAGTGGCTCAGATACAAACAATGCAAAGTATTGGTGTGAACAGGCACAGGCTGTAGTTGGACTTGATGTTTTCGTTGGAGCTACTGCTACTACTAATGGTCAGCAGGGATTAGTTCCGGGGCCAGCAGCTGGTATGCAGAATCGCATCTTGTTTGGAGATGCTACATGGAAAGCTTTGAATTTGGTATTTGAGGGTACAACCCAGGAATGGGCAGATACTACGAATAAAGCTTTCTACAAGATAGTTATTTTAACGGATGATTAAAGAAAGGAGATAAAAATGAGATGAGTGTAAATATATATGATTCATCTAATGATACTCTGGTCAAAGTTCCAGGCACAGAAACATCTGCGTTTACTGGAGCAACGAGTAGCGCGGCTGGTACAAAAGGATTGGTTCCTGCTCCTGCTGTAGGCGATGAGGCCAAAGTACTTGGTGGTGATGGTACATGGTTAGATGTAGACACTACCCCAACTGAAGACGGAACCAATCCAGTAAGTAGCGGAGCTGCATATGCGTTAAAGACGGCTTTATCGAACCAAAAAGCTGACAAAGCTGATGTTATGAATGGCAATGCTGGTGCACATAATGCTATATATCGTGGTAAAAGTCTTGGTACGTCAGTAACTGCTGCACAATATACAGCAATCAGTGCTGGCACATTCGATGATATGTTCATCGGTGATTACTGGGTAATCAATAGCATCACATGGAGAATTGCAGCTTTTGATTACTGGTATAACAACGGAGATACAGCTTGCACGACTCACCATGTCTTGCTTGTTCCTGACACAAACCTTGTAAACGCTAAAATGAATGATACCAATATCACTACTGGAGGTTATGTTGGTTCTGATTTCTACACTGGAAACAATGGAAATACAGGATATGCTACAGCAAAGAACACCATCAACACAGCCTTCGGTTCAAGCCACATTCTGAACCACAGAGAATATCTTATCAATGCAGTTGCCGATGGGCATCCATCAGGCTGCGCATGGTATGACTCTACAGTAGAGCTGATGAATGAGAACATGGTTTACGGTAGCAAGTTCTTTGAACCTATGGCAAATGGTTCAGCAGTTTATGCAAATTACAACATAAACAAGTCTCAGCTGCCTTTGTTCCAGCATAGACATGACTTGATCTGCAATAGAGCCAGCTGGTGGCTGCGCAGCGTTGTTTCGTCGGCGTATTTCGCCTTTGTCGCCAGCGACGGCGTTGCGGGCGCCTACGGCGCTTCGCTCTCTGTTGGCGTTCGCCCCGCTTTTGCAATCAAAGCGTAAGCGTATCTTTAATCCCCCACCCCCTGTGGGTGAGGCTTAGCCTAAAGCAAGCCAACGAAGTAAATTGTTAAAAAACTGAATAAAGCAAGAATGTAACACAGGAAGGAATAACATGAGTACAACCCCAAAAAGCCAGCGAAGTCCTACGCCCTTCGAAGCCGAGCATCATTTTTTCAGATTGAGAGATGAAGTAACTGCTCTTATGCTATTAGATTTCGGATTCTCAGAAGAAAAATACAGGAAGAGAATAGAACATTATCGGCAGGTCCACAGGAATGCCGATAATGTAGATGAAATCGTACAGAGATACGAGAAAAAGTGTCAATCATTCAAGGAATGGTTCGTAGAGCGAGAAAGAGATGCGATATCAGATATCCTAAGGGAGATAAGCATAGAGTTCACAACAGCAAATTCCATATTCCCATCAGAAACAGCAGCAAAGATAATGGAATATTGCCAGCGCAGAAAGCATCTCAATGAAGCTATATCAAAATGCTTTGCGCTTAAGAAGGAGATACAGTATGTTATCAGGACTCTTCCGGTAGATATCAATAAGTACAAGAGATTCGATAAATCAATAAATGAGCAGATAGCATTATTCAAAGGCGTTCGCAGAGCGGATAACAGATTTCTCAAAGCCAAGGGGAATAAAGAAAAGAAAGGAAAGGCAGAAGATGCTAAGTAATTTCATAGGGCAATCTTTGAATGGGCCTACTGGTGGCTGCGCAGCGTTGTTTCGTCGGCGCCTTGGGTCGGTGTCTGCTCCTGCGGCTTTGCGAGCCACTACGGCGCTTCGTACTCTGTTGGCGTTCGCCCCGATTTTGCAGATGCATAGACAAGACCTCAAGCTAGGCATTGCATGTATGCAAAAGGAAAGATTGTCCTTGCTGAATAAGCTTAAAGATAGCGGTGAAACACCGGAGCCAATGTGTTGGTTTGCCTTACGCAAACGGATAAGTCTGAATGCTAACTGGGGCTTAACTCTATGAGAAACACAGACCTCCCTGAGGACGGGATAGCAGATATGAATTTGCTTTATGATGCATTCCAGGCATCAATGAAGGGGAGCTCATGGAAAGGAGAGCCGCAAGGTTTCGAAGCAGATTTCCTAAGCGAGCTGACAAAGTTGAGTGACGAGCTGCTTGACAAGACCTATAGGACAAGTAAAGGTTCAGAATTTGTCCTCAAAGAGCGAGGAAAGGAAAGATATATCCATGGCAACAGAATGAGAGACAGAGTGGCAAGGCATTGCATATGCGATAATGTTCTGACACCCACGCTGTCAAAGTATCTGATTTACAATAACGGAGCCAGTCAGAAAGGGAAAGGTATAGATTTTTCAAGAAAGATATTTGAGAGAGACTTGCATAATTACTGGCTTGAGCACAGAAGTAATGAAGGATATATAGCATTCATGGATTTGTCCAAGTTCTTTGACAATATCGTGCATGAAGAAGCACTGAGAAGAATCAAGCCAAAGATTGATGAACAGTCTCAATGGCTCATAGAAGTAATCTTTGATAATTTCAAGGTGGATGTATCGTATATGTCGGATGAAGAATATCAGAGCTGCATGAAGAAAAAATTCAACTCCATAGAATATCACAAGAATGTTCCTGAAGAATTGAAGACAGGAAAGAAATTCATGAGAAAGTCAGTTGATATAGGCGACCAAGTATCGCAGGATGTAGGCACATTCTTTCCGACAGACGTAGATAATTATGCAACCATAGTAAGAGGATGCAGAAGATACGGCAGATATATGGATGATATTTACATAATCCATGAGGATAGAGAATTTCTAAAATCTGTCATAGCCGGAATTGAGAAGATTGCGGACGAGATGGGAATGTTCGTCAACAAGAAGAAAACAAGGTTAGTAAAGCTGTCAACAACATATACATATCTGCAATTCAAGTACTCATTAAGCAATACCGGAAAAGTAATCAAAAGAATCAATCCGAAATCAGTTACAAGAGAAAGAAGAAAACTTAAGAAGTACAAGCATTTGCTTGATAGGGGAACGCTCAGTTATTCAGAAATAGAACAGTGTTACAAGTCATGGATATGTGACTATGCAAAGTACATGTCCAAGGTACAACGAGAGCATATGCAAGCTCTATATGAAGAACTATTTGGAAGGAGAATAAGATGGAAACAGTAACCATTATTTTCAAAGATGCCACATCCATAACAGCAAAGCTGAACGGAAATAGCTTTATTACAGACGAAGAGCCAAGATTTCCTGATGATATGACAAAAGTCATTATCAGAAAAGAGGATGGATCCATAGAAACAATCAGGAACGCAGAAGTGCAGGAGTGTGCTTCAACAGATGGCAAGTACTGGTTTACATTTGTTGTTGCCACAGAAATGGATAAGCTGCAGGCCCAGGTGCTCTTCACAGCACTTGAAACAGACACACTTATCATAGAAGAAGATGAGGAAGAGGAGGAGTAATCAATGAGCAGGCTGTATAAGACAATCAAGAAGTACTATCACATGGGGCTATATGATGATGCAAAAGTTGCTGCATTCGTCGCAAAAGGACAGCTCACACCTGAGGAGTACGAAGAAATCACAGGTAAGCCTTATGAAGAATGATATAGCTGAGCTGATAGATAAGCAGAATGAAATCATCAAAGCTCAGTCAGATATAATTAGCAAATTATTTCTCAAATTGCTTGAATATACAACTGTTGCAGAGTTGGATAACTGTGAGATTGTCAGTGATATTAAAGAAATTGCAAAACTAAGAAGTTAGTTCGCTAAATCAGCCTTGGCGGAGCAAAACTTGATGGTACAGTAAGAGCAACAATGCTTAGAGGCATCGGAGCCAGCGGCGAACCGCTTGAGTATGCTTATTGGGTAAGACCTATCGAGTATGTAGAGCCTAAACCTGAGGAATAATAGAATAATTTAGTTCGTAAAAGGAACATTTATCGAAGTAAAAAGCTTACGAGTCACGGATAACTAATCTGTGATAGGGGGTGGCTTTTCGGAGTCACCCTATTTATTAAAAGAAACATTTTACGGAAGTAAACTAACTCAAAAAACAACTTAAATCGATTTGAGTTATATTTGAGTTATTCGCTTTAATTGAATTGAAAATGAAGTGAATTTGAGTTAAAACGAATAGGCCCCTGGAGATCTTCGGATTGCCCATGAAAGCTCACTGTTTCTTTGGAGACGTATGAGAAAGGCAAAACATGTTTATGTGAAGTAAGAGAGGGAGTTTTGCTAGTTTTTACGTAACCTCAATCTGTAAACTAGCATTAAAGAAAAAAATTTTTTAGAGAGTCAAAATAAAAAAGTCGCGCAAACCCAGATGGATACTGACGCTCTTATCCCATTATATAATACCGTATTAGTTAACACGGAAAAGTATTTATGATATTCTTTATTCCACTAAATAAAAGGAGGAATAAAAATATGAATTATCCAAAACGTGAATTAGTCAAGACAAAACCTGAGAACATGGTCAATGTAGACACTCAATTTCTCAGAACAGTATGCAGGGAAAAAGGGTTTAATATGTCAGAAACATCATTGATAATGGGATATTGTGCAGACTATCTTTCCAATGCGATTACGGATGGACGTATAAATAAAGATCATCTGAAGATGTTATCTGATGTTCTAGGATTTCCGTACAAAAAAGCATTGGCCAAGAAAACAAAACGTAAAAAAGCTGCATGATTAAACACATCCCCCATGTGTAAGATAATGACCCCTTACTTATGTTTGTGGGTTATCAAGGCTTACATCTGCGCCAGGTTAAACAGATGTGGTATAAATAAGGCTTCCTGATTTGACATTCAGGGAGCCTTTTATTTTTCAAAAAGAGAATATAGTTTCTAATTTTTAATTTACAACAGTAATAATTAGTGGTAAAATATCACATATTTTAACAAAGAAAAAGAGCGAGGATCCTGACTACCAATCATACTATCCTGCTCTCTTATGGCTTGATGATATTATACCACAAGCCTTCCTTTGTATACAACCAAGGAGGGAATTATTTTGGAAAAACTTGTTAACAACATTGTGTATAAACTAAGCACAAAGTTATCTGCTGACGAAGTCAATATTGTAAGAAATGTACTTTATCTGACACTAAAAGATTATGATGTAGTAGAGAAAACTACAGACTTATCTGTAATTGAAAACGAACTTCCCAAAGAAGCCAAGATATATCTTGCATCCAGATTGGTTGATGGCCTAAGCGAGAACACTATCAAGCAGTATAAGCGCACTCTTGATCTGTTCTTTTCTGTATGTGCAAAGACAGTGAATGATGTAACAACAGAGGACTGCAGACTCTTCTTTTTTAAGCTGCAAGAAACCAGCAAAATGAATAATCGTTCTTTAGATTCCCAAAGAACATATCTAAACTCTTTCTTTCATTGGCTTGTTGATAACGAATATATTCTTAAAAATCCATGTTCGCCAATAAGACCATTTAAGTATGAAAAGAAACTTAAGAAAGAACTATCTGACATTGAAATTGAGAGAATCAGAAATGCCTGTAAGAATGAATTTGAAAAAGCAGTCATAGAAGTTATCTACTCAACCGGATGTCGAGTATCTGAATTAGTGAATATAAGACTGGATGACGTTGATATGTATAATGGTGAAGTTAGGATAACGCACGGAAAGGGAAACAAACAGAGAATGTCCTATCTTAGTGCCAAGGCTACAATAGCAATTCAAGAGTACATAAAGAACAGAAACTATCCATCTGTATATTTATTTGAGGCTTCAAGAAAACCTCACAATCAATTGTCAGCAAGAACTATTGAAAAGGTCACATTGGATCTAGAACATAGAACTGGGATCAGGTTGTATCCACATAAGATAAGACGTACAACTGCTACTCATTTATGGAAAAAAGGAATGCCCATTGAAGAAATCAGATTCTTTTTGGGACATGAAAACCTTGATACTACCCTGCTCTATGTAAATGTCAACAGTGATAGTGTAAAAGCTTGTCACAAAAAGTATTTGTGATAAACAAAAAGCGTATCAACTGTGTCGATACGCTAATTGCCTAAAGGATTGCTCCTTCAAAACAGCAAATATGAGTATAATCCTTATTTTATAAAAAGACAATAGAAAGGTAATTAGCGAATGAGACACAATTTTGATAACAGAGAGGAATTAACCAAGGCCATTGACAATAGCGTAGTTGGATATAAATCCACCAGAAACAGAGCTATTCTAAAAGATCATTACATTGATGGTATGACATTTGAAGAAGTAGCTGAGAAATACGGATTGTCTGTAAGACATACAAAACAGATAGCTCATGATTATATATCAATCATCTACAAGAATCTTGAATAACTGCGCTATTGCATTTCCTCTTTTCATCACTAAAATCTCATCTTTACAGCATTTTCTTTGTCCTACGTATTTAATAAACTAATACCAGAGGATAAAAAAATGTTTCGATACTATAATCCCAATCCACGAAATATAAAAGGCGTAGGTGACTGCACAATACGAGCAGTATCAAAAGCACTTGGAGTATCTTGGAATGCAGCATATGTAGATCTTGCGATTCAGGGATATCTTCTGGCTGATATGCCCTCCTCTAACGTAGTGATGAATACCTATCTTCACTCAAATGGTTTCAGTAAGCACGCGATTGATAATTCATGTCCAGACTGTTATACGATCAAGGAATTTGCTGAAGACCATCCATACGGTACTTATATTCTCGGAACAGGAACTCACGTAGTTGCTGTAATTGACGGAAATTATTATGATAGCTGGGACTCTGGAGATGAAGTGCCTCAATATTATTATCAAAGGGAGAATGACTTATGATATCCAGTCAGACATATCCTCAGTACTATCAGGGCTATCCTAATTATCCACAATACAATCAGCCAAATCAGATTATGCAACAGCCTGTTCAGCCCATACAAAATCAGATTCTTGCTTGGGTACAGAGTGAAGAAGAAGCCACAAAATTCCCACTATCCGCAGGACAGAGCATTTTCTTGATGAATAGTAATGAAAACTATTTGTATATGAAGGCAGTTGACCAGCTTGGAAAAACAACATTCATTAAGAAAAGACTAGTTGATGAAAGTGACAATCAGGAAAATAAGATTGATCTTTCAGGATATATCCGCAGAGAAGAGCTTGGAACATTGATTACAGATATTATCCAGAAAGAAGTTGAAAAGAGAGTTTCAGAGATATCTTTTAAACCTACGAAAACAAGAAGGAAATCCAGTGAGGTAAATTAAACGATGAATTCTTTCTTAAATTCAGTACCTGGAATGCTTCAGAATATGATGCCACGGCCTATGCAGAACATGATGAGTATCATACAGTATGCTCAGCAGATAAGACAGAATCCGGCAATGCTAGCAAACATACTTCAAGAAAGAGGAATGATTGATAAGCAGCAGCTGAAAGATGTTCAAGGCATGGGAGGCAACTTCGAACAGATTGGACAGTATCTGATCCAGAACGGAAAGATGCCATCTAATGTTCAACAGTATGAAGGACAAGTAAATCAGGTTCAAAACTATTTGAATAGAAAATAAAAGAACATCAGTATGCACTATGTGTTACTGATGTTCTCTCACGAAATAAGGGTTTTACCTTATTCCCTAGACAAGATAAGTATAACCTTTTTCGTGAGATTTAACAATGGTTTCATATTGCGCATGTGAAATAAAACTCACGAAAGGAGAATACAAGAAAATGACAGAAAGTGAAGGCAATATGGTAATGCCTGTCGCTCCTGCTTATGCTGCAGGAAGTGGCTTTGGAAGTTTTGGCTATGGCTCTGACTTCTGGCTTATTCTTATCCTCTTATTCGCATTTGGCGGATGGGGAAATGGTTTTGGAGGTTTCGGTGGTGCAGGAAATGTAGCTGCTGATTCCGCTATGATGTATCCATGGATGAACCAGAACAACCAGATTCATGATGGTTTCAGAGATCAGATGCTCAACACTACAGTAAATGGCATCCAGAATTCTATTACAAGTGGTTTTGCTGATGTTCAGCTCGGACTTGCTGGAATCAATCAGAACCTTTGCCAGACAGGCAACGCAGTAACTAATGCAGTTACTAATGGATTTTCTCAGGCAGAAATTGCCAACAATACAAGACAGATTGCAAACATGCAACAGGCATTTGCTAATCAGACCGCAATGAATCAGGGATTTAACGGATTACAGAGTCAGTTTGCTCAATGTTGCTGTGACAACAAGCTCTTAGGTGTACAGACTCAGGGCATTATCCAGAACGAGGGCAATCAGACAAGATTTGCTGATGCAAACAACACAAGGGATATCATCGAAAATCAGAACAGAAATAGTCAGGCTATAATTGACAAGCTCTGCGCTCTCGAACTAGATGGTGTCAAGAATCAGCTTGCTCAGGCTCAGAGAGAAAATGTTGGCTTACAGAATCAGCTTAACATGGCTACTCTTAGAGAATCACAGACAGCTCAGAATGCCTTTATTTCCCAGGGTTTTGCTAATGAAGTTGATCAGCTTTACAACAGACTTAGTTCATGTCCTGTTCCAAGCACACCAGTATATGGAAAGACTCCTATCTTTACATGCAACCAGGGCTGCAGCGGTTGTGGTTGTGGTTGTGGAATGTAAGGAGGTGACATCATGGCGGAGTTTGTAAGCAACGCTGTGCAGACTGTACAGCCTAATCAGCCAGTCACCTTGACAACATCTATCGGATGTAATAAGGGATATGTATACCACAGAAATGGTAGTGGTATTATAACTTTGCGTGGTGTGACACCTAATTGCTTTGCACGTTATCAGGTTACGTTTAATGGTAATATTGCAATCCCTGATGGTGGTACAGTGGGCCCAATCAGTATTTCTCTTGCATTGGACGGAGAACCAATCCTTACAAGCAGAGCGATTGTAACCCCTGCTGCAGCTGCAGCTAACCCACCAACACAGGACAATTTCTTCAACGTAACAAGCACTGCATTTGTTGATGTGCCCAGGGGATGCTGCTTTAATGTAAGCGTGGAGAACACATCTGAAAGTGCTACTCCGGCAACAACTCCTGCTCCATCAATTCTAGTGCAGAATGCTAATTTAACTGTTAGCAGAACAGCATAGAAAGGAGATCATATCATGAAAGTATATGACCAGATAAAAGAAATGCTGTGCGATGAGCTTGAAGATATTGCGCGTAAGAATGAACTTACTCCAAATAATCTTGATATAATCGACACTTCAATTGATATTCTCAAAGATATCAAGACCATTGAAGCAATGGATCAGGAGTATCCTGATAACAATGGATACTCACAGGGTTATTACAGAGCTATGCCATATTATATGTATGATGATATGGGAATGCCTCGCGATGGAAGTTCTTATGCAAGAGGACGCAGCTCTAATGCACAGAGAGATTCAAGAGGACGTTACATGTCTGGTGGATATTCAGGAGATACTAAGGAAGAACTTCAGCGTCTTCTGAATGCTGCTAAAGATGACAGAGAACGTGATGCTATAAGAACTGCTCTTGATCACATGAATAGATAATTATAGGAGACTGGCACAGCGTGTCAGTCTCTTTTTAATTGCAAAAGGAGGTCAATGACGTTATGAATTATGAAGATAAGAAAAACAAAGCTCTGAGGCATGCAGAGCATGTTAAACAGAAACAGGAACTGCATGAACTCAAACATAGCAATGATAAACCTAAAGAGAAGCTGTCTTTTAGTAAGATAGCTTTTATTTTTATGATCACTAACTGTGTAGTAATAGAAATATATGCGCTAGTGGCAATGTTTTGTTTTAGTGACTTATCTTCTCTTTCTGCGCTCATTGCGGCTGTTGTAGGTGAATGTGTAAGCATGGCTGCATATTTCATTAAATCTGATCATGAAAACACAAAAGGTGGCATAGTATATGAATCTGCAATGGCTAAACTAAAATACGAACTTGAAAATGACGATAGCGTCGGATAGGAGGGATTATGACTGCAATAGAAAGAGCAATAGAAGTTGCCCTTCAGGAAGAAGGCTATTATGAGAAATCAAAAGCAGCATGTCAGAATAACCCATCAGTATTAGATTCAAAGAATCAGGGAATCGGTGCTGATAATATGACTAAGTATGGTCGTGACATGGTTAAATGGGTTGGATCACCATATGCTCAAGGTGTTGCCTGGTGCGATGAATGGGTTGACTGGGTAATGGTTACTGCTTTTGGTATAGATAAAGCGAAAGAAATGATTGGTGGATGGTCTGCTTATACCCCAACCTCTGCTCAATACTATAAGAACATGGGTAGATGGCGTAACGTTCCTGAGGTTGGTGCCCAGATATTCTTCCAGAACAGTACACGCATAAATCATACCGGAATAGTATACAAAGTAGACGATACAAAAGTTTACACCATAGAAGGTAACACCTCTTCTACTGGTGGAGTAGTCGTGAATGGAGGTTGCGTTGCTAAGAAAACATATCTCAAAACTAATACAAAGATTGCTGGATACGGCATGCCTAAATATGAACTCGCAGAAACAACTAAACCATATCTTTACAAAGGTATTGATGTATCCGCTGCACAAAAGAACATGGATTACAATGCGATCAAGAATGCAGGGATAGACTTTGCGATCCTAAAGATTATACGTAAGGATCTGAATAAGGATGTAATGTTTGAAAATCATTATGCAGGATTTACCAGTGTAGGTGTGCCTATCTTCTGTGTGTACAATTATTCCTATGCAGCTACTGTAGATAAAGCAAGATCAGATGCCAAGATGGTTATCAAACATCTGGAAGGGCGAAGACTTGCAGTATGTTTAGATGTTGAAGATAGCGTACAAAAAGGACTAGGGAAATTACTGATCGATATTATAAATGCATATCAGGAAGTAATAGAAGAAGCTGGTCTCCCATTTATTCTGTATACAGGCATGTACTTTTATAATTCCTTTATCAAACCATTTGAATTGAAATTGAAGTGTAAAGATATTTGGATGGCTAGATATTATAAAGGCGATGCTCCTATGACATTTCCGGAAAATCCTGATGAAAAGTATAAACCCATAGATAATCTTGTAGGTTGGCAGTATACAAGCAAAGGAAAAATGTCCGGCTATAATGGTGATTTGGACTTTGATGTAATTTATAGAGATATCAAAGCTCCAGGAGCTGCACCAAAAAGGATCATGGCAACAGTATCTACCAAAGGCTCCAAACTGAATGTCAGAGATTATCCCAAGACAGGCAGTGTAATAGATAAACTTTCGAATGGAAGTAAGATCATCATTCAGGATATTAAGGATGGATGGTATATGCTTGGCCCTGACAGATATGTTTGTGGTGATTATGTAAAATCCGATACACTTGGAACCATAATTGCCTATAAACTCAATATCAGGAGTAGCGATTCTACCAAAGGAACTGTTGTGGGAACATACCTGAAGGATGAGATTGTTCCGATCATGGCTCAGTCTTCTACCGGATGGTATCTGACTCCTAAGGGCTGGATATCAAACAACTATGTGAAGCTTTGACACTTTTTTAGAAAAAACTGTGATGGTGTGGATATTTTAGAAATGTGGTAACTGAACCATAAACTACAAGGAGGCATTTATGACAATCGAAGTATTTATTTTCTTATTCACAATAGGATCTGTTATATCTTCTCTTCTTACTGAAGCAATGAAGAAAGCATTTAAAAATATTTCAGCAAATGTTTTGGCTGCGGCCAATGCACTGATTGTAGGGGTTGGTGGTACAAGCTCCGCTTTTATCCTGATGGACATCGAATACAATGCGAAGAATGTTGTTTGCGTAATTCTAATGTCTGTGTGCATTTGGATTGGATCAATGGTAGGATACGATAAAATAAAGCAGACACTAGAACAGTTCAGAAAAATATAATATAATAGAATTACATCAAGTCACTCCAAGAAAGGGTACATAGCTACTAAGCTATGTGCCCTTTTTTTTACAGTTAGGGTAGAGATTAGGGTAGAAAACTAGTTGATGTAAAATTAGGGTAGAAAATAAAATAGCGGAAAGCCTTATATTTACTAGCTTTCCGCTTAGTCGGAGTGACGTGATTCGAACACGCGGCCCCTACCTCCCTAACGCAAACTTATAAATTTGGGGTGTTTTAAACTCATAGTTTCAAAGCGTTGATATCCCAGTATTTTAGCGGCTTTTAATCATATTTTATAAAAAATTCCTTGTTTATGTTTGTCTATCTGAGTATAATAAAATCTATTCCAATTAGGGTAGAATTAGGGTAGAAAATCCAAGGAGTAAAATATGGCAAGAAAACGACGAAATGGCGAGGGGTCATGGGGAAAGAAAACCATAAAGGGAGTTGTATATCATTACTATCGCGATGCTGAAGGACACTACACATATGGCAAAGAGGAAAAAGAAGTAAAAGCTAAACTCAAAGCTAAGGAGGATAAAAAACATACCATAAAGGTAGATAACCGATTAACCCTTGGAGAGTATATCAAAAACTGGTTATACAATAAGAAATTTAAAGAAACAGGACTTACGCTTGAATCGACCACTTTCGATGGATATGAAGCATCATTAAAGATAAGATTCTTTAAACATAAGATTGCCAACATGCAGCTTGCAGCTATTGACAAGAATGCCCTTGTCAATTATCTAAAAGATCTATCTACTACTTATAGTCGTGGATCCATTCAGAAAACCTGGCAAGTTATCAAGATGGCCTTAACGGATGATGAATTTGAACTATATGACAAGGTTCCAGAGATAAAGTTCGAAAAGATTAAGATTCCAACAGAAAGTATTGTTGCTGTAAAAAAGAAAGAGCATGACTTTACGTCTAATGAAGATATGGATGCATTATATAGTGAAGCATTAAAAAAGACTTCTACCGGAAGATATTATTACGGAACAGCAGCAAGACTTCTTGCATTCATAATGTACTCAGGACTCCGTGTAGGTGAGGCCATTGGCCTTAAATGGAAAGATGTTGATTTAGAACAAGGACTTGTCACTATAAGTCAGACGTATTCTATGACACATGAACGTGATGAGTTTGGCAACAGCCTGGGTTGGAAGTATATTGAAAAAGCTCCCAAATCCAAAGCATCAGCAGCTACTATCCCATGTAGGGAACGTGGAATAAAGATTCTCAAGATGATGGATGAAAAATATCCAAGACATAAAAAGAATGACGTAGTATTTCTTTCTGAGAATAATACACCATTAACTAAGAGACATGCATTACATACATTAAAGAGAATGCTGACCGCAACTAATCTTACTGAGAAAGGATATACTGTTCATGATCTAAGACATGGATATGGCTCTATTCTCTATCAAGAGGGAGTTGATATATATACAATATCAAAGCTTCTAAGACACAGTGATATTCAGACTACTGCTAATATATATGTAAAGACAAAAGCAGATACTTTAAAGAACGTACTAGATAAAATAGATAAAAAGGACGATTGAGTTATCGTCCTTTTATAATGCAATCTGGTGTCCCTTGTAATCATTGAGAAATTCTTCTAAATCCCCTGCCTTAACACGAATGTTTCGTCCTATCTTCACCATGGGAAAACCAGGAGTATGAATCAGTTTGCTTGTTGTAGTATGACTTAGCTTAAGTTTTTTCTCTATTTCTTTCGGAGTTAAGTACTCCTCTTTATTTTCAAATATCATCTAACTCTCCCTCTGATTTAATTTCTCCCACTTCAAAATGTTCTTTATAAGCTTCTCGCAACACATCAATGCGAACAATCTGATGATTTGCTCTGGAAAACCATACATATCCGGGCTTTCCTTCTACTGGAGGATACGTCGCTAGTATAGCTTCAAGCCTGTCTTCACACATTTTTATATCACTCCTTGACAAAATAGTAAGATCCACAATATTCGCATTTTACTATCTGATATCTGCTAGTTATATGAATAGGGGCCCCACAACTGTTACATTTAGCTTCAATGATACCTTGGCCTTTTTTCACACTGTCAATAGACTCAATTTTTTCCCAAGTATTGCCATAGTATATATATGTTCCATCTTCAATTATGTGTACCATAGCTCCATCTTCATAAACTTCATCAGAAGCAAGGAGAGAATATATATTGCTATAAGTCTTTATGGTATCAAGTGAACTGTAACTATTGCATTTAGTATCTTTGGCATCATTAACACTTGATGATGCTACTAATTCCAAATTTCCTTTATTTTTAAAATAAATGCTCATTAAATTCTCTTCACAATTCTTTTTAAGAATGGGGCAAGTATCTATTGAATACTTACCCCATCAGTGGGAATATAAATATGTTTAAGCAAGCTATGCTAATATAGCCATGAGGTTGGGGCCGTTCTACTTTGAGGGGGTAATACGGCCCCGGGTTTGAAAAAAAGCATTTTCCCATAACATGGGGGAGGTGCCAATAGAATGTTAGGGGTGTCCTATTGGCAATTGAAAACGTCTACATAAAATGTAGACAAATGGATTACAGAGCTATGACACTCTGCAATCCCTAGGAGATTTTTACTATGCACGCTAACTCGAAATAGTATGCGGCTGCATCTTTCGATGCTAATAGGGAATACAGGACTCGAACCTGTAACCTGTCGTTCCATATCAAATCATGATCATGAATGCTAGTCCACATTAACAATCAGATTGTAATACTTCGCCTTTCTCTACCCTTTGAGATAATTCCCTAGGCATAGCGGCTACAAGATTGTAAGTGCTAGCCGCTACCGTAAACGTTATTCAGTTGTAATTTGGATTACTGCCAAGTTCCCCAAATTTATATGTAAAGCTAAATAGCTATACACCAAGTGTTGACACTCCCCATACCTAAAGCTAGGGGTTTTACGCTCGTTTTGATAATTCCATCATTCTAGTCAATCGAAATTTGCCCCGAATAATTCGCCCCATCTCCTTCATTGAAGGGTGAGAAAGAATACTCGGAGAACTATATTTCGGGGCACGAAATAATAGAAATGTGCTTGACGCACTAGACGGAATATCTTTCCCACTCATTTAATTTATCACAGTATAGTAATGATTGTCAATGTGTATTGCCGTATATTCTACGCAATTTTTCAAAGTTCTCATTCTTAACTTCTATAGGTGTATACGCATACGGATTCCTTAGAAATGCCGGAGTAAGCTTAACCCTATGCTTTAATTGTCCATCGCTGGTATATAAATCATCTACAATACTTTCTTCTTTCATACTTGTTCTCCTTCGCTTTTAGATGAGAGTTTAAATTTCCTTAGATCTGACATGTTACTTTAAAAAGGCTATATCAAATTTAAGTAATTGAATAAAATCATCTATTTCTTCAAAAGTATTTGTTTCATCGAAACTAATCCTTATAGAACTACTTGCTTCCTCACCAGTCAAACCAATTGCTCGTAGTACATGTGATGGTTCATTTGAATCTGAATTGCAAGCTGATCCTGCCGATACAAAACAATCCTGTCCATCTAGCATGGTCATCAATTGTTCAGACCTGATACCATCAATTCTGATGCTCACGTGCCTGGAATCTGTATCACTCATACTGCAGTTGAATTTAACATCCTGAATAGAATTTAACTGGTAAATAATATATTCAGCTAACTTTGATACCTTTTCATGATTGCTGGACATATTCATCATTGCTAGTTCAGTTGCTTTTCCCAACCCAACTATAGCAGCAACATTCTCAGTCGAAGCTCTCATTCCATGTTCTTGTTGACCACCATTGATAAATGGTTCGTATAATCCTTTAACACTATCAGATATATATAGAAATCCAATACCTTTAGGGCCATGTATCTTATGAGCTGATGCACTTAAACAATCAATATCCAATTTTTTTACATCTATATGCATGTGTCCAAACGCCTGAACTGCATCAGTATGGAAAATAATACCATTATCCTTGCACATATAAGCTAACTGCTGTATAGGCTGAATAGTTCCAAGCTCATTATTAACAGTCATAACTGAACACAATTTAGTGTGCAGCTTAAATGTGTCTGCTACTTTGACCGGATCAATGATGCCATTTTTTTCTACCGGAATCTGGCTAAAGATAATGTCATCATTTAAATTCCACCTCTGTTTGATTGCTTCAGTAATAGAATGGTGTTCAATATTACTAGTAACAATATGCATAGGATTAAACTTAAAATCATTTCTAAGCCCTTTAATTACCCAGTTATTAGATTCGGATCCACCAGAAGTAAAATAGATTTCATGTGGTTCGCATCCAATTGCTGATGCTATTATTCGCCTGGCACATTCTATTGCCTTTTTGGATTCGTATCCTAAAGAGTAATGGCTTGATGCATTGCCATATAAATCTGTTAAGTATGGCATCATTTCCTGAAGGACTTCAGGGTCAATTTTAGTACTAGCTGCAGCATCAAAATACATAATTCCCTCCCCAATTAGTTATCATTGCTTCTAAACAATGCAGCATACACGAAGCCTATTGCTCCGCCAATCAATATTCCAATAATAAATGCGATCATTATCTGCCTCCAACAATTCATTCTCCATCCCAAATATTTAAAAGCCGATTTTTCAATTTGTTTAATTGATTTGCAGTCATTTATCCCCCTTTCTGACTCATCAAATTTGTTAATCGCAGCTATTTCCCAGCTGAAAGCTGACAAAATACTTTCCGTCTTGTTCGTAATATCTTTCGTTGTAAACTCCATAGCCGCACACTTCCTGGGGCATAAATATTCCGGTTGCGTCGTGATCGTTCATTACTCTTTTGTACTGCTCCTGTGTTAGTTCTCTTTTGATTTCTCTTGTCATTCCTTCCCCTCACTTTCTGCTATCCCAACATCACTATCTACATCAAATCTTTTGCGTTTTTGAGTGACAAGGTTTGTGCAATTAACATTGTTAAAAGGTCTATCCCCCAAACTATTCACTTTATACTTTTCACCCTTAAAGTAAAATGTATCGCCTATTTGTAAAAAGCCTAACCTTGTTGTTTTCATCCCTTATCCTCACTTTCTGCCTTTAGTGCATTGATTTTCTGTTGGATAATCATTTCACTGTCATGTACGCCCTCGATATAATCAGCGTTATCATCCCATAATTGATTTACCTCCAACTGTAACTCAACAAGAATAGCCTTTAAATCAGCCTTTAAGCGGTTTTCGTAGTCGGCTTTTGGTATAGCTTGTACTGTTGGTGCATACCAACTATCTAATCTCTCTAAAACCATATCTGCCGTCCAACTATGCAGATAGATTTCATGTTCTCTATCTTTTTTCACCTTTTCTAAAAATTTATCAGCATCAATCAATCTTCCCATTTTCTACCACCCCATTCTGTCTGGACTCTTCTCCCAACTCCTTAAATATGATTCATGATTTTTCTCTTTTAAATCTCGTCTTGCTTCTTTTAATTTCTTTCGTAATTGTGTGTTATCATTTAATAACTTTAGTAATTTGCAATCTTTTTCCATTTCACATTTAGCATCTACCATGTACTCAGTACACATACTGCATAATTCTTTTTTAGTCATTTATTCCTCACTTTCCTGTGGCTCAACCATCTTTGCACCGCATCCACCGCAATACTCCGTTTTTTCATATTCACCCCATGCTCCATGTCCACATTCAGAGCAATGATATGTTTTTTCTACATGGTGTTGTTCGGCATCTTCTATCCAGTGCCCCGTCTTTGGCTCTTGTGGTGTTACTGAGGGTAACTTAGTTAAGATATTTTCAGCGATTTTACGCTTGTAAGGAATATCTAAATCTGTATAACTGCCAAGTATATCAACTATACAATCAACTCCTAAATCATTCTTAGTAGTTTGCTTTTGCTCTAATACTCTCCCATGCTTTATGGCATTTATCGTATACATGATTATTCCTTTGTATGGCACTCTTCCAAGGCTCACAGAATCAATGGACATAATATTGTTGTAGTGATGTTCTGGTATATCTATTTCTATTTTCATTCCTTATCCTCCTTTAGTGCATTGATTCTATCTCTAATCAACCTCTGTACTTTTGCAACTTCAAGATTGTAAGCGGCTAACTCGTCAATCTGTAAATCTAAATCTTCAAGCATAGCCACCATATCAGCCTTTAAACGCTCGTCGTAGTCGGTTTGCATCAATCGGTACTCTGCCAAATATCTAAGAATCTGTCTGTATTCTTTTGCATGTTGTTCGTGAGTTTTGGCATTACTCGTTCTTATGCTTTCATTGCCACTTCTTGTATAACCACTAGCATCATCTGCTCTTTTACAAAGAAGTTCTTCCTGTGTTGCTAAATCATCAAGAAGTTTTTCGGCTTGTTCAATCGTCATTCCCATCAAATACCTCTTTTATCTTGTCATACAACTGATTTTGTAAAAGTCCACTACTTTCCCATTCTTTTAATATCTGTTCAATCTTATCTACCTTTTTAAGAGCAGGAATTGTATATTCATTCACTACACTTCCTTTAACATTAAATGGACAATTTTCATAAAACTCTATTAGTTCTTTAGTTGTCATTCCCATGATTCTCTATTACCTTTCTCATTCGTTTAGCTACATCAATATCGCTATTGTAATTACTAGGATTCTCTACAAACTGTTTCAATGCAGCACTTATAACCAGATATTCTATTGGCGAAGTGGTAAGCTGCACTTCTTTAACTATGTCCTCTTCTTCAATGATAAAATCAATCTTCATTCCCACCGCTCCTTAAATCCTCTAAATACTTATCAATGATATCCTCAACTAAATCCAAGCCTTTTGCGATTCCTAGCCTGTAACTGACAGAACACTCACCATATAGATCATTTATGTTTATTTCATCCATCTTAGCCCTTAACATAGTTAATGTTTGTTCAGATACCATCTTGGTGTAATCCTGTAACTCATGCCCCTCTCTAATTTCCATCTGTCATTTCCTCACACACATTTTGATAATCACATTCTTTGCAATCTGTGTACTGATAATTACCATGTTCTCTATACGTTATGCATTTATCTCTTAATTCGCACAAGGCATACTCAAACTGTTCAAAGGTCATCATCTAGTATCTCCGCTATATTTCCAATAAAGTTCTCTACAGATTTATCTGTCACAAATGAACAATTATCGTACAATTCTTTTATCTTCTGATACTTTTGCATGATGTTAGCAATTTGATTGTGAAAATCTGCAAGTTCCTTACACCTCTGTAATTCTTCTTCAATCATTTCAGTATCATCACAATACAATTCTTCTAATGAGAAATCCTCCCTTACCATGTGAGTATCAACTGTTTTTTGAAATATCTTAGATAATTCTTGCTCTTTTGCTATAATTTCCTCAATCGTCATTCCCATATTCTACCTTGTATGATGTTTACGAAGCAGTAAATCATACTTTCCTTTCATTTTATATACTGTGCCATAATACATTCAGATACTGTGGACTTTTGATGTTCCCCTGTAGCCAGACTACTGTATGGAGTGTATTGCCATTACATTATCTGAATTGTTTATAGCTGGATGTGCCATATAGTTTAGAGCACTTATTTCAATCAAGGATACGATGATAATTGTTGGTGGATATCACAGTATCAATACTAATGGGAGGAGAACGTTCATGATCTACGTCGGCATTGACATCGCCAAACTAAACCACTACGCCTCAGCCATCTCTTCTGAAGGTGAAGTGCTACTCGAGCCATTTAAATTTACGAATGACAATGATGGCTTCTGCACCTTGGTCTCTAAGCTCGGTCAGTTCGAGAAAGACAAGGTCATCATTGGTCTTGAATCAACGGCTCACTACGGCAACAACCTGTTAGCCTTTCTGGTTCCAAAAGGCTACAACGTATGCCTTATCAACCCAATCGAGACTTCTACGATGCGAAAGAACAACATACGCAGGACGAAGACTGACAAGGTTGATACTTACATTATCTGTAAAACTTTGATGATGCAGCCTCACCGGTTCATAACGCTGTACGACATTGGTCTCATGCAGCTTAAGAATCTGGGAAGATTCAGACAGAAGACTGTGAAGCAGCGAACTCGCTTAAAAATTCAGCTGACTTCTTACGTTGATCAGGTTTTCCCTGAACTTCAGTATTTCTTCAAATCAGGAATACATCAAAAAGGCTGCTATGCACTTCTCAAGGAAGCGCCGTCGCCTGAAGCCATTGCTTCTATGCACTTGACTCATCTCACAAATGTCTTGAAATCGTCTTCGCGTGGCCATTTCAAGAAAGAAACCGCTGTAGAATTAAGAGTTCTGGCACAGAAGTCTGTCGGCACAAGCGACAAATCTCTATCTATTCAGATAACACAGTCCATTGAGCAGATTGAGTTATTGGATAGGCAATTGGAACTGATCGAATCTGAGATGGAAGACATTGTCAAATCTCTGGATTCTGTAATAATGACCATTCCAGGCATTGGTTACACCAACGGAGGAATGATTCTCGGTGAGATTGGTGACATCACCAGGTTCTCAAATCCGAGCAAGTTGCTTGCCTTCGCAGGTCTGGATCCTTCTGTATATCAGTCAGGAAACTTCGAAGCAAAGCACACGCGTATGTCTAAACGAGGCTCAAGAGCCTTACGTTTTGCACTGATTAACGCTGCACACAATGTAGTAAAGAATAACAAAACCTTCGCTAACTACTACGACCAGAAGCGCTCTGAGGGTCGCCCTCACTATAGTGCCTTGGGTCATTGTGCAGGCAAACTGGTAAGGATCATCTATAAGATGCTCACCGACAATGTTGCATTTAATTTAGACTGAGCAGATGACTTTCATAACTTTTTTGAAGGCCTCTGCCAGAGGTCTTATTTGAGTTAGCCATTTTTAGGAAGCAGCTATTTGCTTAATTTCTCAGGATTTTTTACTTGACTTTTCATAGCTGGTCTCCTTATCCAAGTTACAAGCTGTCTTATCATCCACCGCTCTAGCTTACATGGTGGAAGTCGCTTTATGATAAAACAGAAGATATAATCGAGTATTGTTCTCATGTGTCCTCACTTTCTGCCTTGTACTTATCAAGAATTTCAAGAATAGCTACTCTCTCATACTTCATGCCTTGAATTACACTATCATTAGCTATACCATATGGTCTTTGCTCTATCTCGGCTCTTATCTTGTCAAGCACCTTATTCTTATCATGTTCACATACTCCACTAGATACACATGGCTTGTTAATGAATGGCTCTTGTGGTGTTACTGAGGGTAAAATTCTTATTATGTTTATACTTTCTTGCATAGCACTGTCACCACTAGAATTTTCGCCCCACTTCTGTATCATAAGGTCAAGCACTTTCTGTCTGCTTATGCAATCGACTCCTAAATCATTCTTAGTAGTTGACTGAATACGTTTTTCTATGGCATCCATCACCGCCTTGTACATATCCTTATTGACTACACAATTACCGTCACAACCTCTATCGCTCTTCATGCTATTGGTACACATGGTGCATCTGATTTCTTCATCTAATCCCTCTGTGTGGATAAGTGCTAAATCATTCTTAGTAGTTGGCTCTTCGTATTTCCTGATAATCTCATAATCGCCTTCAAGTTCTCCGTGAATATCAACTATGTATAAACTCACTTCTTATCCTCACTTTCTGCCTTTAACTCATTGATTTTCTGTTGAACTAAATCATCAACTTCATCTGCAAAGATCAACTCCTTATTATCTAATACTCCTGCAAGTTCAGCTTCTTGGAAATCGAGTCTTAAATCTTCAAGCATAGCCACCATATCAGCCTTTAAGCGGTTTTCGTAGTCGGCTTCAAGCATCCTACGTTCTTTAGCTTGCTGTTCAATTTGTGCTTTAAGAACTTTAGCATCTTTCTTGTTTAAGCAATCTGGATTAACAAAGAGCATCTTTAATCTCCTTTATCTGCTTAAAAAAGTAATTATAATATTCATCTTGCAAGCCGTTTTCTTTTATCCAATTTTGGTTTTCATAATGTGTGTTTCTTAAAGATGCATAATCCTTGCTAGAACTATGACTATCTATTGAGTAGGATAATTCAAACAAATGCTGTTTGAGTGCTTCGTAGTCGGCTTTGGGATTGCTTCTACTAAAGGGCAATCACTTGGTCTTTTAACACCACTTGTTTTTAACATCTGATAGTTGGCAAGCCCACCTTCCTCATTACATAAAGGGCAATCCCATATACATTTTTTAGGCATTTCAAAGTCTTTAATCGCTACCATCTTCTAATACCTCTCTGATTTTCTTTAAGCATAGCCATGACGTATCAAAGCCATAATTCCCGACTATTTCTTCAATCTTCTGATACTTGTACATGGTATCCGTAATCAGATTTATTGCTTCAATATACTTTTCTTGACAACCAATCCATCTTTCGCTTTTTATAGTTTCAAGTGCTTCATCTATCGACATTCCCATCGTCTATACTCACTTCCTTCTTATTCCTTCGTAATACCCAATAACCATTCCTACTAAAAACACAAACATCTTTTCAAAAATATCAAGAATCAAAATTACAGTGTCAATTTGGATTGTTATTTTCATAATTTTCTATTACCTTTCTCATTTGTTTAGCAACTTCAATATCAACACCATAATTGTTAGGGTTTTCTGCAAACTGTTTTAATAAGGACTTTACACCATTATCCAATAATCTCCTTTATTTCAGATAAGTTAATAGTTTTCTTCCTACGGATATTGGCATCCACTAATTTTCGTACCTTATCTAACTTCTCTGAGTCTTTTTCCAGAAATTCAATCGCATCAATCATTTCATCTGGAAGTCCTGCAAGTATAAATATACGTTTATTGATTCTTTTAATTGCTTCTTGGCTAGTCATTCCCCTACCTCTTTAATTTCAAGTTTTGTTTCATTCATCCTCTTAGCTATTTTTATATCCGTATCATTGTTATTTTTATTTTTAACGAACAGTTTCAATGCTTTGTTTAATATGAGAAATTCTACAGGAGTAGTAACTATAAGAACTTCTTTACAATAATCATTCTGGGTTACTAATGTTATCTTCATGTAAAACGTCCTCTATTTCAGCTAATTTAGTTGCGCTTGCATAATTCCGATTGACAATCTGCTTTATCTTCTCTAGTTTTTCTTTTGCTTCGTTATCTTCAACTTTCCACTTTCTCCAAGCCATCAAAGCCTGTGTGAGTTCATCTTTCGATATCTCCATCTGAGTAACTTCATTGCAAAATGGTGATATTGTTTCAAAGATAAAACTCTCCATATTTTCGGTAGTTTTAGTTGATACTTTGTCTACAAGATCAAAGAAATCCATAAATGATTCTTCTCCCCTTAATGCTTTCTTAGCCATATCAAAGGCTTCGATATCATACTTACTTATCCAGACTTGGCATAATCTATAGCTAGAATCTGTCTTATCCACATAAAGAGGATTTTCATAATTGCTCATAACTGAATCTATATGTGCTATTGCTACTTTATTCTCCATCTATATCTCTCTCCAAAGTTTGTCCTGTCTTGATTACTAATCCGATTGCGCCACACTTACACTTAATATCTTTTAAATTCACACATTGCGGATAAACACCAATCCATCTGTCGTGACACCTAAGACATATCAGTTCTGCTACTTCATGTGGCAGATTCTTTTCAATTTCAATTATTTTGTTCATCGTTATCTTTCCCAAGCCATGCCTTTATTGAATACTTAATCAGAACAAATATCGTAACTGTTCCCTTAACAATGGCTTGTGGCAGAACACAGAGCGCAAACCATCCCAATATGCCTATCCAGATAACAGGAAAACAAAATACAGCCACTACTTTGTATTCATCATTACCATCAAACCAAATATCATTATTACGTTCATCATAAAAAGACAAAATAGCTACAGTAAGACTCCCTAAGAAGCAATACAATATCGCATATATAATTATCTTCACCCAAATACTCATCTTCACTCACTTCCTGCTAAAAACGTTATTACAATAAAAATACATACCACCCAAAATAAACCATATAATAATAATTCTCCTATGTTTTCCATGATTCACCCCAAACAATGAAATGCTACTAATCCAACTGTAAGTATCTCAATAGCGATTGTAAGTATCGCTATTGCTCTTAATTTAATTTCTTTCATTCTCACTCCTATATAGCCATATAAGTAGTATTACAAGCAGTATGTAGGCTATTTTCTGTTCCATTTCTTTTTCTTTCTGTGCTATTTAATTTATCCTACTATTAGGCATATCCCATTATCTCGCCTAAGCATACCCATCCGGCATCTAAATAGTTACCATACTGAAAGATTGTTGTTTTAAGTGGGCCATTAACAATAACGGTTATCATCCTTTCGCCTACCTGGTCAGAAATTTCTTTCAATGTAAGGTATTCATAAGGAATATAGATATACTCTTCAGCGCTTTTATCAGCATTCCATTTGAGTGTATCTGTAATGTTTTCAAGATTAGTCATTCCACCCTTATATACCGCAGTACTATCAACAGTATCATCTTTTCCCACTACATAATCATCCCAGTTAGTTCTTGGTAGCTCCTCAATACCTTCAGGAGTTGGTTCATCATAATCAATAGCCTCTTCCATCTGATGATTTTCTAACCAGTGGCTTTCACATTCTTTTTTGGTGGTAAAATAAATCTTTCCAACACCATTAAAACTTACTCCGCCCATGCGATAGAACATGATCATGTGCCTTTTTGTATCTATTGATTTGACTACCCTAGGAACTGCTTCCCACTTTATTACATTGTTCTGACGAGTGCCGACCATTTCCCAAAGAAGTTCATTTTCTTTATAAAAAATCCCTGTATATTCCTTATTATCATTTACTATTATCATCGGATATCCTCTCAATCGTAGGTAATTCTATGCCAGAAATCTGAAGAGGTGGCTGACTATCAACAGTACTTGTTGAATGGTTCGGATCATCCTTCCATAATTGATGTCTAAAAACACCCCATACATCTTGGCAGATCATTGCTTGCTCGTTACGTTTAGACTCTGCCCAAAATGGTCTCGCGATCTCAAACAAAGCTTTTAACATATTATGAATGTTATCTCTACGTTCAATATATATATCAAACAGCCTATTATGAGCAGGATTATCTGGACTCAAGTCAATGCTTTTTGTTGCGAGTATCTCCGATAGTTCATAATCCTGGCCGAAATCAATTCTGAATCTTAGCTCTAATGCTTGCATAACTGCTCTTAACTGCTTCTCATTTAATATAACCTTATATCTTTTCATACAATCCCCTTTAGTACTTGACTATTATTAGCATTGCAAATTCAATAGCTGACTGAAATATCCTATCTAATGCATACAGGCCTAATGCTGCAGTAATGATATCCCCAATCAATTCCATCTCAGGACTTGTTGACAGTTTTGGTTCCACGCCTATCCTCCTTATACTTAAGTCCTTTGACTGAATACCGGATAGTGTTATCTCCAAATGGAATAACATATCCAAGATCCACCAACTTCTTAAAGCGATAGTAAACAGCTGACACGCTTGAAATGTTTAAACCGCTGCAAATATCTCTGATTGTTGGTGTAACATTGTTCTCTAACATGAACCCCTTGATAAAATTCAAGGTGTCCTCGTCACGCTTATTCAATTTTTTGTCCATGAAATTAGCCCCTTAAAATAAAAATAGTGGTTTCTTCAACCACTATTTAGTGTAACATATGTTCATTTAATTTAGAAGTGTGTTAGATATATTTTTTTGAAATTCTCTATACATTCTTGTGTATTCATAAGAATCTTTAAAGATGTTATTAACGGCAATATACATTTGAGGTTCCCATTGTTTTAGTATTGATAATTCACGTTCAAAGTCACGTCCATATGGGCATGCAGGACATCCGGTTCTTGGTAATCCCATCTCCGTATAACATTTGCTATGAACAATGCTAAAACGCTCCTCAAATTCTTTTTTATCAGAATCTTTCCACCAATACAAAGGTCTATATTCGGTAGTTCCTTTAGATGTCTTATCTGTAAAGCAGTTTGTATACGCTGTAGCTCTTGTGCCACCTTCCGCTTTACGCACTCCATACAATGAAAGATCATATCCTCCAGATTTGTAACAACGTAAACCTACTTCTTTTTTAGCATAATGACAACAACTATCTGATATCTTAAACCAAGGAGGATTAGCAATCATGAATTGCTTTAACCCTTTATTATGATCTATGTTAAAATTCGATGATGAACCTCCTTCCCAATCATTACACCACCACCTTAAAAATTGCTTACATTTTGGATATTTCTCCAAAAGTACATCCAGAGGCTCGTCCTCCCATTGAAAGTTATATCTCTGGCCCCTAGCTATTTCGTTTGATACTCGTTTTGAAATAAAAGGTTGTCCTATTGTTCTACAAGTTAATGGGATAGGTTTTATAGCTTTATAATGTTTTATTTCTACTCCATATTTATCCTCTAAGTATTTCAGTTGCTCTTTTTCAGCCTGATATGCCAGTCCCGTTTCAAACCATATATAATCAACCTTTTTGTATTTATCAACGGAATAAATCAGCTCTAGCATACAATCGCTATCTGCACCACCTGATATACTACACATAATTTTCTTGTATTTGGGATTATTGATAACTGAATCGGCCTTAACAAAACTGTCTAGAATAACCTCGGATCCGGAATAATCCTCTCCAAGAATTTGAGCAACAAGATTGCACTGCCTGCCTGCCTGCCTGCCTGCCTGCCTGCCTGCCTGCCTGCGACATTATCAGTCTGATGGTTCATAGTGTCAAG